TGACTTATGTTGAATAAACATTGAATTAGTTTGTAAAATGGTGTATGTACAAGACATAGATGGTAAACCGATGATGCCTACGACAAGGCATGGGAAGGTTAGGAGGTTGCTTAAAGCGAATAAAGCAACCGTAGTGAATCTTTGTCCGTTTACTATTCGTCTTACGTACGCTACTTCAGGTTACAAACAAGAAATTGTGTTAGGCGTTGACGCAGGTACAAAACATGTTGGTCTATCAGCAACGACGAAAAGCAAGGAGCTTTACAGCAGTGAAGTTATTCTTAGAAGTGATATTGTAGAACTTTTGTCTACAAGAAGAGAGTTAAGAAGAACGAGACGAAATAGGTTGAGATACAGGAAGCCTCGTTTTGGCAACAGGGTAAAAAGCAAACATCATGGATGGGTAGCACCTTCGGTGAGACACAAAGTTGATGCTCATATCCGTGTTATCGACAACATCTGTTCTACCCTGCCGATATCCCGTATCATCGTCGAGATTGCCCAATTTGATACACAAAAGATCAAGAATCCTGACATCTCCGGTAACGAATATCAGGAAGGAGATCAACTTGGTTTTTGGAATGTCAGGGAATATGTCTTGGCAAGGGATGGGCATAAATGTCAACATTGTAAAGGAAAGTCGAAAGACCCGATCCTGAATGTTCATCACATCGAATCTCGAAAAACAGGAGGTGATTCCCCTTCCAATCTCATTACCTTGTGTGAAACTTGTCATAAGGAATATCACAAAGGCAATATTGATTTAAAGGTAAGGCGAGGCAAGTCGCTTCGCGACGCAGCCGTAATGGGAATCATGAAATGGAAGTTGTACGAGGAGTTGAAATCGAGATATCCAAACGTTTCAATGACTTTCGGTTACATCACGAAATACAATCGGATTAAATATGGAATTGAAAAATATCATATTTCTGACGCCTTTGTCATTTCTAAGAATTTCAACGCTTTAAGGTTGGAATATCATTACAAAGTAAGGTTGGTTAGAAGGCATAACCGTCAAATCCATAAACAAAAGGTTTTAAAAGGAGGGGCTAAAAAGCCGAATCAATCTCCTTTTGAAGTTTTTGGTTTTCGTTTGTTTGACAGGGTTATGTTTGAAGGCAATTATTACTTCATATTTGGAAGACGTAAATCGGGTAGTTTCAATATTCGTGATATCAACGGCGGTAATCAGCGGAATGTTACGTACAAAAAGTTGAAATTATCAATAGGTAAACGTTTTATGATACAAAAAGAAATGAATTGATTAATTTAAATGAAGATATGAATATGTTCGGATTGAAGATAGTAAAGAGTAGCTATATAAATACTATAAAACAGGATCTTGATGAGGCTATTAGCTATTCAAGTAGATTAAAAAGAGATTATGAGGATTCCCGCAAGAAGATAACGGAATTAGAAGAGAAAGTAGGGTATCTTGAAACTCTTTCCGATTCCCTTAATATGGATATAGAACAAAAGGATTCTATTATAATTAAGATGGGTAATGAGCTTAGTAAATCAAGAGAGATATATAATGAGTCGGTAAAAGAGAAAGAAACTCTTAAACGGGCTTATATGGATATCGAGAAGAAACATAAACTATCATCTAAATTACTCGATGAGGCTAGAAGAAGATATAAGGAACTTGAGGACCAGAATAAAATCATGTCAGATCGTATCAAGTATCTGGAGGCAGAGATTTTAGACATCGATGTTCCTAATGAGGTTGTTGTTGATGAGGATAAGATGGATCCTAACTCAGGTCATATTGATATACCTGAAAATAACGCCCCTGAGGTCGCTGATGCCGGTATTGACGTAAATGTCGAGAATAAGGCGGAGGATAAGAAGAAATCTAAGAAACGTAAAAAATCTAAGAAAAGTGAATAAGATCTTGTTTTTCTTGTTAACGTTATTTACCTTAGCGGTTGTCGGATGCAGTACGTCAAGAACCTATTATACGGAATATGATACTACTGACATATCTTATGTAGTGGATTCCATAGTGTCTTCCGGGACCGTGATGGGCCAATGGAAGGAGTGGCGGTTTACGCTGGACGACGGCCGGGTCGATAACTTTGGCTTTACCGCCCTGTACGACGCCAAGGGAAAGGCTAGAGGGTCTATACAGGTAAGGCAAAGATCCGATACGTTTAATATCAAGATAATAGATTATCATAAAAAGGATAAGTAATGGAATACGGACTAGGTTACATACCATCGCCAGCAGATGATAGGGACGCTATTATGAATATGCAGCATGAGGCTGTCCCTGATGAGTATAAGGTCAATAACGTTGATAGCGTAGTGGATCAAGGTTCTTCCCCTATTTGCGCGGCAATAAGCTTGGCTGAGATACTTAATTGGAGAAAGAGTATAAGGGCTATTAAAAGACCGGCTAAGATCTCTCCCTACGATATATATGATCTGAGAGAGGATAAGGATCAAGACGGGATGGTTCTTCGTGACGCTATCAAGTCTATCAAGAACGTAGGCGTAGATGGGGAGAAAATAAACAGTTACGCTAGGATCATAGATCCGGTATCGGCTAAGGTAGCTTTGATGCTGAATGGGCCTTTGGTTATAGGTCTGTATTGCTATAATTATGGTAATCGATTCTGGCAAGGCCAAGGGCAGAACTTGGGAGGTCATGCCGTTATCCTCACCGGCTGGGACAAGGCCGGCTTCGTCCTACAGAACAGTTGGGGGACGGGATGGGGTAGGTCTGGCGTGGAGACGTTCCCGTTCGAGGATTGGTGCTATATGCTAGAATGTTGGACAATAGTTTCATGATATTACTATATAATTTTCGAGAAATTCCGATCCACATCCTCTTGTGAAAGCCGATGTGGTTATTTAGGACCCGTAGATCAATTGGTTGGATCATCTGGCTCATAACCAGAAGGTTGTCGGTTCAAGCCCGGCCGGGTCCACGCTATTTTTTTGGGGAAAAACTAGCATAGAGTTTTGTCATTAGATTTAGAGTTTAGATTTTGTTTGATACCCTTGTCCGTGAGGATCAGGGTATATGCCCCAATAGCTCAAGAGGAAAAGTAGCACATCTCTCCTAAAGATGGGATCCACGTTCGAGTCGTGGTTGGGGTACATGGTGTTTTTTAACATATTCCCGTAGGTCGGTAATTAACGATAACCGGTAGACAGCCTACGGGAATCAATAAAATCCTACGTGCTTGGGATCGCTTTCAGTTCTATTTTTCGTGTGTAATCTATAGGAGGGTAGCACGGCCCTCCTATTTATAATAACTATTTGGAATGGACATTAATCAAATAAAAAAGTACCTGCCATTAGGATGGGATGTGGTTGATCTAATAGATCACGGCATAATTGATCTTGATATCATGAATGGTAAGATGATGGGTGAGTATGTGGCTGTGTTGATGATAAAATCTTATGATAAGACCAATGGTCATATTCTAACCACTTTCTCGTTCCATGATAAGGATATGGAGAAGTTGAGGATGTTGATAGGTAACGCTATAATGGCGGTAGGATATAGGAATAATCCTCTTACTGGAGATGGGAACACGGCAATCAAATAAAGGCACGGAATACACTGAAAGAGGGATATTGGATATCCTTAACAGACAGTTCTTGGTATCTCCTAGATGGATTATAAACAACTTGTATGTCTATAACTGGGAGTCTGATTATCTGGCTATAACCAGATCCATGTACGCTTATGAGGTTGAGGTGAAGATCTCGTTGGCTGACTATAACAAGGATTTCGAGAAAGAGGGTAAGCACCAAGTAATGCAAGGCTGGTTCGAGGCACGGAAGCAAGCCCTATACGAGACCGGGGACTGGGTCAGGTACGGCCGCCCCAACTACTTCTACTACTGCGTTCCGGATGGGTTGGTTGATCCTAAGGACATACCTCCGTACGCAGGACTCGCTTATGTTTGTGGCAGGAATTTGAGAAAGATCAAGGACGCACCTATCCTGCATCGTGATAAATTTGACCCCGAAGCTTATAAGATGGCAGACAAATTCTACTACAATTGGTGGAACGAGAGACGTAAGGCCAGACAGATAGAAGGGAAGGATATGAAAGATGAGTTCAGGAAAAGCATGAAAAAGGTGAAGGAGAAGATAACCGTCGATGCCAAGATCAAGGCGATGGAGGCGTTCTGGAGCGTCTGCGATTATGCCTACTGGCCGTACGGGGGAAGAGGGGTGCCCGGAATGAGACCCAACTGTTCCGCTTGTGGAGAGGAATGTAAATTACAATGCCCGAAGGGGAAAGAATTTAAAAATAAGATAAAATGAGCAAGATTAAAGATTTATTAGCAAGAGTCATTTCGTTAGCCTCAGAGCAACCTATGAGCTATAAAGAGGCAGTTGAGTTACTTGATGGTATAGATACGTGTAAGGTCAAGATATGGCTGGAAGAAGGAGCTAAGCTGCCTGAATACGCTCATAAACAGGATGCTTGTATGGATTTGTTCGTTAAGGATATAGAACTTGACGGAGACAGGATCATATATCATACTGGCGTACATGTAGCATTGCCAGAGGATTATGAGATGGAAATCCGTCCACGTAGTGGTTTTACTAATAGCGAGCTAATTATGCAAAACGCCCCTGCTACCATTGATGAAGGATATAGTGGGGAGATTATAATAGTTCACAGAAAAATGAATAGGCATAGTCCTTATTATTGTAATGTCGGTGGTAAGGTAGCACAGCTTCTTATTCGTAGAAGGGAACGTATCGTATGGGAAGAAGTGGAGTCATTAGAAGATCTTGGAAAATCTGATAGAGGTGATAATGGATTTGGAAGTACAGATAAGATAAATAAGGATGGCTTCATGACCAGCGAACGTCGGTTAGGAAACCACCGTGGTAATGAATGATATGGAAAATAAAAATACATCATCCACTACTAATGAGGGCTTGAAAGAAATTGACAAACAAACAAATCCTGTTATGTATGGATGGAGATGTCCGGTATGTGGAAGAGTATATTCTCCCTACGTATCTATGTGCGCTTATTGCGGTAATAATAATATGAATCATATTACATGTAAGGTTACTGGATAATTGATATGAGTGGAAGAATTAAAATAAAGTCCAAGGATAAGGATAAGAGACCTAAGATCGATGTATTTAAGGTAATAGAGAACCGGTTCAAGAATATGAACGAGCTTCGGGATCTTATCGACATGGATCCAAGGAAAGGGCTGGTCAGGATCAGGGACGGGGCCGGCTTTAGGGAGGTGGAGCGGGGCGGATGCCTGCACCGGAACTACCTTAACCTGTTGGAGGAGGAGCTGGGAGCTAAATTATCAATAGATCTGATAGATAAATATGTTAAAAGAAAATAATTCTAATAATTATGGGTAAGTATAAAAATAAATTATCAGCAATAGAAGCTGTAAAATGGAATGGTCTTAACATTGATGAGGTCAAGGATTTGGTTGATGATATGTCTAAAATAAGTATCATTCAAATTGGTAAAGTAAGATGTTATAATCTATACGATTTCCCTGTATGCTACGTGAGATGCAACGAACAATTTTATACCGAAGTAAGTATTGGAAATTATATTATCAAGGATGAAACTGGTAATATTTATACGTGTAAAGAAGATCTGTTTGATAAAATATATGAGAGGGTTGATGATCCATCCGAGGATGATATGGGTAATGTATCTGATGGGTATCATACCTTTAACGAACTATATAGATATCGAATGCTTTACAATGCCGCTTTCTTCAACGAGCTGGCTAAAGGGGATGTAAAGGTCTGTAAGTCACATAAGCATTATGATGGGGAGGAATGCTTCGGTGGAGGGTGGTTTATCGTAATGGCAGAACTGCCAACGGGACAGATATCCAATCATTATGAGAACCGGTATTGGGGGTTATTCAATATCCCTGAACTTGAAACGGCATGGAAGTGGGATGGTCATACGCCTAATGAGGTCGCTGATAGAATAGAATCTTACTTGAAATTAAAATGATATCAATATCTGCCCTAGGAATTGCTTAGGGCAGGTTCGTTTTATATACCGAAGTGTCTACCACGATCTGTCTGTCCATATCATCAATCAACTCAATGATCTCATCCCTTATGTCATAAGAAAGCAAGATCGGTATTATGGTTAGTATAAAAGATAGTATGATTCCTGATCCTATTATGATAGCAATATCATCGCACTCTATATCTAACATCGGCATGACAAACATCAACCCGGACATGAATATCATCACGAATAACGCTGATATCTCATTTATCATATCCCTCTCCATTACGTCCTTTATCATATCTCCTCGACTTTAGTATGGTTTATTATCCTACTGATATGACGGATACTTAATCCAGTCCTGTCCTTTATCTTGCCATATACGTAGTTCCTTGACACGACAGTAGCCAAATCACCTAGCTCGTCCAGTATCTCGTTATACATCCTATGGATCTCGTTGTTGCGGATGACCGTACTGTCCCTTACATATATCTTCTCAACATCATCGTCGCAGAAGAAGATCTTAAGCTTATGAAATATGTCTAACATGATTATAGTTTTTTCCCAAAGATATGAAATTTTGAGGATAAAACCAGAAGGAAGCCAAAAAGAACGGGGAGGCGGTGGGAGGGCGGGGGATGCCCGGAAGGATGGAAGCCAGTCCTTTCCCTTGGATTCAGCGACATGATCTGAGAATAAATCATATATTTGTATGTACAAAATGCATAATTCAATGGGGGGGGGTATTTTCCGTCCTCTATAAAAATTTATCAGTATGCTTAGAAGAAGATTTCATTCATCAGGAATATATCCATCTAATGCCAGCAATGGAGTGTATGGAGTTACTAAAAATCTAAAGTTACTTCCACCTAATAAGGTGGATGCCGAATGTATTGGAGTTGCTTTGATACATAAAGAACATAGGATTATGATAGAAAAAAACGAGAGTAAAAATCCTAGTTATAAACAGGCAACAGAAGGTATGTTGGCCAGTGACAACTTTGTATGGGGAGAATATTTGGTAGATCAATACGAGATCCCTAATTATGATACTATTGATTACGATTACCAAGGCCTTACTAGCGCGTATCTTATGAGTAATTCCGGGGTATATAATGGTCAGCCACATATACCAAATGACATATCTCAATGGACCGGAGTGATGTCTGATTGGAATGGTAAATCTAATTCAGAGGTATTAAAAAAGATTGGAGCCGCAGAACAAGGATCTTATGCTATCTCAGGCAATCTTCTTAATGGATTCATAAATAGTAACGATGCCCTTGGATTCAATGACTGGTATATCCCCTCTTGTCCGCAAATGTCATTGGTGTATATGAGGATGATTGATATAAATGATATATTGTATCTTATTGGAGGTAAAATGTTCCAAGCCTCAACTGAGGCGTATATGACAAGCTCTGAATGTAATGATAGAAATTATTGGGCGGTTTCAGGTTTCGGTCAAGTAGGCGTATCGGATAAAAGAAATCCTAAAAGAATTAGACTGATACGAGATCTATGATATTAAGATAGTGGTCATCCCACTACCCTCTCTTCCTTGGCTTGTGTATAGCTAAATATCTCGGATAAATCTAACCATAGCTCCCCCGTTTTTATTCTCATAATCAACATGAAGATATTTAGGATATAAATACCAAGCTTCCTCTGAACTTCTTTCTGAACTAGACAAATATGCAAATTCATTCATCATTTTTTTCCCTCCAATAACTAATAAAGCTTCATCTATACTAACTATATTCATGAATATCAACGCCAGTTGAGCACACGATGGAATATACCAATCATCTAATCCCTTGGCATCCTGGCTATCTATAAACGCGTTAAGCATACGTCCGATCGTGGGATGAGAGTTCTGGGATTGACCACCGGAAAGAACGTTCTTTAATACCTCTGAATTTGCTTTCCCATCCCAATCAGATAAAGCCCCATTCGTCCAGGAGCTAACATCATCCGGAAGATATGGAGTACCTTTGTATGAATCTTGCTCAGGTTTCAGGAAACCAAAATCATTGCTCCCGTCTACTTTGTCATAATTTGTAATGCCGGTCTGATCCGTACCATATTCACCCCAATAAAAAGAGTAAGTCTTGTTAGAAGAATCGGGCAAACCGGACGTGGCTGTTTTGTAGCTTTGATTAGAATCTTCATTCTTCTCAATCATGATCTTATGATCATCATGTACAATAGCTACGGATATACATTGATAATCCGCCTTTGACAAAGGTATTAATCTACCATCCTGTTTAACGGCATAAACGCCATTATCAACAGGGGATTTATAACTTGAATAAAATCTCCTCCTTATCATAAGAATAAATTTTTACGAAGGATATAAATACCCCCCCCCCATCATGTATTTAACTTCTTTATTCATAATATATTATGTTTTAATTATATCGCAAATATAACAAATTAAATGAGATGGAAGGTGATATGGTTGTGAGGAAGTATGAGGGATACTCGGGGAGGATGATATGCGGGACATTATTGGAGAGATGGGGTGGGGTATGATGGGAGGGGGATATGCGGGACGGACCACCTCCCCGAAATCGACCCGGCCGGGCTGCCGTTTTTGGACCAGCCCCCCCCAATCCACGAAGAACGGGAAACAGGAACGGCAAACTACCAGCTGGACGAAAAAAGAATGCTTATTTTGTATTTAAATTATTGATTGTCAATAATATAAATCAATATTTTAATATATATTTACATTTGATTAGATTTATTACATATAATCGTCTAATTTTTATTGCAAAATATTTGTTTGGAAATAAAACATGTAGTATATTTGTCTATGTAAAAATAACATTAACAAACAGGCGCACCAGAGGCCATTACAAGTCCCAAGGGTACGGGCAAATCTAATGATAAATAAAGAATTAAACAAAGTCCAGAATGAAGTTAAAAAGTCAAACGAAAAGACATTAACAGGTGCAGTAAAAGCTTGGTGCAACCTGTTTAAATCTGGTAAAGAAATAAACGACATACTAAAAGAAAATGATATTAAAGTATCAAAGGAAGTCGTTCCCGCTTTGGTTGCTTTAGCTAAAGACAAAGAAGTAGTAATACAACTTTGTAAAGAAATACTGCCACGTGTAAATAACACGTTCTGCGCATACAAAGAAGTAGAACGTGAATACTACGATAAAAATGATCAGGATAAAAACAAAAAGCTTAAAATGAACGAAATAGAGGATATAGCAATACTCGGCTCGTCTCATAAACGCTTTGGATACAACGAGCCTATAGAGTTTGATTTTGGCATATATTATGAAACGTTTAACGGCACCGATAAACGTATCGTAAAATGCGCCGTACCAATAAAGCGGTACACATTTAGTCTTATTGCAAAATGCGTCACATACTACCTAACTCACCCTAAAAATGATAAATAGTATCATTTGCCCCTATATCTCTATATATAGGGGCGTTATGGTGGCAACGCCTGTACGTCCCCGTCGTGCCACTGGATTAGACTAAACAGGTAGGATCTTTGATTCATTGATATAAACATACACAGGTGGGTAGTGTTACGATAGCCTGTGTAGATAGGCCGCCGCTTAACAATGTGGTTTAAGCGCTATCCTAGTCCAGGATAGTGCTATTATCTTTTGGTTTATATCAATCTGGTAAATACACTAGGTCAACCTAGTAGGCCGTGTAAAAACACGGGGTATATTGGTGTATATACGCATGTATAGGGCGTATGTCCATGTGTAGTAAGAGTAGCACGCATGGAGTGCATTACGGGGTTATAACCGTACCAATATATCAATGCAATAACATATAGGGTTGCTTAAATACTTGTATGTTATATGTATTAATTAAAATAACAACCCTTACAAGGGTATTTTGTGCGGTTAAATTGACGGACAAAGTGCGCCTTGTCGGTACGTATCACGGGAAACGTATGTGCGTATTTGGCCGGCTTCGTTGTCGGCAAAGGGACAAATACAAATTAATTGGCGGGCGTGCGGGCGTTCGGCTGGCTGTATCGATAACGCCGGCCGTATTGTCACCGGCTTACCGTTTCTTATTGGTGCAATTTAAAACGAATAAATTATGTATAGGAGAAAGTTTGATAATCTTAATAGAAAGCTAGCACTTAAAAAGGAAAAGGCTTTAGACGCTGCAAGAAGGTCTCAAATTGAGTTCTATATTGAGCTTACCAAAGAACTATACAAATCTAATAAATTAGATTGTAGTAGGGAATCTGATAAATGTAGGCGGAAACGTGTTAGTTACATGGCAAACAAATTGCGGCAATAGATCGTTTGTTTTTATTTGATTTTAAAGTTTGTGCCCTTTCGTACTGTAGTGATATAGGACGAAAGGGCTTTTTTGTGCCTATATTTTACAAAATGATAGAATGTGTATATATTTTGCTTACACATAAAAGTGTTGAGGCGGCAAATTTTAAGCCTTGATCGAAAATGTGTAAGTAAAATTCTTTATTTAGCATTATTTTGTATACATATATATCCATGCGGACGGGTATATTGTGCCCTTATGTATGGTTTTGCGCTTGAATCGATCCTAAAAGGTATATAATAGGAGGTACTTATTGTATATTTTTTATCTATGTCTGGGCTTATCTTTCCTTAGAGGTAGCTCTAGGGGTTGATATATATTATTTTATTGATACTCAATTAATTGTATTATTTGCGTTCAATTTTAAAATCGTGGTTACTTATTGTATATTTTTATGGGTGTATTTATATATTTGGTGCTTACCTTGTTTTGTGGGTATATGGCGTTTGAGTTGGGGCGGTATGTTATAGCTACGGGCGACGCTCTGCCTATAATCATAGTTTCTTTATTGGTTTTATTATCAATACATTGTATTAGGCAAGTATATAAGGCAATCAAGAACAAGGATCTCGACATCCTAGACTAATCGGGCGTTCCACGTGGAACAATCGGGAGGAAGGTCTCGGTTTTTGTGCTGGGAGTTGGTGGGGTTGATTTGTTTTGCGGGAGGGGACACCTCCAAACAAGGTAAATCAAGGTAAATCAAGGTAAATCAAGGTAAATCAAGGGAAACAGGGGAAACAGGGGAATCCAAGGTGAGATAAGGAATCCCGGGGAAACAAGGGTATCTTTATGGTAAGGGAATCTTATGTGTATGAAGGTATGTTTATGTATGGGTGTGTGTGTTTCTTTGGGTGATGGTGGGAATGTAGGAAGCCAAGGGAGAACGGGAGGCGGCGATGGCGTGGAGTAGGTCCCGCTGGTCGTCCGTCCCTGTTCCCCTTTGGCGGTAGTGTAATATTAAAAATCTGACAGTGATATGACGAAAGAAGAAGCGAGAGAAAGGTTCGGTGACAATATAATAAACAAACTATTGTCGCTTGGTGCTGAACCGACAAACGTATGCAGGAATGACGATATCGTGGAATGGTGCAGTGATGGATGCATAAAAGTGGGCGATATTGAAGTATGGGCTTACTATTACTTTTATGAAGGAGAGAACCCTGATTTATGTAATTGGGAGGATCGCATGGAGATAGAGGTAGAGGAATGTTGGATTTAAAATTGACTGATATGAGATTCATGTATTTAACGGAGCTTAGAGGAAAGGATATATGCGTAGGCGACAAAAAGTGCAAGAGGGTAAAAATATATGTAGGTAGGCCGTTGGCGGATACGCCTAAAACCTATAAACAAATAGGTGGATTTGTAGCAAAAGAACTATCCAACGCTTATAACAGCGGTTGTGTTTCCATCTATGAAGCAAAGGATAAAACGCTCAGATATTCGGTTTATCGAGACGGTTGTTTTTATCCTTATTACGGGGAATTAGAGGTGGTAGAATAATACCAATGGGAACGGGCGGCGGTGTCACGGCGTGGTAGGCCACGGGTGTCGGCTGCCGTTCTTTTCTTTGGCGTGGTAATATAAAATACTAATAACATGGACGAGATTACAAAATTACAAGATGAGGCTCTGCTTTATCTACGGGATAATATTACGAAAGAAGAGGCGTATTATATCCTTACGACAGAGAATGAAATGACGGAGGTCTTGATGTCTAAAAGGAAGGACGGGAGCAAACGTATCAAGATTCTTGATGCGGAATATACTATCGAGAAGGATGATATGTTATTGTTATTCGATACAGATGGGATAATAGACGAATGTCTTTTGGTTGCCAGCTACATAGGGGTAAATATGTATTTTCGCAGGCAAGATGTCAACGCTATTTTGAATAACATCAACAGAGAGAAAGTTATGGAATATCCTTACATAGCTATTCAGTTAGATAATATACGAACTATAGAAAAACGTAGGGTTATTTTTGAAATCACCGGGCATAGGATGAATGATAACAAAGAGAGAATAGATTTTATGTTTGTTTATTTTATGGCTAGAATATTATGAGAGCGAGGAGGACTGTGAAGGAAAGAGATATTGTAAAGATATTGGTATTCGGGTATGATAGGACGCTTATAAAATCCATTAAGGATTCCGGATTCAGAAGTATGTCGGATGTAATATCGTACGCCAATAATATGGCCGGTGATAAGCCCATTGATCATATTAGGGTATCGAATGAGGCCCGTGGATGGTGTGGATCATATACTAATTATGGTAAAATGATAGATTAGCTCGATAGGAGGATATGATATGAGAAGGATTATAAAAAAGAAAGACGATATCAAGGTATCTATATTTAACGGGTGTAGGTTGGCTCGTGTTTTCATTGATTCTGGGTATAGGAATATAGCTATGGTGATAGCCGATTGCAATAGAATAGCTAATGGTTGTTATCATATACATCATATTGAGGTGGTAAATATGGATAGGGAATGGTATGGCACATATACCGCTGATGGAAAGAAAATTAATTAATATAAATAACATCATGAATAATATCATAGAGAACAATGATGGGGTAAAAAGAAAGGTAAGGGTATATGATTTCGGCGAGAAGGTCGCTGATAGATATACTATTGTATGCGTAAGTGACAGGAATAAAGATTCAAGAGGAATCTTATTTTATCCGATGTTCACTTGTAACGAAAACCCGTCGCATCCGCAAGGAATAGGGATGTATGTAGGGGACTATTATCCTCATAAGGGAGGTATGTACAACTTAGGGAGAAGGGTGAAGGATATAATGTCTTTGCCTAAAGAAGTGATTAGATACATAAAATGGGTAACAACAACATGAATGAAATAGTTTACAACAATTACGATTTGGTTGCTTTCGAGCAGAATGGGGAAGTGGTAGTAGCCGTAACATTCTACAGGTATTACAAGAAGAAAGCTAAGGGAGAGGTTAATTATAGATGGAGAACCAGATGCCCGGAGTTGGTGGATAAGATCGTAAAACACCGTACCAAGGTATTTACCGGTCAACTTATCCAGTTGGCGAAAGCGTATGGGGAGAAAAAGGTTATAAAATATCAAAAGGAGGAGGAAGGAGTATGTCAAAATACGATAGAGACGCTATAGAGATATATATACTGGATCATATAGATACAGATAATTATGGTAAGCAGTTTAAATACGATAGGGAATATATGTCTTTTATGCTTAGTGTGTTCAAGAATGAGTATAAAGAACATATCAAAAGGGATGGAATTAAGAAGGCTTTTGAGGATTACATAATGAGCGTTCCGTCTATATTCAGGATTCATATAGCGGATTGTGATATTAGATATTTATTACGTTCATGGGGAGTGGAGTTTGATGAGGATGATGATGAGATATACATCTTATACAAGAAGATCATAAGAGAGGTCTTTTTTAAGATGTGTGAGGATATGAAAGTTTGTTAATGTTGAACCAAAACCTTGGCGGGGCGGAAGGATATATCATGATCGTACGTGTGCGGATATGATCCGGGGTCGGTTCCCGGCGCCTTGACACAACTTAATTAAATAGCATATGGACAATACTTTAAAAAGAGCGGCAGCGGAATTGAAAGAAGCCGGTTGCAGGGTTTTTGCGTGGCAGGATGATACTTATAATAGAAGCTGGAGTAAGGGTGATTATACAATGTTGTATTACGCCTTCCCTGATTCGCCTAACATCGGGTATCTGAGTCATGGGGAATATGGGATGAGCGTAGAATATAGTAGAGCTTATATACCGAGCCGTGGGAGTGGATCGGGGTGTTGTATCAAGGAGGAGGCTACGTTCGACCTTGCGACGGCGTTAGATGCGTTGAACGGGCCGTTACCTAGGTGGTGTAAGGCCTATGGGGTTTATCCAAAGCAGTACGATAATATTGATAAATGGTATAATAGAGATAATCATAACAAAAAATTATTTAAGGAGATTTGATATGGAGGTAAAAGATTGGGAAAATCTGGTTTTAAACACAGAGGTAGGATCACATTGTTTTGTTACGCTGATTGATAATAATGACATCAGTAGAGGTTACGCACAGATCAGACGCGCGGAACATTTCGGGTATAACATCTGCTTCACCCGGTTATATGGGAATAAGTTTTATTTCGAAAAAATAAAAGAAGGTCGTACACAACAATATATCAATAGGAGGAAATGATATGGTGATAGAGTTTGATTTTGAGATATACAAAAACGGAGATTACGATAAGGTATATCTCCGTAACGGGAAAGAGGCAAGAGTATTATGTGATAATGGGAAGGGAGATCGCCCTATAGTCGTGATGGTTGAGGATGATAACGCGGATGATTATATTATTCTGCGTTATAACGAAACTGGCAGGAGAAATATCAATAGTCAATCGAGTCTCGATCTTATGTTATCGGTAAAAGAACGGGAGCCAGAATTATGGGTTGTTGTTATATCTTACATGGATAACAAGGATAAGAGACAAAAGATGGTCTTGCCTAATTTTTTCTCAAAGAATATAAAGGGGAATATATATCTTCAAGGAAGCTCTAAATCAAGCGTATCATATTATGTTGATAAGTTAGAAGAAGACGAGTGCTTCGATGAGCTGTGCGAGAAGATAAGAGTAAAGAGAGATCGCATCTATAACATGGAAATAATATCACTATCAGATGACGAGGCGGCAATTTAACCAGTTAATAAATGAACTGGACGGCAAAAGCCCGTTTATCGTATTACATAGGGATGCCGTTGCGCCTAAATACGTGGGCGTGGAGGTCTCGAAGGATGGGGTAGTATACAAATATGCGATAATAGGGATAAACGATGAGTATAAGGCTAAAAAAGCCCTTATTTCGAAAATATTAGGCATAGCTAGTTGTCTAAATAACAATAAGCCCTTAAAAAAGGGTTAATTAGATGTATTTATGACCTACTGCATCATATACGATATAATGCCATAAATAACGTTGTACAGAGGATATGTATGATAATATGATAAAGAACGTATTTGTGTCTTGACATCATAATATTATGCCGTTATATCCTCTTTTTGTATAAAAAGGATAACAAATAATATAAATATCTTAAATATGGATGAAATTAAGATAGGGGCTGAAATTGTGTTTAATATAACCGGCAGCCATAATATAGGATATGCCAAATGGGAAAGGTATATCGGGACGGTATTAAGTAAGGATTACCGATCACGCCTTTATGTACGGACGATAGGAATGCCTAGGGCTTGTATTGATGAGCGGGATGTAGAGTGGGTTATTGATCCAGATGGGGATTTTGATATGGATGAGGCGATCCCGAATCCTGTGGCAAGGGAGTTGTATAAGTTGATGGGTAAATATGTTTATACGCTCGGCAGGTCTCACGAAAGTATCAATGGATATATCGTGTATGAGTGCATGATGATGGATAGGAATTTAAGATACAATGTTATGCATCGATTACATGATCATGGATTCGAGATACGGCATATTGATAGCTATTCTTGGTGGATGACTAATGAGAGGCTGATGTCAGAGGTAACATATACGGAGGGGGATATTCATATAATTGTTCATGAGTGTATGGAGGATTATGTGGATAACGTGAAATTTGGGGAGGAATTTTATAAAAACAAGGAAATATGATAAGATACTTACTCGTGACGGCGATGATAATATTGACACCGCCAAAAGGGAACGGAGGCATGCCCCTCGCCCCGAAGCCGGCCGTGATCGAGGCACGGGTATGGGACAAGCTGGCGGCCGCCATATCTTTCGTGGAGTCAAGGAACGACGATCGGGCGTACAACGCCACTTCAGGGGCTTTAGGGAGGTGGCAGATGAAAAAGGTGTATGTAGATGAGGTTAACAGGATATTGCGCCTTAAACGGAAGCAGAAGCGGTATAGATACGATGATAGGACAAATCCTGTCAAGGCTAGGGAAATGTTCGAGATATATCAATCTCACCATAATCCTAAAAAGGATATAGATCGGGCTATAAGATTGCATAGGGGATTGCATTCTGCTAAATATGTTAAAGAGGTTAAGCGTAAATTGAGAAAATAAAAAAATATAGGAGGATAAGGACATGGACGAGAATAAAATGATACGACCGATGGATTTTGTTCGGCTTACAAATATTGACGAATCAAATGTGATTAAGGACACTAAAAACCATATAGGGCTGGTCAAGGAGGTCAGTCGGGACGGGAGAATGAGTATAATATGGATAGGTGAAACTTACAGTCAGTTGGCGTGGTTCAAATCGAGCGAGTTGGAGGTGGTGGATAACCTTGTGAGCATCCTGACATGCGGGCTGGCTAACTTTCGCGGAGACGGAAAAGAGAGCGCGGATAAATTTTATCCAATGAATTTATGTTATATAAAAAGGGGGTGATATATGAAATGGGTGATAATAAAAGGAGTTAGATATCCTAGTTCCGTGATATCAGCATTTGCGGCATATAATATGGATTTAAGGACTATAGATGACCTTAAAGCAAGATTGCTACAAGATGATAATATAGCTAAAGTGAAAAATAACAGTATAAATACATGTAAAATTATGGAAAAGAGAATGATAACAAAACCATTTGACTTAGAACTGGCAAAGAAAATTAGCAATGGTGAATATGATGGTGAGATTGTAACGGTCGGACATAATCATAAGGTAGAGTTAGTGTATTATAATAAAGATAGGGGGACGTTTAATACACTAGGAGTGATTTATTCTGATAGCGGTATAATATCTGATTGGTTCTCTGATAATGGACTAGGAGCAAGAGGATGTAGGCTTTGTATTAATATTCCGGAATATACGGCATTTAAGGATGGGGATGTATTGAGCAATGAAGAAGGTGATTATTTATTCATATTGAATACAAACGGGGAATACCTTACGTCTTATCATGCCTCTTGGCAAGAAGGGGGTTATTTATATTTCGACAATGGAGCTGCCAATCAAAATAATATTGAGAGATATAGATATGCCACTGAGGACGAAAAGAGAGATTTTATTAACGATCTTAAGGCAAGTGAAGAACCTAAAGCCAAAATGTGTTTGAAACAATTCTTTGGTATTGAGATAGAGCCAGAGTATAAGTTAAAACCATTTGACAAAGTATTGGTAAGAAATAGCCAAGATGATGCATGGAATATTAGTTTATTTGCTAGAGAAATAACGGGTGTAAATTCTCATGGATATGAATGTGTACATGGGACGGTTTGGACTTATTGTATCCCTTATGGGGGCAATGAGGATCTTTTATAGAATAAAAAATGTATTAAAATGGAAAATAAAGAACAGGATTTTATCAATCGATATAAAGATGTGCAAGAATCCATCGTGAAGGCAATAGACAAGGCATTAGAACGGGCAATAGGGAACAAGGTAATAGATTTCGAGAAGTGTGAAGGCAATTATTTGGACGTCTATCCTCTTATCGGGGCGGTCTTACAGAAGGAGCTAAGGAGTGTACTTGGTGAAAATGTGAATAAGAGTATATCCCGGAATATGAAAATAAAGGCGACCAAGTACAGAAATGATTACAGGGTGTGGTTGGACTATGCAGGAGATTACAGAAACGAAAATATAGAATAACATGAAATATCAAAATTTTATGTGTCCTTATGAGCTTGCATTAAAGTTGCATGAGTTGGGTGTAAATTCAGAGTCGGAATTTTATTTTGTGAAAGAGGTGAAAGGAGGGGGATCCAAAACAGAATCAATTGCACAAAATACAATGAGATATTCATACAGAAAAGAAGGAGACCTCATACCGGCTTATATGAGTCATGAACTTGGAGAGATACTACCAAGTATGATAAATATCAGTAAATCAAAAATATGGGATGACTGGTTGCAATTGGCACAATATTTCCCGAATAAGGATATCAAATACTACGAAGCTGCCTATGTTCGTTACAATGCCTACGATTCGCCAACAGAAGTATATAGCGGATTTGGGGAAACAGAGGTGGAGTCAAGGGCGATGCTTCTCTTTGATTTGTTGGAAAAGAAGATATTGACACCTGATGGTTTGAATTTAAAGGAAGTGGATAGGAGAAAGGAATATGAGAACGAATTTGAATAGTACAAGTATGAGAAACACATGTCCAGAATTCCCGCTTTTCGGTGCGAATTATCCAGACGCGACTTGCATAGATGGCATATTGTATGATCTGGATAATGTAGGTGATGATGGTGTTCTAATCAAGCCATTGGAAGAGATCCCATGCCCATTCTGCAGAACAGAGGAGTTTATCAGATACGATCCATTCAATAAAGAGTATAGCATGGATAGTGAAGAGGATATAAGAGATTGGTATATGAGCTATATTAATGAAATGAGAAATAAGTATGGGGGAAAATAAGAAGAAACAAACACCATGCCGGAACTTGAAAGATTGGCATACGAACAAATGAAGGAGGTAAACGATGGAGACAGTAAGATTATCGGATTACTCTTCTTATGATAAAAACAAGGGAGGAATACAAAAATTGCGTCACAAATTCAGGAATCAAATACTTGAATATTGGGGAGAAGATACCGGAATCCTAATAGGAACAACCATGGTATATGAAAGACATTTGTGGAACGAGGAAGTTAAAGTAATATGATTATGGACGATAGTAGGATAATGGAAGCGGCTAAATTGATAGCCAACTCCTCAGCGGCCTTGATAGAGGCTATGGGGATGATGAGTGAGAATATAGAGAGGGCTAACAGAGGGGAATCTCTGGCTTATACCGAAGATCAGTTTATGAGACTAATTCAAGATAACGGAACAACGTATAACGATGTAATACAAAGGGGTTAGAGATTATGAAGGACGTAGAAAGAGTAAATGCATTAAATAAAATGCTGTTAAATGCGAACGTAGTAGCTTATGGGGCTATGGTTGATTTGATCAAGAGAACAGGGAGACTTGATCTTGATATGGATAGCGGAACCCATGTAGATGATTTTCCGGCTGAAATAAGGATCTTTACCGATAACGGGTTGATTTGTTTATCTATAACATCCGTATATTTATCGGGGGAAGATAATTTGATGGTCGATGGATATGATGACGATAATGATAAAGTTGATGGGGTGGATGTTTATTACGACCAGATAAGTGAGGTGGTATATCTGGCTAAAGTCATATTAGAAGAAATGGAAGAAAAAGATCATGGAGAAAGCAGTTAAAACAGATATGGAATATAGGGAGATATTGGAGAAATCATTATCAGCTATTCAATATCTAAGGATACATGGATTCTCGACATACATGGAATCGGAGGGGATTGTAAATAGGATAATGATGTTCAAGGATAAGAATGAGATGAGGAATCGAAAGATTAAATCAATTCTGTAATGGTTGATCATAATGGTAGAGAGATATAAGTACAAGTGTATTGATGCTTATGAGGAGCCGGAGAATCCAATGGAATGGTTGCCGTGTCCACGATGCGGCCTCCGGCCTCTGGTCTGGGAGTTCGATAACGGGAGAGCCACGGCGTGCGGGTGCGGGACAGACTGTTATAGTCATTGGAGCGTGCAAGCGGAAAGTATTATGTCGGTCATAAAAAGATCTGATAACGGTAAGTCGGCTGAGGCGTATGATATTGATGAACTTAAAAATAACTGGAATCATTGGGTGAGGACAGGGGAGATACTGTTTACGCCGGGAAATGGGAGATGGTAATATAATTAACAATTTAAGATATGGATCATTATTTGGCTACAATTCAAACAATATTAGATAGATGTGATGATAATAACACATCTCCTAGTATTGATGACATGGAGATAATAAAAATAAACCTATGCAGAATAATTCAGACTCGTTACGGAATAACTCAGTTATGGTTCATTCCGTTGATAGAGAGAATCCAGAATGCTTGTTGTAAACATTACAATGATGTTGATATGTTATGGGAAAATTTTGTTAAAAAAATGACTGAATAGGAGGGATGAATAATTATATCCATAATGAGCTTGGGCTTACCATAGAGCAGTTGATTGAGATTATGGTGGATAATAAGCTTAGCAATAAAGATTTTAATATCATTCCAAGAACAGTAGAAAAAACATCAAAAGATAAAATGTTAAACGATATAGAGATTGTTATAATAAACAAGAATTTAAATGATCGAGGATATGGAGGATAAGGGTATTTTAGATAAGGCAAGAATGGAGGGCATGAACCAAGGGGTATGGCTGTCGGTTCAGGAGCTGGCTCACGACGGGCGATGGACGCAAGCTGCGGAGGAGCTGGTATCTTCTTGTGGATTGACCGAGGATGAATGTAGGAAGCTGCAAGAAGAAAGCGAATCATTCAATGATGAGATGATTAAGTTTATTGACAATATGTTTGGACGTGAGAATATGATAAGTGAAGGCAGTACCATAAGTGAAAACGATACTATATGTATAAATATTAAGTATCATAAAATAGGGGAAGTCTTTAACTATAAAGTTGGTATGTCTGAAATGACATTAAGAGTAGATAAGCGTGATAGATGTTCGGGATGCGCTTTTGAAAATTATATATATGATTGCGCAAAATCAGGTTGCTTGGGATGCGAAAGGGAAGATGGGGAGAGTGTTAGATATACAATAGTTAATACATAATTTACAAAGCATCATGAATGGAGAGAATATAATACCTAAGATAACAGACAAACGTGGGATGTTATGGAAACAGCCCCATAGGAGATACATAGAAATTGATGAAGAATACGCTTTAATGACCAAACAAACCTTTGAGGGTCTTAGAGAATATTCAGTAACGATCCCATCGGGGGAATATGAAGGGAAGATGTGGAAGGCCAATAGAGGAGGTATATGGTATCTATATTGGTATGATCATGACGATAATCCATCAATGATCAAAATAGAGCGAAGAGAAATATTGTTACTTAATTAATACAAAATAATATGGGAGATAGAGTGCAAGAAGCCAAAGAAGAAGGCATAAGACAAGGAATATGGCTATGCATACAAAAATTGGTGGAACTGGAAAGGTTTGATATGGCAAAATATTTTATGATATCCTTTGGATTTAATAAAAATGAGTGCGAGGGGTTATTAGATAAAAATGGTCTAAACGATAAAATGGATGTATTTATCAACCGATTATTTAACGAAAATAATCATATAAGGTATTTGAAGGATATAGGATATCATAAGATAGGTAGTATATTTAAATATAATACCGGCATGGAGAAAATAGAATTGGAGGTAATAGAGATTGATGATAGCAGTTGTGATGGATGTGTATTTAATAACAGGGGTTATTACTGCATGTATTCTTGTTGTTGTAATATAGATAGGGAAGACAATACAGATGTCATATACAAAGAAGTAAAAAGATCATGAGTTTAATAGATAAATTAGAGGATTTGGTGGTTAAGGTAGACACCGAATACCAAGAGAAGATGGAGGCGGTGATCCGGGAGATAGTTCCGGGGATGCCGGAAGGGAACGTGCGCCATGCCGCCGAGTGTATGTGTACGGACAGGATGGGGAGCATGATGGATATCGATATTTATATATTAAAGGAAGAGGATAGACCTTACGAATGCCATTATCTAAAGGATCTGCTGGAGGATAGGGTAGCTAGAATAGCCAAAATGCATGAGGATGAAAGTTATACATACAATATGGATGATAATTATTGGTGCGCCACATGTGGATCCCATTCTCATAAAAAGGATTCCAAGACAGGGTATTGTTGGTATTGCGATACAGTTAATTGGGTTAAAGAGGATGGGAAGGATGTTGGAATATAAAAACAAGCAATTATATAACAAGGAGGAATAAACATGGGAAGAGGTGTTAATACAGGCGCCTTGTCTCCGGTCGGCGGTATCGGGGAAATACGAATGCGAGCAAACCTGCGAAAAATAGTGGCGTACAAAGATTTCGCGAAACAGATGGTCATGGCACAATACGAATGATAGAGGAGATTGGTGATTAAAACATTAAATAACATTAAACATGAAAAAGAGTAGAAGAATTGTAAAGAAAATGAGCAAGAAGAGCCTTATCAACAAGAAGGCTCTTCGGTATATTATCGCAAACAGTAATTTATGTAAACATGCGATAAGAGAATTGGAATTAGCCGGATATAGCAAAGAAGAGGACGGTCCTAACAAATGGATGCGCGAACAGGTAATAGAAGCTGTCGCGCTGTTCTCTTCTCATGGTAACAGCGGATTCTCGGCACCATTTGAAATCAATCTCGTCAAGAAACTTTGCAGTTTTGATATAATCTCTCCTTTGAGATTTGACGATGGCGAATGGGAAAAAATAGGCTTAGACGGGAGTTGCCAGAATAAAAGAAAATCATCGATATTCAAAGAGCCGGACGGGAGTATCCATGATGTTGATGCATTTTCAAAAGTTCCTGTAAAAAAGTTTTTATTCGCCACTCGAACGTGGACGGAGAACATCCATAAGATAGGATGGATAGGAGGGTTGTTTGAGACGGACGAAAACGGAATACTCACTGGAAGATATTTTGGTAGATGTAATGTAAAAGACTATCAGAACGGATATATGCCAAAAGGAAAGAAAGAAATACCATGCAGGGAGATAGAGATATCGCCGGACAATTGGATTATGACAGTTGAATCAAACAATGAGGCTTTGATTGAATTGTCAAAGATTTATGATATAGTCTGGCGACAATGCCCTTGCTTGAAAGGCATAATGAATACCAACGTTACACCGGAACTTGAAAGATTGGCATGCGAACAAATGAAGGGATAAACAATGAATGACAAATTTGTAGACATGCCGAAATGCATGGCGGACAAATACGAGACAGCCGACTTTATTGCCAGCGATCCCGTCCAGTTCCCAAGGCGGTATTCCGGGCAGGACGCGGAGGTCAGTGGGTTCATTACTTCGTGGCTCTCGTTCGGGAATCGAAAGGCGATCATCGGGGCGGCGGAGATGAGGAAATGTCTTGATAAGATATTTGATTTGGCGATTGATGAAAGGCTTAAATAATTAAACACAAAATCATATAAGATGATAACTTCTATAAGGATAGACGATAACAAGAGGACTCCATTTAAATATACCTCAAAGATAAAAGCGTTAAAAAATGGCTCTGAGTTTATATTCAAACCCGGCGTGAATGTGATTGTAGGCAAGAACGGGAGCGGGAAATCAACCCTCCTGAATATGATATCGAAGTACATGTTGTGCGAGAAAAAGATGTGTTCTGAATTACCGTCAGAAGCATTGTATTTCCCGGATATATTTGATGATGACAAGGTGCTTGACGGGATCAGTATTAAGTCGGATTATATTGGGAAAGTCTTCTATCTCCTACAGCAAACTGAAATGAGAAAGGATGATATATTGGATAATATCAATAATTTAAGTTTGTATATGAATGGAACATCTAGATCCTCTGGGGAGAAGAACCTTCATGCCATGAACTCGCTTTTTGATTTTGTGTTTAACCAAGATGAGTATGCGTTTCCGATACAGAAGCTTATGGAATTTAAGAAAAAGTCAAATGAGTTCTGGGCAAACAGGATCGACAATCTTTTAAAATACTACAAAGACAATCATGTGGTATTAATGGAGAAGGATTTTGAGTATACAATCCTTATGGATGAGCCGGACAGGAATTTAGATATTGACAATATCATGGATCTGTACAAGGTATTGTCATTTCATAAACCGCAAACACAAATTATAGCCGTAATTCATAACCCGGCTTTGATTTACAAGTTGAGCAAGCTGGATTGCGTGAACTTTATTGAGATGACAAGAGGGTATTTGAATAAAGTCGTTGATTTCATGAATAAATAAGGTGATTATATAAAGGATTTATAATTTATTAAAAGATAATGATATGAAAATACAAGTAGAATTAAATTTGGAAGATGTATTCGAGGAAGCTATGTACAACGAAGCGACGTTGAAAGAGGAGTTTACCAGCTCGGTCAGGTTAGCCGTAGTACGTGAGCTTAAAGAAAAGTTCAAAAATGAGTTAATGAGGGAAATATCCAATCCGATATCAGAGAAGATTGAGGATATAGCGAGAGAATCAATGAACGATCTTGTCGAGAACGCCAGCAAGAAGAAATACAAATTCAGGACAGATTATATGGAAGAGGAACTGACAGTAGATGAGCTTATAAGAGGTAGGATCAAGAAGATCGTAGACAACAACATTGAGACGATGATAAGCTCAAGAGCAAAATCTTTTGTCGATGAGTTAAGGAAAAGGTATGATATGGCGTTCGCTACCTTTGTCGTAGATAACATGAGAAAGCAAAATATGTTGAAGGAAGATAAGATAGCTGAGCTGTTAAAGGACAACCCAAATGAGAAATAGGGAAGATGCCAAAGGAAGACGGAGATCGGTGCTCATGACACCGCCCGTACCGGAGAAGGTCAGGGTATTATCCCCGGCATGGTATAGGGCGGCGGTGGAGTTTCAAGGAAGGCCGGAGCAGGAGCGACTAGCTTTTTGCTCGTGGTGCTGTTGTCATGGAGGGTGTAATTTGTGTGCGGATATAAGTAAATACAACATAAAAGGGCTTAAGATATATGGAGGATAATAATATGGAGATGGAGGAACTTAAAAATAAGTATGGTTTTTCCGATGGATTGATGGAGAAAATAAAACACTCCATTGAGGTATTAAGAAAAGGGGAGAAGTTTGCCCTAAGATTTTACGATAAGGGATATTATCTAGCTTTCAGTGGAGGCAAGGATAGTCAGGCTCTTTACCATATAGCTAAATTAGCCGGCGTTAAGTTCGAGGCTCATATGAATATGACTACAGTGGATCCGGCGAACATAGTATCTTTCGTGAAGAACAATTACCCAGACGTGATAAGGCATGTTCCGGATATCAATTTTTACCAACTTATAAGAAAAAAGAAATGTCTTCCATCAAAAACGCAAAGATATTGCTGTGAAGTCCTCAAGGAGAGAGGAGGCGGAGGTACGGTGACTTTAGTAGGGATAAGAGCGGAGGAATCCAAGACAAGATCTAAAAGGAATGAGATCGGAACCAGTAAAAGAAAGTATGATATATCATTCGATCAGTTTGATGAGCATAAGGAAAAGATGGTCTCTTGTGTTGGTGGAAAGGATAAGGTGATAATATCACCAATATTAGCATGGACGGACAAGGATGTATGGGAGTTCTTGAATAAGATGAATATCAAGCATTGCGACTTATATGACAAAGGGATGAAAAGAATAGGATGTATATTATGCCCAATGTCAAGTATCGGAGAAATGATGAAATATCCGTTCGATTATCCTCATCAGACAAAAAAGTTTTTGAATGAGATAGAAATACTTGTAAAAAATAGTCACTATGAAGAATTAGGAGAAAATCCAAATATGGTATTAGCGTGGTATTTATCAAAGAGAACAGTGGATGATTTTAAGGGACTGGTGAGAAGAATACAATCCGGAAAATTCAGACCTAATAAAAAGAATAAAGAGCTATGGGATAAATTCATAGATTATTTTGATTTAAAAAACGTAAGCATATGGGAAAGATAATAGGAGCGAAAGTAAGAACTCTTTGTCCCTTGAAGAGCAAAGGAGGTACAGTCATAGAAAAAGGGGAGATATGTACTATAACCAAAAGTTATAAAGGATATGGTATTCGTACCGATGATTATCGGGAGATAACCAGAGTGGATAAATACTGCGTTGAGTTCATCAAGAGGCAAAATATAGTTGATGAAACAAAAGAAACATATTAACCATTAATAATGTTTATTTAATTTAATTCAAAAACAAAATGTCTACTTTTGTAGACAAATAAAAATTACACATATGAAAAAGAGTAAATTTGTAAAGGAGTTAGAGAAGATCATCGATATGGTTAAGATCGAAGATGATGGTTTCGAGTATGGTGGTAAAGTCATCTTCTATAAAGAAGATGATGATAACTATGAAATCACGGTAAAGAACATTGAGATGGATCTGACGGTAGAGGCCAATACTATGGCTAGTATGGATGATAGGACTTTTGACTGCCTTATGAGTGAGGTTTATAAACAAAAGTGTACAAAGACTATAACGATGTCGGAGGATGAGGATGATGAAGACAATTGATAAGATGACCGATCAGGAGATATATGATCTTACTGATGAGCAGGTAGAGAAATTGATCGTAACAAGATGTGCGGAGGAAGGTGTCAGGTTTATAGATGAGCCTCCAGTCATGAAGACGTATGGCTATAAATCTATTTCTCCATCTCATTTCTTCTACTATTTGGAGGGCTTGAATATAGCCGTTCTTGATCAGAATGATGCTATTAAGATAGCTAAGTTATTAAGTGAATTTGATCTATACAGTACTAGATATGATTTCACCATATCCAATGAGGAGCTATGCAGTAGATTGGATATAATCAATATCAAGCATGTTCCGATGTTTGACACGAAAGATAAGGAAGCTTATAAGTCTGTCAAGGATAAGAACAACGAGATCGAGGAGGAGTATAAAGATCAGGTAAACGAATACAAAGAGAATGTAAAAAAGATGGGTGAAATCCGTGCCGAGATATGGTCAAAAGTAATTGATGTAAGGCGCAAGATTGACCACATGAATCATCTTAAAGTTCTTTTCGTAAAGGAATATCTTCCGTTGGTGGATCACGACACGGACAAGGCTATGATATTTTTCAAGAAGGCTTATGATGTGGATGATGATACGGAGAGATATATTCGTGAAGGAATAAAAGATTATCCTTTGTTTAATAATAATATAGATTAAAATGCACAATTGGTTTAAATGTACGGTTTCTTACGAGACCGATGCCGAGAACGGCATGAAGAAGAAGGTAAAGGAAGAGTATTTAGTAGATGCCCTTTCTTATACCGAATGTGAGGCTAGAATAATAGAGGAAATGAGACCATTCATCTCCGGTGAGTTTAGCGTTGATATCAAACGATTCAGGATAGCGGAATTGTTTGCCATGGATGGAGACCGGTTCTATAAGGTCACGGCTGATTATATTACGATAGACGAGAAATCGGGCAATGAGAAACGCAAGGCGTTTAACTACATCGTTCGGGCCAATGACCTTGATCATGCCAAGAAGAACTTCGAGGAGGGCATGAAAGGGACTATATCAGACTTCGTGGTAACCTGTATTAAGGAGGAGAAGAAGTTGATGGATTTCTATGAGTTTGACGGTAAGATCAGGAACCCGGAGAAGCATGAGGATAGTAAGCAACAAGGCTAGCTACGAAACCATGTCATCCGTCGCCGAGAAGTTGATGGAGATAAGTAAGATGGAGGGTACGATTTATCGTATCCTCACATTATCTAATAAGACTTATCTGGCTTCCAAGTTAGGGTATAGTAGGTCCGGATTCTATAAAAAAATACAGAACAGGAATTTTAATATCCGAGAGCTGGCTCAGATATTCGATACGATCATCAACTTCAAAGATCAAGATTGGACTGAGGGTAAGATTAATAGGCTTAAAAGATATAGGGCTATGAGCCTTATGGAGTTCAATAAAAGTTATAAAAAGAAAAAGGCATGAGAGGTAAGATGTTGCCGTGTGAGAGATGCGGGAGGATGGTAGCCATAAGGAGCAAGGGGTTATGTCCAGCATGCAGAGCCAAGGAACTACCGCCAAAGGGGAGGACGGCGATACGGGCGAAGGCCAAGCCCCGGGGTAGGAGCCTAGCCGTGTTCTTTGGCGCCCACGTAGCTAAGTTAAGTATGATAAGAAGATCTGCTACCGGCGCATATATACCATGTCCTGGAGTAAGCAACATATGCCACTTATACCCTAAACGGAAATATAAATCGGTCGCCGAGGATAATGATAACATTATCTACTTGACGGCTGATGAGCATACAAGATTCGATTATCTATTAGATACGATGGATTTCAGCCGGCTCTTGGATGAGTTTGGTAACGTATGGCTGTTGGCAGCCAGAAGGATGAGGGATCTCACACCTAGAGTCGAGGAGGATGGTAAATTAAAAACCAGATTATTATCATGGATAGAAGAAAACAAAAATTACTTTTAGCTCTTGGATACGAGGCTATAAGTGATACGATATATAAGAAAGGAATGGATATGGAAGTCATAAGCGATCAAGAATCGTTTGATGATATGAGAGTTCGTTTATCCAAAAAACATCATGTGGTTATCACGGATGATGGTGTTGTAATAGAGTTTGTTCATAATAAGTCAATGGACGAGAATGCGCCATCATATTATTGGCGATCATCATTACCAATATTAAGATCATATCATACAGATCCTAAATTTACCGCTTTCTTTGGCATATTAGATGTTTTGTCAACGATCCCAAAGAAAGATATGGGTGAGGAGGAAAAGTCTGTTGAAGAGCCTAAAAAAGAGCCTAAAGAGGAAATGGAAGTTGAGTATGATCTGGAGACCGAACAGCAGTATTATGCCGCTGAATGGATAAAGGATATCCCGACGCCGGTGTTATATAGAATGACTGTTGCCGGCAAGCGCGTGTATTATGAGATGGATGTTGATGGGTATCCTATCATATACGATGGAGCCACTAACAATATCGCCAATGGGTATTGTGATACGTCCGGAGCCTTGGAGAAATGGAAGAATGAGATGAGACTCAAGGGCAAGGACCCTGATGAGTACGCTAACTATAGGGCTGACTTAGGTACTATCATGCATTATCTATTTGGGTTGTATCTGACCGGGGTTAACATAAAGCTGATCCCGACATGGATCAGGAAGGTGGTCAAGGAAGCCAAGCTAAGAATAGACAAGTATAGGATGGAGCGGATATTAGTGGATAACATTGATGAGCTAATAGAGGATCTAATATCATTTGCCATATTCTGCAAGGAAAGACATGTAAAACCTGTATTGATCGAGAAGATGTTGAGGTCAAGCAGGTTAAAGGTAGCTTCTTCGGTGGACGCCGTGGTGGAGATGGACAGCGAGCCGGAGACAGTGGAGATAGAGGTCGAGACAGGAGAGTTCTATAAGACGGGAGCCAAGAAAGGTCAGCCTAAGACGGAGAAAAAGAAGATAAAAAGATGCAGGAGGATATTCGCTATATTGGACTTCAAATCAAACAGGAAAGGCAATTTCTATGACGAGTACGCTTTCCAGCTTGAGCTATATAGAAGAATGATACTGGAGAACTACGGAAAGATATTGGAGATAGAGGAGATATATAACTTCGCTCCGGGTGATCCTACCGCAAAGACCAGTCAATATAAGCTGAAAAGACAGACCGACAACCCTATATTGAATATGGCTACCGTAGTATATCTTCAAGGAAAGTATAAGTTCGAGAAAACCAATTATACGGTTACGTCAAGGATCGGATCTTTAGATATAGAGGGTGATTTTGAGTTGAATGGTTTGATAAGAAAAGAGTCGCTGAGAGATTATATATATAGAGTGATGAGCGAGAGGAGAGGATAATGGAATTCAGGGAGTTTGACAAGAGCGTATATCGGTATGAGTTGGATCATAGCAAGCCAAGGAGGAAGATGACGTGCCCGCAATGCGGCAAGGATAAGTGTTTTACGCCGTACGTGGACGTAACCACCGGTCAGATCGTTGGAGAGCAGTTTGGGGTGTGTGATCATAAAAATAAATGTGGTTACTTTAAATATCCAACAGGGAGCGAACTTGGGAACAATGATCTTTTTACCGATTCAAACAAAGTATTAAGGAGGTACAGACCTCCCGTGGATCCGGATATAGCCAACTGCATTCCGGTAAGCAAGATGTTTGAGACGCTTAATCCTTTCGAGACATCTGATCTTCAGGATTATCTATCCAATATATTCGGATCATATCATACCAATAGAGCGTTCAGCTTATATAAGATCGGGATGATGAGATTCGGGGATTGGGGTAAATGCTGCGTGTTCTGGCAACTTGATAAAAGTTGGGTGATAAGGACAGGGAAGATAATGGATTACGGATCAGATGGTAAGAGGGTAAAGGTTCCCATGGATCATGTATGCTGGGTTCACATCCTAGACGGTCAAGATTATTTATTAAGGCAATGCCTGTTCGGTGAGTTTCTTATCAACTTCTATCCTAAGGAAGCCCCGGTATATATAGTTGAGTCGGAGAAGACGGCGGTCATCTGTAATATCGTATATCCAGATAGGCTTTTCATGGCATGCGGAGGTATCCATATGTTGAAAAGGGAGATGATAGAGGCATTGGGACGTAGGAGAATAGTCCTATATCCTGACAAAGGATCGGCGTTTAACGAGTGGAAGAAGAAGGTGGATAGGGATATGAGGGGGATGAATATCGAGATAAGTGATTTTCTTGAATCAAAGCCCAATATAAATGAGGGAATGGATATAGCTGATTATTTTATCATTAAACAAAACAATAATAACAATGGCAAAAGTAGTTGATAATTACAAGGGATTCAAGGTGCTTGAAATAACAAGACAGGAGATGATGGATAAGTTTACCAGATATGGGTGCTTAGGTATTTGCGATATGTGTAACAGACCTACGTCCGTGGGCTATTACGTGGCGGTAATCAATCAATGGATGTGCAAGGACTGTTACGATGATTTTATTAAATCAATTAACAGGTATGAGGAGGATATGGAAATAGAAAGCAGGAATTTCAATAGATATTGCAGCTTATTTAATGTTGAAATAAAGGAAACAGAATGAAAGAACTGTCTTTAGCTCAAAAAGCTATGTTAAACGGATCCGTATGCCCGTACTGCAAGATCCCATCCACTATGATAAATACGGTAGAGGGGAAGCAAGTTGGGTGCGAGAAGTGTGGGGCTTGGATGAGATCCGATCCTTTCGGGAAGCCGATGGGGAGGCTGGCTAAGCCGGATCTTCTTAGGAGTATGGATATGGTAATGACTGAGATTAATATATTTGCGTATAGGACAAAACGGGATGTGCAGGATATTCACAAAAGCCTATCTGGTGAATTGGATATACCAATAGAACATGTATCCCCATATAAGATGTCTTTGCCATCACTACTTAATACCATGAGATATATTGAAAAGTATGGCGATAATCATATACGGATATATGATAGAACCATGGTAAAGAAGGCTTGCCATAGGCACGGAGCGGTGGCGATCGGGAGCAACGCCTGCCACGGATGTCCGGAGTTTCTGTTCCATGTGGTAAACGGCACGACCGATACGGTGGTGTGTGATATGGATATGAGTTATGGAGATTGTATAAAGGAAAATAAATAAATTTGATAGATAATATTAATTGTATAAAAGATGAAAGTAATTTTTATTCATAAGCCAACAGGATTTTATGTAGGAGGATCAGTATTTAACAAGACATGTGGTTTTTACAAATGTAGGGATAAGATGATAGAAAAAGGCATAAGCGAGGATAAGGCTAATATGCTGATTGATATAATAGGTCCACACATATGTGTGTGGGAGATAAAGGATGGAGACGATCCTTATGAGAGCATGAGAGATAGACTCGGGGATAAAGCCTCGTATCTGGATGGAGAGGATATTATCGTAGAGAATTATGATTATGATGAGGAGGACGAAGAGGATGGGGAAATCGACTGAATATTATAGGACACATCCGGAAGCCAGAAAGAAGAAGGCTGAGACGGACAAGAAGATTAATGCTCGTCCTGAACAGAAAGCCAAGAGACGGGAGTTGGGTCGTAAGAATTACAAGACCGATAAGCTGAAGGGTAAGGCTTATCGGAAGGGGAAGGATCTATGCCATACGGCTAAGGGATTAAGATATAAATCAAGATCAGCTAACAGAGGATCTAAATCCGATACGGCTGGCGATAGAAACGCACGAGGATGAACGATAATAGGATATGGAAGACGTCCAAAGAAATTATCATGGACGCCTATGAGAGGATAATGAAATATCAGTCGGGAGAACTTCTCCCGGCTCGTACTGGATACCCTTATCTAGACAAAGCTTTGCTGGGGGGATTTTACCCTCAACATGCGATAGCCATAGGAGCTAGACCAGGGGTTGGAAAATCCTATTTGGCGCAAAAGATCATGAACAATGTGATGAATGTCAACATCAATCCACAAGCAGATGATTATGTATGGTTAAGATGTGAGTTCGAGATGAATCCGGAAGACTTGGTATTACGTTCACTATCAAAAAAAATGAACAAAGACATAGAAGATATCCTCCTTCGTAAAATGAATGAAGAGGAGATGCTAGAAATGCAAAAATGTCTTAAACAAGAAAATTCAAACAGAATAACGTATATACCCATACCTACAACAGTTGATGAGCTTAAAGATTTTCTATGGAATGTATATATGCCGGCGAATAAGGATAAGAAAATTGTATTTGTATCCATAGACCATACAGCTCTTATACAAGGTTCGGGTGATGCCAAGAGGAATATAGATAGTTTGATGAATATGTGTAATATAGCCAAAAGAACGTTCCCAAACATCTTCTTCCTTATCGTATCGCAACTCAATCGAGAGATAGAAGGCAGGCGTGATCCGAAGGATCATATGCCAAGGCAGTCTGATTTCTATCAGTCTGACTCATTGGGGCAGCTATGTACGGCTATGGTAGTGTTGAATATCCCAAGGAGATACGGGTACTCCTCATACATGCAATTTCCGCAAGGATGGTATCCTAATCTGGAACGTTTCAAGAGCGAGTCAAGACGATCCTTCCGTGTGGATGGATTATTGTTCCATCATATCGTAAAGGTCCGTCAAAGATCATTGGAGGAGATTGACGCTATACATGTAGATATCATGAAAGGATATGAGCGATATTATCCTGATGGAGGGGTGGTTCGCCAAGAAAGACCGGGAGGCTCGGATGCCCCCGTGGGTAACGGCAAGCCGGATACGACCGTAGTGACGCTTCCGCCCCCACCTCCCGGTGTTCCATTGGAGCAACAATATATACCGCCCAGTGATGATTTCAATGTAGTACATGACGAAACACCTTATTGACATGAGATTGAGACATAATTACTTGCTTGTAGTGATAAAGGTGCTGGAAATGTTCTTGAAGACCGTATTGTCGGTTGAGGATAAGATGGGGATAAAGGAAATTATATCCTCGTTAAAGGAAATGGCTAAATACAGCATCAGATATATCATAAATCGGGAACGGGAAAAGGAGATCATGAGTATCTGTGATGAGGTATCCAATAAAGTACAGGAGTATAAAAGGATAAATGACAACTCAATGATATTGGAATTGGAGAACCTAAAAAGGGAAGTTGTGGCGGTGGAGGATCTTCTTAGCTCATACAAGGGGGTTCTTGACGCCGAACTGGTGATAGCCGAGGATGATATCAGAATCATACGGGACAAGATCGCTATAAGCCTGAGGGAGGACGGAACATGTAAGAGCATGACTGATGCTGATAAAAGGGCTAGGGTGGACGTAAGATACGAGAGGGCGTTAGAGGATTATCGAATCCTTCTAAGATGCGCCAATACGGTTAGGGCTAAGATGTCGGTTGTAGGGCATCTTAACCAATCTATAAATCAATCTATATCAGTTGGTAGAGTTGGTATGGCTAATGAATCTTATACGGTAAAACAGTATGAAAAAGGGAAAGAGATTATCGAAAGCAGACGCCCTTAGGGTGTTGAGAAGGGCTTACGATCTAATAAAGAATGATAATTATACATTTATGTGCAGAGCAATAGAAAAGGCAGCGGTTGAATTATCACTTGCTGAAAGATCATGTGTGGCGTGTTATCTTATACCAGAACTGAAGATGTTCAAACCTGTAAACAGAAAAAATGGAGATTTTTGGTTTCATTCATCAAAGAAAAACATAAGGTTACATATAATAGATACGCTAATAGATATATATAACGGAAATGATCATCCCGATATAGTCGAGAGGGTAGCCAGAAAGATAAGGTCAATATTTTAACTCATTAGCTTATGTATATAAATTTTGAACAGATGATGACATCAGGATTAACGATGTCTGATGTCGGGTATCTTTTGATGATCCGGCAGAAAGAGGAGATGGCTAGCGTCATTCCAAAGGAGAAAATAGATAGTTATAAAGCATCTGGTTATATCGAGCTTCAGAAGAATGGGAAGTGGAAGATAACACCAAGGGGAGGGTCGCTGCTGATGCTGATAGAGACACCCGGCCTGACACCGGAGGTCGAGGGGATCCGGGACCGTATCGTTGGTGTGTATAACGATATGGGTAAGGATACAGGAGCTATCAAGGAGGTAGAGAAACGGCTCGTATGGTTCGTAGCTAATACCAACTTCAAGGAGGGACCTATAGTAAGAGCCGTAATATCCCACATAGATCTTAAACGTGAGTATACGATGAGATTGGATAACTTGATATGGAAACCATCAAATGTATATAGTGTGCATATGAGTTTATCGGAATCAACGTTATTCGATACGATCATAAAAATGTATGGCATGACGTCTGACTTGTATCTTAGGGAGAACAAGAACAAGGAACTGGCATGGTTGTTCGCCATAAGCCGGCTCCCGGATCCTCCCAAGAAAATGGATAAGGAATACGCTATCACAGGCGATGTTAAGATGGACATCGAAAGGATATCGGATATAAAAAAAGAATTAGGTAGAAGATTAAAAATGTCGATTTAGTATGGAAAGAAAAGAAGTTGAAAAAGTAGTCAAGGAAACGATATTCGAGAAAATGGGTGAGTTTACGGGTCTTAATCATGCCGCCGAGATCAATAACGAGGATGATCTGGAAACTGACATGGGTATGGATCCCTTGGATTTCGTAGAGGTGGTGATGGGGATTGAAGAGAAGATGGATATAAGGATTCCGGATGATGTCTTTGGCGATAAATCTGTCGATGAACTAACTGTAGGGATTTTTGTGGATATGTTGTATGATTGGGTTAAGGGTAAGTAATGGATTTCGGATATGATGATTGGGAAGAGGGGTTAGAGACCCCTCTTGTCGATGATTGTGATGACGATCATGAGGAGGAAGAATATGATTTCAGTTAAGGAGTTAAGACCGGGCAATCTTGTAAAAGACAAAGCTGGTGATATATGGAGAGTAGGGTGCGTTACCGGTATGCGTAATGAAAGTGGATCATTAATCCTTGAACGTGAGGTTGATGATGGGATAATGAAATGGTATTCAGGGGAAGATGATGTCATGCCTATTGAGATAGACGATAACCTTCTTGACGCTATCGGTTTCAAGAGTGACAAGAATAGGGACGTATATCGTGGACACGGGATGACCATGGAGGTTTTTGGCGACGAGTATTATCTCGGACTTAGGGATATGGAGGATAACCTGAGCGAGCTTATCCAGATAAGGTATTTGCATAACCTACAGAATATTTCGATGGATTTATATGGGCGTGACATAAATACGGAGAGGCTTTATGATCGTTCCGGAGAATAACTTGCTATGCAAGACGATAGGCGGTGAGAAGGTGCTTGCCGCATCCTACTCACAGATAGACACGTTTGTTCAGTGTCCGTATAAGTGGTATAAGACTTACGTGGAGGGTCACAGATCCACGGAGAAGCACGAGGCTACGTCATATGGTACGGTTATCCACCAGACAATGGAGTATTTCTTCAAGAACGGATGCAGGCCTTCTTATGAGGATATGAGCAAGGCATTCAACTACTACGCCGATATAGAACAGATTCCTTTCGATAGCGTAAAATCCCAAATCGAGTCCATGCAACATGCGGCTAGGCTAATAAGATGGATTGTGGGGTTGTTTGAGAAGGATGCTGCTGGCAATTATAAGAAGGCATGGTCCGATCTTACGCCAATGGAGAAGGTGGTCCGGGGGTCGAGACCGGTCGGCGTGGAGGAGGACTTCGTCCTGCCCTATAAGCTGCCCAAGCCCCTTACTTTGGATGGCGTTACGTACGATAAGGTACATATCATAGGATCGGTGGACTGGCGTGGAGAGTATAAGACAAAGGATAGGATAGCTATGTATACGATAGACTGGAAGTCCGGGAGGAAATTATTCGATAAGGATAAGTTGCTTCACAACCTCCAGCACCCGATATACGCCTTTTACATACTAAGGAAATACAAGGTACTTCCGGATATGTGTAGCTATTTCTTTACCCGTATGCTGGACAATCAAAATGTGAAGGTAGATAAGGAGAAAGTGGAGAGATCGGTCAAGGAACTTAACGATATTCTCCTTGACATGTATGATTTCGAGACAAATAAAATAGATAGCTATCAAGCTCACGTTTGGGACGACGCCAAACAGGGGTATAAGTACGAGAAGCGCTACCTCATGGGACGCCAGCCGGCCTGCCTTGAACCCCGCCCCAAGCCCTTGTGTTTTTGGTGCGATTTCTCGATCCACAAACAAGGGACATGCAGGTACTCATCGGATTGGGATGATTCAAAAAGAAAGAATAAAAAAGATTAACTTTATTAAAAAGCCTAGGTAAATATCTAGGCTTTAATTATATTTGTGTCAATAAATAAATGATTATGGATAAAAACGAAAGAGAAAAACAGGTATTGGATCTTCTGATGTCTAGAAAGGATATCAGGAAATTGGTAGAGAAATCAAATGAATGTTATTCTAAAATGGATTTCGTTGGCGCCATGAAATGCCGGCAGGAGATAAAGGATATCGTAGACCGGGAATCGAAGATCATGTTGACAAAAAGCGAGTCTTTGGTGAGTTTGATGAATAACGCTGATAATGAATATAAATTCAATATGCTGGTATGGCTACATTCCATGATGTGTATGGCGGATGTATTTAACGGGATATTGGAGGATTTCAAGGATGGGGTAAGAAAAGCCAATGGCAACTCCAAGTTCGTTAAGTTCGATAATCTGGATCGGTTAATGACAGAATGTAAGAAGGAGATTGATTACCTGATGAAAGGCACAAGTAAATCATTCCAGATATCTTTTGCCGTAAGAAGCGATGAGCTAAGGGAGATGATAGAGAATATGGTTGGAGACAATATCCGAGAAGGGTATGACATATTCAAGGAAGAGGCTAAAATGACCAAAGAGACAGACAGGAGCAAGATAGAGGAATTTAATAAAAGGCTGGACCATGATTAAATGCGATATAAAGGTAGGTGATATAGTCCATACCCAGGTGGGCACGGGAGAGGTGATAGCTATAAGTAAAACTGGTAATACTTTGATGGTGAAAACATTTGACAACCATGAGATCCCAGTGAGATTAGAATATGTAATAGATGTTTTTGATAATTATAAACAATAATTATGAAATGTAGCTTGGAAGATAGGATAAAAAAAGCCATAGCAAAGCATGGTGGTAAATACACATATGATCTATCCTCTTTTGATGGCAAAAGGATAGATATTATATGTCCTATACATGGAATTTTCAAACAAATATTAGCAAATCATGTTAACAGTGGGCATGGATGTCCTAAATGTGCATTAGAATTGTCAAGGAAAAGAAAGACTCAATCTACAGACGAATTTATATCAAAAGCAAAAAAAGTACATGGAGATAAATATATATACGATAAAGTAGCTTATAAGGGACCTAGAAATAAGGTTATTATAACATGTCCTATACATGGGGATTTTGAACAAGCTCCATATAACCATTTAACAGGATATGGATGTTTAAAATGCGCTCGTGACAGAGTGAAAGAATCGAAAAAAGAAGAAAGGAAAAATAGATTTATAGAAAGATCGAATAATACACACAATGGCAAATATGACTATTCTAAAGTAGAGTATGATACTAGATTCAGCAACGTGATTATAACATGCCCTATACATGGGGATTTTAGACAAAGAGTGGATAATCACATGTACGGAAAGGGGTGCCCTATTTGCGGGAAAGAATCTATGGCATCAAAACAAACAATGACAAAAGAAGAGTTTATAATAAAAGCGAGAGAAATACATGGGGATACATATGATTACTCTTTATTAAAATTCTCAAAAACACATGATTTTGGGGATATAATATGCAAGAAGCATGGAGTATTTAAACAGAATCTTCATAATCATCTTTGCGGGAACGGATGTCCTATATGCGCGAACTCTGAAGGATCTAAGATGGAGAAAGAAATGTTCGATTTTGTGTCATCGATAGATAATACGGCTGAGTTTAGACACAAGATGGACGGAACGGAAATTGACATTTTTATAAAAAGTAAAAATATAGGAATAGAAATGGATGGATTATATTGGCATGGATATGAGTTTAAAGGCTCAAACTTCCATCTTGATAAAACAAATAAATTAAAAACATACGGAATAAGACTAATACACATATTCGAAGATGAATATAACGACAAAAAAGATATAGTAAAAAGTAGGATAATGAATATATTAGGGAAAACTCCCAATATATTGTATGCTAGAAAAACAAAAATAATAATGATAGATAACAAAACATCATCTTTATTTATGGAAGAAAATCATATACAAGGAAATTGTGCATCATCAGTCAGAATAGCGCTTTTGTATAATAACGAAATAGTATCTGTTATGACATTTAGCAAGCCTAGACTTAACGTGAGAGGAGAGAAGAAGGAGGGCGTCTATGAGCTTGTGAGATTTTGCAATAAAATAAATTACACCGTGATCGGAGGAGCAAGTAAGCTATTATCGTTTTTTATAAAGGAATTTAACCCGGTTAAAATAATATCATATGCAGATAAAAGATGGAGCGATGGCAACTTGTATAAAAAATTAGGATTTGATCTAGTGTCAGAAAGCAAACCGTCTTATTTTTATGTAAAAGGATTAAAAAGATTCAATAGATTCAATTTCAGAAAAGATGTGCTGGTAAAAAATGGGGGTGATCCTAAATTGTCCGAGAATGAGATAATGCTAGATATGGGATACAAGAGAATATATGATTGCGGTTCAATGAAATTCGAGAGATGTTTAAGTTAAGACCATATCAAGAAAATTGTGTCAGAAGTATATATGATTATATAAGTTCTGACAGACATGACCCGGTTCTGGTGGTGGCTCCTGTAGCCGCCGGCAAGAGCTTGTTGTTGGCGGCGGCGGCTAGGATTATGGGAGGCAATACAATCATTTTGCAACCATCAAAAGAATTACTACAGCAGAATTATGATAAACTCATATCATATAACATACCGGCTACCATCTACTCCGCTTCCTGTGGCAAGAAAGAGCTATCTAACATGATATATGCCACGTTAGGATCTATCAAGAAAGTTGTTGGTCAGCTTAAGGAGATGGGGATCAGAAACGTATTGATAGATGAGGCTCATGCCGGATACAGTCCTGAGGATGGCAGTGAGTTCATGACATTCATGAATGAGCTGAAGCCGAGAAAGGTGATAGGGTTTACAGCCACGCCATGTAGACTTAAAAACATGTCGATAGGACAGACATCATATTCCCAACTTAATTTCATTACTCGTATGAGACCGGTGTATTTCAAGAACCTGATTCACGTGATACAGGTAGAGGAGATGATAAGACAAGGATTTTGGACACCTCTTAAGTATGAGACATGGGATTTCAATGGAGATGCCCTTAAACTTAATTCTAACGGCTCTGAATATACGGCTGAGTCTATTAGTGAGGCGGTGAGAAAAAATGGCTTAAACAACCTTATTTTGCGTCGATTGATGGTATTAAAAGACGTATGTAGATCTATACTGGTGTTTATGGATTCTGTTGAGAGCTGCAATACTGCCGCCGAATGGATGAACGCCAAGATATGTGCCGGCATGGCGGAGGTGGTTCACGGAGGCACGCCAAAGAAGCAGCGGGAGGCTATAGTTGAGAGGTTCAAGTCGGGTAAGACGAAGGTAGTGTTCAACTATTCCGCCCTCGGTACGGGATTCGATCATCCGGGCCTGGACTGCGTGATAGTAGGAAGACCGACATTTTCGTTCTCTTCGTTTTATCAGTGGCTTGGGAGAGCTGTCAGGATAAAGGACGGTAAGGATAGCGCTTTGATTGTTGATTGCTGCAACAACTCGTCAAGGTTCGGTGATATAAGGAAACTTAGTATAGAGAACTACAAAGGATATGGATGGGGGATGTTTATCGGCGATAAACTAATTACCAATATCCCGATGGGGGATAAGGTAACGAAAACAGATCTGGATATCAAAGCCGCCAAGAAAGACCGAAGGAGGGGGCTGGCGCAGGGCGTAACCGCAGCCCCTGTTCCAGGAAGACCGGATCATCCCCTTGGCTCTACGTTAATGACATTCGGCAAGTATTGTGGATGGATGTTGCATTCAATTCCGGTATCGTACTTCAAATTCATAAACGAGACCTTTGACTGGGATAATGATAGGAACAAGGATATAAAAGAATATATAGATTTTTTAGCTAAAAACAATAAGTTATGATAGGTTGTATATATCATGAGGCTGATCTTGACGGAGTAATGTCAGCAGCTATAGTAAAAAAGTATTTCAAAGGGGACATTGATCTTCTTCCTTACAATTACGGCAAGGAAATACCTGACGTGAATAAATACGATAAGGTGTTTGTAGTTGACGTGTCATTTGGCGATAGAACGAGATTCTTATTCGACGAATGGGAAGACAAGGGGATAGATGTCACATGGATAGACCACCATAAGACGGCGATAGAAGCTGTGAAGGACTATAATGTCAAAGGCAAAAGACGTATCGGAACGGCGGCTTGTGAGCTTACGTGGGAATATCTTTTCGATGATATCGAAACCCCTGACGTGGTAAAATTATTGAGCGCTTATGATGTATGGGATCATGATCGCTTCGAATGGAGTGACGTTCTTTCATTCCAATATGGGATGAGAGGGTATTGCGGGCTTGACGTTGACATGGTCAGGGAGGTGCTAAACAAGGCGAATGGCGAGTTTGTTTCTGATATGATAAGAAATGGCGAGGCCATAATAGAATATATCATCGAGAAAAACAGAGGAGAAATGAAGATGTTCTCATTCGAGGCAGATATATTTGGATACAAGGCGATATGTATGAATACTACGGAGTTTAACTCCACCACATTCGAGTCTATGTACGATCCTAGAAAACATGATTTGATGATGCCATTTTGCTGGAACGGCAGATTCTTCAGATGCTCGTTCTATACCACCAAGGAGGAGGTGGATGTCTCGGCGCTGGCACGCAAGGCCAACCCCGGTGGAGGAGGTCATAAGGAGGCTGCCGGCTTCCAGCTTAGCGTGGAGGATATGATGGAGTTTCTAAAAAACAGAAAAATGTTATGATAGGGCTAGTCTTTGCCTTTATAATAATGGCAGGTTCTATCTATTTGATAATAGAAGGGAATAAGAAGGATGATTCTACTGAATTTTATGGAGGGATAATAGCAACGATCTTATCTATCTTCTTGATGTGCTTAGTAATACAAAATATAAATACAAAAGATATGGGAAAGGTGTATAAATTAAAGAGACTTAACGAGATGAAGCTAGATGATTATGGCTTCGGTCTGTTCGAGTACAATGGCGTTCTTTATTTCAAGGAGGCAGATGAAGGGAGATGCTTTGATGTAAGGAGCGGGAATGAGGCTATTATCGGGAAAGATAAAATTGTAACGGTCTTGGAGGATTGATCATGAGAAAGCTTAATGACACCAACAGGACAAGGAAGAGGAGTGTACGGCACTCGTGGATAAAGGCGGGTCCGGGGATCCAACGCTGCGCTATTTGTGGGATCACGAAGCGAAGTGAGTATATAGACGGGAAGACCGTTCATTGCGTGCATCTATCATCTGGTGAGCTTTACTCTATGACAGGTGAGACGCCAGAATGCAGGGATCTTAGTGAATTTTATTAATCTAAATTACGAAAATATGACATGGTATAATACTTACGAGGAGATAAAAGCCAAATATCCGGATACTGTTTTTGAGGAATATTGGTTGGTAGAAGAAGATGTCGCTAAATTAATGGGGCATGAACCTATTATAAAAGGATGGGCTATAATCAAAAATGATCCTAATATAGATAGTAACATTATATCTAGTAACAAATCAAATATCAATGCTATTGAAGCCGATAAAAATGAGGGCGATGAGCGCAATATATTGTTGCATATTGGGATATTATCCCCATTTAATGATGATCCAGTAATAATAATAAAACAAAAAGGAGTTTAAGATGGAAGAAGAATTTAGCAAATATGAAAAAGTTGTTTATGATGGCGAGGTATTTGAGGTACTTGAAACAGCTGATCGTACAAGAACAATGAAATTAGCCCCATTATTTAAAGCATCATATGAATATGTTTGGGTTGATGAAGAAATGGTTGTCTCGTTAAATAGGGCTATTAAATTAAAACTTATTGATAAGGAGACGGTAGATAAAATGACAGATTACAGCATCCCTAGTTTACAGGATATTTATAATGCATGTAATAAAGCCAAAGATGAAACGATGGCTAAGGCGGATAAGTCCGCCATAGGGAAAGACGGCAGCGGGAAAAACGACCGGGCCGACGGTAAACTCCGGTGGGACCTCCTTCCTTTGGCTGAGATAGAGGACATCGTGAGGGTATATACGGAAGGAGCCAAGAAGTACGCTGATAACTCATGGCAAGATATACCTGATGGATTCAATCGGTATCTAGGTGCACTCATGAGGCACTTGGTCGCTTATACGAAAGGGGAGAGATATGATAAGGAGGGATTCATGCATCTATCCGCCGTATGCTGGAACGCCATAGCGTTATTATATTACGATAAACATAACAAAGGGCTTATAGAATGGAAGAGTCAGGAAAAAGAGTAAAAAGAGTAGTAGATGAGGGATTAAGAGCTATCGACAAAAGAACGGGTAAATACGTTAATGTAATCAAGCGCACTATTGATGATAGCCTATTCCCGATAGTTAAGTATCTCAGTTACAGTTATAATGAATTAAATTATGATTATGTAAAGAATCTGAATTTTGATGTAAACGTAAATTGGGAGCAGCGTAGATATCAGATTGTTAAGGATTTATTATCTAACGATTTCGATGGGAGAAAGATGAGTATAGATGAGGTAGATAATGCTATATTTACCGCTGATTTGATTATTAACAGATTAACAACTATTTGAGATGGTAAGAATTGATTTTTTCACGAAGAAAGACGCTGAGTACAGCGACTACATGCGGTATATTATCGCCAACACATTACAGGAGTATGAGGGTGAGGTCACGTTAAACCAGATCCCGGAGAACAAAGCCACGGAGGAGGAAATATCCAAGTACGGTATAGAGGTATATCCTACTATCATCGTCAGCGGAGATAACATGGATGGCTTTAATAAACTTGAGGGGATGGCCAGAAAAGCTGATCTTATTAACGTCATGTCGTTATACGACAAGAAATAGGCTTATGACGATAAGGGATAAATATTTTGGTTGGAAAGATATATTCTTTGACAGGTTCGTGCATTGTTGTAATGAAAAAAGTGATCAACCACAAGGAAGTAATATACCTCTAGCCAAAATAAACTTCGATAACAAGACAGGATATGTGGAGGACGGGACTATTAATATAGCCGAGCTTCTTCAATATCTTTGGATAAATAATAAGGTCTATGGGTGTGAATATGCACCCATAGATATATCCTCTGTCTTGCAAACATTGATTAGATTGACCGAGAATGCTAAGTTCATATTTGACGACCAACCCGGCATACATGATATGATCCCATATAGAGGTTTTTTTCTTAGAGATGATTTTTTACCCGGGAAAGATTATTCACTTGATTTGGATAAAATAGTGAGCGGGATGGGAGGATGGTATGGGGAGGATGAGGATCCATGTTACTCGATGTTCGTCAGTCAAGATCAGATATGGAACTTGAACCCGATATTGAAGGTATTAGCTGATGAGGGATCTATTCTAGCCAAGGAGCTTGGGTATGATATGAACTCATATGTCAGCGATAATGGATACACGATATACAACCCCTACCTCTCGTGGATTAATCATTACTATCATTATTGCCCGACATTTAATGAGGATAAGCTGAAACCTTGGGATAGGGTGGAAGACAGAAAGAATAAATTCAAGATGACGGATAAGGTTAAGAGAGGCGCCAATAATTGGTATTATTCAGGCGGGACTATATCTTGTGTGGATAATTTCTTGGGGAAAGAATACAGGAAGAATCTCCGAACCTTCATATATCGTGGAATAGTATTCTTTTTAGATCGGATATGGCATACACCATTGTTTGAGAAGATGGGCGTGAAAATGAAATACAACGCTTATTATTGTTATGCCGCTACTTCCGGGATATGGTATGATAAGGGATTCAAGGAAAGACTAGCCAAGAGGTTTAACAAGTCGCTGGGCGGCGACGGGGAACTGTTCGGGGCTAACCTAGCCTGCATGGTATGTGACCGTAAGGATATCGATTGGGAGGCGCTTCGTCTTTGGCTTGACAAATACGATGATCCTACTGATAAGGGCATGGTGAATAGCCCTATTCAATTTATGTATTTATATTTATATTACACTTTTAACAAATAATTTGAAATGAAGAAGATAAATAACTGGGTTATAAGAACATTTGGGTTGAGAGGCTCATGGAACTGGGCTAAGAAACAGATGTTAAATGGAGCGATCATTAAACGTAAGGCTACTACAGGGACATACAAAATAGCTATTGATGATGACAAGAATAGGTTACTTGTAGCCACATGGGATCATCTAGATCAAAGTCCTGTATGGGAAAGGTGCCCGCATAGTTTATTAGATGAAGATGCGGTTGATTATTTTGTCACAGCTCATAAGGAATTATCATATGGAGGCATAAAGATCAGGATGAAAGATGAATTTAATTGTAACGATAAAATATCGAAAGTATGAAAAAGATTACTGATAAAGACGTAGAGCGCCTTAAAGCCGGGAAGAAGATAACAAAAGGATTTATCCATATGCAATTAGATGATAAGGGAAAATTGAACTTGTGGAGTGATATCAACATAACTGACAATTATAGAAGTCTTAAGATAGACGCTAACAAATTGTTTGATCATGGGATTCTTTCAGAGGGATATGATAAATTGAGAGTTATAAATATAGGACAACAGGGACGAAGGTAATGAAAGTGCATATTATTAATCATCGCTGCGGTGACGATGAAATAGAAGTTAAAAATGGCATACGAGTTTTTGATTGGGTTGGGAATGAGTTTATTATCAATCTAAATAATTTTGGGGAACTGGAAATAAATGGATTGAGTATATAATTACCTTAATTTAATAGACATGGAGACTAAAATATGCAAGAAATGTGGTAAAGAATTACCAGTGGATAAATTCTATAAGAACAAATCACAAAAGGATGGGTTTGGATACTACTGTAAGGATTGTGTAAATGCCTACAAATCGTCCCAAAAAGCCAATGCAAAGGGAGGGGGGGTAAATTAACGAAAGTGTTTACCAATCCAGATCTAGCCAAATTCAAACCTAGAGAACTTATCGAGGAACTAAAAGCTAGAGGTTACAAAGGTACGCTCACCTATGAGCAGGTAATAACATTAGGTGATTAACACCATTTTACACTAGAATCGTAACATTATAATATAATTTAAAAGATGGCAAAGAAACAGTTAAAGATCCCGTTTAAAGACGGGAGACCATGTAAATGGGTTAAGGATGTTCATGATGAGGAACGCGATAATTATGAGTTTGATGAATGTCTTGAGATACACGGATTCGTTCGTGGATGCTCTTCGGCTGTAATGATATTAAGACCGGCAAATGATCATGGAAAGGATTTCAATTATGTCAACAGCATCTATTATCAAGTGTTCTTGACAGATAGCAAGGAGATAATACAAAATATGATGCATGGGATCATATACGGGAAATGGACTTTTGTTAAGAGGGGAGAAAATTTTGGTATAAAATTGGTTAAGGTCTTACCTAAGATACATAAAATATCCCTTGATATGATCGCAAAGGATATTTTTAGGTCTGAGAATAAATGAACAATATGAAAGTATTATCATTATTTGATGGGATATCATGTGGATATCTAGCATTACAAAGAGCCGGTATACCTATAGAGACTTACTACGCCTCGGAGATAGACAAGACATGTATAAAGGTAAGTCAAAAACATTTTCCTAATATTATTCAATTAGGGGATGTTAATAACTGGAGAACGTGGAATATTCCATGGAAAGACATAGATCTGGTCATGGGAGGGTTCTGTTGCCAGAGCTTCTCTAGCTCAGGTAAGGGTAAAGGATTCATGGACGCTCGTGGAAGGCTTTTCTTTTGCTTCTCGGACATCGTAAAGCATTTAAGGAAGGAGACCAAAGGTAAGGTCCTGTTCTTGGGTGAGAACGTCCGGATGCGGGATGAGCACCGCTGGGTGATTACCGAGGAGCTTGGCGTGGAGCCGGTGGAGATCGATAGTGCCTTGGTCTCGGCACAGACCCGGCATCGCCTTTATTGGTGCAATTGGCCGGTAGAAATGCCGAAAGACAAGCATATATCATTGGATGATATTCTAGAGCATGACAAGGGTTGGAATCCGGGAGCCATAAGAGGGAGATATATAGGGACCATTGTCGGTAGAAGGATAGGAGAGGACGGGTATCGAAAGGATTGTGGCAAGGACATAAAAATAACGCAATGTCTGGAGATAAGAAAAGATAAGAATACCACTCCCATCAAGAAAAGTAATTGCCTGACAACAGTCATGAAAGATAACGTGATCTCATCACTACCTCCCGGAAGATATCCTAACGCCTTTGACATGAAAGACAAATTCAGATACCTGACCCCGGTGGAGATGTGTAGGCTACAGACATTGCCGGATGATTACCTTGACGGGATAGCCCCAAATACGGCCATGTCTTTAGCGGGTAACGGATGGACAGTGGATGTGATAGCCCATTTGCTAAGAAGCATCGAACGTAAGCAGATAAATGATATTGTAAAGGAATTTCGCAAAATTACTGATGAGCTTATGTTCGGGTCATTAGAAACGGATATAATGTGACATGTGAAGGTAAACACGAGCAAAATGAGACCATACGGAAGAATCAAGACAGTTAAGGGATCTTTATGGAAAAAGGATATACATCCACCGAAAGGGCACAAGAATTGGTGGGATGACATATGCGATCCTGTACCTAGAAGTACTATGAAGCTTAAATTTAAAACAGAGTTAAGAGATGATTATAAACAAGAAATGGTCAATGCCGAACAGCGAGACATTCAGCATAAAACCGATAAGGGAACTTATAGATAAATATCGAGAAGAGGGGATGGTTATAGTGGATCCATTCGCCAGAAACAGCGATATAGGGACGATCACCAACGATCTTGACCCTGAGACTAAGGCTATGTATCATAAGGACGCCACGGACTTCCTGCGTGGTCTTAGCGATAATATAGCTGATATGGTGTTGTATGATCCACCATATTCCCCGAGACAGGTATCCGAGTCATATAAAAAGCTTGGAGGTGCTGTTAATATGCAAACAACGCAATCTAGTTATTGGGCTATGCAGAAGAAGGAGATAGCTAGGATCACCAAGAAAGGAGGGGTAGTCATTACCTGCGCGTGGAACTCCGGCGGTATAGGGGCCGGGCTTGGCTTCGAGCAGCAGGAGATTCTTCTTGTGGCTCATGGGGGATGGCATAATGACACGATCGTTACAGTAGAAAGGAAAATGAAATTATGAAGGAAAGGATATTCACCACAAAAGAACAGGGGAGGGTGCTGATCGAGGCCGGGCTACCTATCTCTACCGCCAGCGGCTTCAGAGACAAGTATCTGGATCAATTACATTCTATGGAGGATAACGCTGGTCGTATAGGACTGATCGAGGCCGTTACCCCGGATATATCCAACCCTGTTTGGGATGTAGGGACGTTACTGAATTTGCTCCCATATGAGATAGAGGGTTGTACATTAGAATGTTATAAGCTAAAACATGCATGGTCTGTAGCGTATAGAGACATAGACGAGATCCCTATATGTTGGAGTAGCGAGAGACTTCTTATAGATACATTATTTTCACTGATAACAACATTATTAAAAAATGGATTATATGAGTATAAAACAAACAGCAAGAATAAGGTACAAAACGGAGGATAATCCTCCTATGGAAGGTGTTCCTCTTTTAGGATACAGCAAAAAATACGACTGTTGGGTAGCGTTAGTATACAGAAAAGGGGATAACTATTACACCAATATGGAGTGCGATGTTGAATATAAGACGTCTTCTCCAGATGAATACGAATACGTATATCCGTGAGAACTAGAAGGGATATATTTATATTTAAGCATGATTAATATTATTTTAATATTATTCATGCTTTTATTTTTGTTTAAATCATATCTTTGTATCAACATTAAAAACCAGATTATTATGGATGGAGACAAACAAAAAGTCAATGAACTTACGATGAGGACGCTGGGTTCTCATTATGGCGGATATGCCTATGTAAAGGTAAAAAATCGTCAAACTGATGTAAAGATAGACTGGAAGCTATTAAGGGCTATAGAAAAAGGGGAGGTGGAGATAGACAACGAAAAATATCATCTATCCGGAATAGAGTACGTAGCTAAAAGATATCAAGACATGTTTTACGCTGGTCGTGATATTTATTATTTCAAGGGTATAGGAGGGCATGGGATGACCGATCTTCTTAGAAACGCTATAGATGATTTACTGGATACCATAAGCAGCAGGGAGACTTATCGTAGCGCAGAGCACAGGCTGTACGCCCAAATGAATAAACTTACGGAAGCGGGAGCCATGATCAGCTTAGCTATTGAATTACTAACATCTAACATCCGTCATAGTTATGGAGAAATTAATTTTGAACGACATCCAAGACCTGTGGAGATGGAGGGAGAAGATAAACATTGATGACTTCAAAGAGGATCCTATGGCTGAGGATATGCCATTATATTTCCCGTGCGCCGTCGTATGGAATGTGGATTATGGTGAGCATGACGCTGATAATTATGTATGTTATGGATTTGTTTATGTAGCAGAAATATTAGGGATATGAGTGTTAAGAGACAGATATTTATTAATAACAAAGGCATTGATGGGGAGATAGCTAATAATATGACATTTGATTTCGATTTCAATGTTGACAAGAATATTCTTGAAAAAATAAAAGCAAAGAAGGAGAGCAATAAACTAAATACAAAAGATTGGGCGCTGTTCTCGCTTATGGTTTTGTTTATTTTTGCGATGGGAGTTGTAAGTGGATGGTTGGCGTTTAATTGTTTAAATCATGGATAATTTAAAAGACATACAAAATATAACTGGTCTTACGTCAGAAGCTATATTCAATATACGTAAACCTGTTGATTATATGTGTAGTGATATAGACAGTCATATAAAAGATATCGAGACACAATGTGATTATATTATGGATGGGGACGAGGAGGATGTTAAATACTATTCAAAATCAATCAAATCAGACGTAGATTCTTATTTCGAGGATATACGGTCAAAGGTCGAGAATCTCCGTGATTGGGGAGAGCAGTGGAAAGTACTGGCTAAAGACCTATTTGATGAGTTGATGAAAGTAAATAACGATAAGACCATAAACGACTATCTGTCTTATGAGGCATTAAATAAGATTAAGGAACATTTAAAATAAAACTATAAACATGAATAAAAGAAAAACCAAAAAAAGACTCCATTTAAATAATAAAGAATTTCAAGTCTTATTTCGTTCAGGCAAGAAATACTTTAGATATGCGATAAATAATCTATGTCTTGCTTTTGGATGTTCTTCATTAGAATATTGGATATACTTCTTTGAAGGTAAAAGAGTTGATGGGAGTATATATTATAAAAGCATTTCACGACTAGTTCTTAGATAATGATAAATTAACAAAATAAATAGACATGAGCAAATTACTATTTTTTGATTTAGAGACAACCGGGGTTAAGTTCTGGAGAAACGGGATACACCAAATAGGAGGGATCGTGGATATCGACGGGCAGGAAGCCGAGAGGTTTGACATTCGCCTAGCCCCGAACCCTGCCGCCACGATAGAGCAAGAGGCGCTGGACGTGGCTGGCGTTACCTTGGAGCAGATACAGTCGTATCAACCTATGGAAGAAGGGTACAGGCAGTTAGTTGGTATATTATCCAAATACGTGAATAAGTTCGACAAGAGGGATAAAATGTATTTAGTGGGGTATAACAACGCTGGATTCGATAACAACTTCCTACGGGCTTTATTCCAGCAATGTGGGGATAAGTATTTCGGATCATGGTTTTATCCTAATTGCATGGATGTGTATGTTATGGTAACACCGTTCCTGATGGGTGTAAGAAACGATATGGAGAACTTTAAGTTGATGACCGTAGCCAGAACTATGGGTATTGAGATCGACGAGAATAAGCTTCATGACGCTACTTACGATATTGAGCTGACTAGGGATATTTTCTATCGTATAATTGGCAAAATGGACATTAAGCTATGAGGGACATTTTAGAGGCGATGCATGATTACCCGGATGAGGCGCTTGGGTTGTGTTTCTTTTTAATAGTGATTGTCTGGTTGTTGTCAGGTATATTTGAGAAAAAAAATGAATGATAAACTCGATGAGATACTGGATCTCCTAAGATCTCAAAATGAGATGATTAAGGATATCCACGATTATGTGAAAGAAGTTACCAGCGAGAAGTATATAGGAGAATCCAGAATGACAAACTTCTCTATTAACTTGGCCGCTATATACTTACCGAAGCCATTAGCCCTAAGATAAAAGGGATGATGGTGGATTTATTAAGGAAACAGGGATGGAAAACCGAATGAGACATGGGAACATATGAGAAGAAGGTAAATCAGTTAAAAGATTTGATGGTAAGGAAATACAAATCGGCTTACAACAAATCCAAGGAAATGGACATAGATATAAGCTCGATGACATATCTTCCAGAACCGGACGTATTCAATGTTATGTACACTGAGCATATGTCCGTTATTCTTGATCGGGTTAATAAGATCATAGATGATAACAAGGATAAGCTTAAGAATCCGACTTGTTCTACATGCGTACATCTGCATGATAATGATTGGGCGAAAAGATACGGGAAGGTATGTTGCTCTATTTGGCAAGTGTGCGACCATTATATAAACCCTAATAGAAAATATAATAGGGAGCAAAAGACTTATGCGAGACGGCCAAGCAATAAGGCTTGTCCTAATTATGAGTATGGTGATGATAATTTTGAAAACAGAAGAAGATGTATAAAAGAAAAGAATACCCAATAAAGAGCTATGTGCCGATGCGCACCAACAAGGATAGGACGTGTATCTGCTGTGGCGATACGATCCCAGCCGGCAGCAGCAGGATGATACCTAGACACGCTAAGGCAAATCACGGTCTATGTTTCCCGTGCTTCAGGAAATGGAGAGATACCGGAGGAGATCTTAAGCTTATGAACAACCCAGGAGATGCGAAGAAAGAATATGTCATACATATGTCTAATATCCTGAAAGGGAATTGTGATATAATAAAAGGTCGAAAGCTTTACGTGGCTTTTAAAAAGGCAATAAACGGCGGAAAGAAGATCGTTATCAAATTTGACACTGATCAACCGATATCTATGTCAACAAGAGTCATGAATCCTTCATTCGGGGAGATTATGGATGAGTACGGCAAGGACATATTCCAAGGTAATCTCAAACTGGTAGATGTCCCAAAAGGAGTTAAAGACTTGATAGTTAGCTATATAGAAAAATATCGTAAATTATGAACTTCAAGACATTTATATTCATGATCCTGACATTCAGGAGAGTAGATCCTATACCTAGGAATATAGGTCTTATGTTAAGTACAACGTTCTGGATATCTATAGTATGGATAATATCCAACTTTACTATATTGATAATGAGATTAATAAAATAGACAAGATGAAACAAGGAGACGTGATATACAAGAATGGTGTGGAGCTGCTTGTGGTATTAAGCTACGACCATAATGAACCATGTAAGGGTTGCTTCTTCTACGAGGATAAGGCGTGCGGATCAGAAAGACTGATAAAATGCTGGGATTGTAAAAAGGAATATATATTCACGGCTATACGTAAATATAATACGACTGAACTGTGCGGAATAGTAAAAAGATATGAGGAGACGTATAAGATAATACTTAAAACAATCAAGAAGATTGAGAAAGAATGTCAAAAATATGTTATCTGGGATACTGTGCATGTGATGTTGAAAGATGATGGAGAGCTTATTATAAAAGCCTTATCCAAGGATAAGTCCGTGCTTTTAAATGATTTCATTATATACATCAACAATAATGGGAGTATAGACGAAGAGGACTATGATCTATTATTAACTAAATAATTGATAGTACAAATGGACAAATCAAACAAAATAGAGAATCTAGCAAACAAGTATGTTGAAAGGCATATAAGAGATAGACATCTAAGCGATGATACGATAAAAGAAATAAAAATAGCTTATATTATGATTATAAAAGATTTTATAGCTATTGTCGATAAATCTACATCAATGAATGAAGATGATATAATATACGTCGTTAACAACATATCATCAATATTATATGAACCTGTAGAAATCTCTAATACCGATAAAAAAATATTGGAGATAGGGATAGCGCTAGGCCTAAAGAGCGCCATATCATGTATATTTGGTTCATTATTAAAAGATGATTGCAATATAAAAGATGAGATAATTGATATATCTAAACATATAAAAGAAAAATTAATATCAGATAATCATGGATAATAAACAACTTTATAAAATAACGTTGACAAGGGAACAGCTAATGCTGATATCCCAATGCGTGGAAGACATCAGTAGATTCGCCGCTGGCGACATGGACCTACAACATACGACAGATACGTTGATAAATGATATGGATGGAGCGGAAACGCTAGGGATAAGAAGCTTTATAATCAATAACTCACGAGCGATAAGAAGAAGACTGTTCCCTGATCTTGGGGATTATGAGCATATAGGATATGATGGGGGTAGTAAGGATAAGATAAATAGGAAGAGACTTATCGGTAACACCTACCAGATATATAGGTCGATATTACATCAGTTGGCCATTGACGAGAATTGGAATAACGTGTATAGCGGTATTACGTTACCTTCAGGTGATATGGGAACAATTAAAGTGGAGAGGGTTGATGATGAACGGGAAAGTAAGGGCGTTTAACGGGGATATGGGTATGGCGATGTCCGTATTCAAGGATATGGTAGGGAAGGTAAGATTTGTTTTTGCCGACCCTCCTTATAAGATAACCCAGGCAAGATACGACAAGGAGGGATTTGATTATAAGGCGATGTGGGAGGTAATCCAAAAAATGCTGTGTCCGTACGGGGTGGTAGCCGTCACCTGTTCCCTCACGGCGGCGGTCGAGATCATGAGGGTCGCCCCAGCGGGATGGTACCGGTACGACCTTGTTTGGCATAAGACTACCCCTACCGGTTTTCTTAACGCCAAGAAAAATCCATTAAGAAATCATGAGTTGATACTTATCTTCTCACCTATGCCACTTGGGAAGCATACATATAATCCCCAAAAGACTTATGGTCATGTCAGGAAAGTATCCAAGGCCTCCAGTAAAGTGGGATGCAAGGAAACGGAATTATATGGCAAAGCCGGTCTCACTACATACGATAGCACGGAGAGATACCCGCTATCGGTCATGACATTTAAGACAGACAGGCAAAAATCAGCCATCCATCCCAACCAGAAGCCGGTGGAGTTACTAAGATACTTGATACGAACATACACGAATCCGGGAGATGCGGTAATGGATCCGGTAGCCGGGAGCGGAACGACAGGGATAGCGGCTTACGAGGAGGGAAGGGACTCCCTGCTTGTGGAGATAGACCGTCAATTCTTTGATGAGATGATAAACAGATTTAATAACAATAACATTAAAACAGATAGAATATGAATAAGATTGAAGAATTAGAAGCCCAGTTAATGGCGGAAAGAATAAAAGTACAAATTGATCTAAAAGAGAAATATAAATGGGTTATTGGGAAATATGTTAAACATAACGATTCTTTTATGATAAGAATAGATGATATATGTCATGTCCATACATCTTGTATGAATGGCTATGCGGATAATTTAGAACCAGATGATTCTATTTACATAAATGGTACTGTAGCTCATTGCGATGTCAAGAATAATTACTATTCTTTATCAAAAGATGAAAACATCCAAGTACAGGCTAAAGATGTAATAGATATACCTGATAGGGAATTTAAGAATATGGTAGAACGGTTGTTCAATGAGGCAAAAAAGAACTTACTATGAGCCTGTTTGTATGCGCTAAATGCGGTTGCATTGATAATACCGCTACGTCTAGTTACTGGATGTTGACAAACGAGTATATGGTGGACAAATTCGAGTATGCCAAGGAACTACAGCCGTACAAGGGCATGGGGCTGTGCAGCGAATGCGGGAGGCTGGCTACCAGCCCTGACGGCCGTGATGTCGTGGTGCCCGGAAAATGGCACGGGAAGTTCCCGAAGAAGAAAGCTACCGAAGAGCAGATGAAGAAAGTAGGATACAAAAATTTAATAAGATAAATAAAGAGAATATGGCAATAATAGGAATAGATTTCGATGGGACATGCGTGACAGACTTATTCCCTTATGTAGGAGACAATATCGGAGCCGCTAGCGTATTGAGGAAACTAGCTGATAAGAATCTTCTGATATTATATACGGTAAGAGATGGTAAATATCTACAGGATGCCGTGGACTGGTTTAAATATAATCATATCAATCTGTATTCGGTAAACTACAATCCTGAGCCAGTATCATCATCACCAAAATTGTATTGTGATTATTATATAGATGATAGGAATATCGGCACTCCACTTACGGATAAAGGATATGTTGATTGGAATAAGATGTTGGTGCTATTAAGGCAAAAGAACTTATTATGAAGATAATAAAAATGAATATCAAAAGATATAAGGAGATTATAAGAAAAAAGGATATACTAACACGATCCTTATCAGAGGCTCGTAAATTAAACAAATCAATAATATGGGAATAAAATATCATACTAGAGCGGAGATCGAATGCACCCCGGAAGAATGTAAGCTGATTGACTCATTAAATAGATTAGCGAAGAAATGGGAAAAGGACGGCAAACGTCTTTGGTTGTATTCCGCTAGTGGAGTTCTTACCGTTATGATGCATGGTGATAGGGAAGATAACCCTATACCTGAGATGCTTCCTAACGCAGGTACGAATCCGGATAATATTATAACTACAGTTTTAGGAATAGATAATGATGGAGGAGATTGGTAATGATACGTGGAAATAAGTTATACATAAATATCACAAACCATTGTGATGTATGTTGCCCATTTTGCTGTATGAAATCAGATGGCAAAAAGCAATCATTCATGCACTTTGATACTATCCATAAAATCATGAAAGATATGGATGGACAATATATAGTGCAATTAGAAGGAGGAGAACCTACCACACATCCACAATTCTATTTGCTCATGGAATATATCTCCACGCTCGAAAAGGTGGAAGAGATCGTGATAGACACCAATGCCTTCACGCTCGACAGGCATATCGACAAGATCGCCGAAATAGCGGTAAGGAACAAGAAGAGGATAACCGTGAAGTTATCTTACAACACTTACCTTAAAACGGTATTCAGCCATAAGTTTGTCATTAAATTCGCCAATTATCTCAAGAACATCATCTCGGCTTGTGAGTTTATATCATATGTGAATTTTGCCATAAACGTAAGAGGATATACCGATAAGGAGCTAGATACGCTTAAGGACGAACTACCGCAAGAAATGATAGACATATCAAGCTTCCACCTATTCAACTCCTACGGCAGGGCTGAAAATGACAAATCTCTTCCATCTTTGAGGATAAACGACGTGTATGACGAATGGCGTTGTTACGCTTCTGATGGCGAATGTTTTGGACGTGACCTTGAAAAGAGGGCAAAACATGAATCTAAATTATAATAAAATGAATGCATTGAAATTTCAAAATATACGAGAGAAGAGGCAAGAATGCTTCAATGTTGACGAATATACGTTTAATGATTTTGATTTTGACGGGAAAAGGCGTAAGGTATATTCAAATGTCAACCTAAGTATCTTTACTGACGATTACTGCAACGCCAATTGCAAATTCTGTGTTGCCCAGCTTAGGTTCGAGAACAAGGGGAAAATGTATAAGAAAAGCAGGATAGCGTCTGATGATGAGTATCTGTCCAGACTTGACGATATACTTAACAGACTTAGACCGCTTAATCCTTCAATATCAATCACAGGAGGGGAGCCTACAAAATCAAGAAGACTCGTGCCAATTCTGGGACTTATCGAAAAATATGGCTACAGGAAAAGAACATTGACTACAAACGGATCAGGTCTGTTTGATATCGTAGAGAATAAACCAATACTGCAACATATTGCGGATAATCATTTTCAGCATCTCAATATCAGTAAAGCTCATTTTGATGAGGATACAAATAAACGCATTATGCAATACGAGAACGGATATTGTAGCAACGATGATATTTACCGTATAGCTATATTCGCTAAAGCCAACAATCTGCGTCCACGCATGAGCTGCTTGTTGCTGAAAGAGGGGATAAATGATATGGACGGGATTATACGTTATCTTGACTATTATAATAGCCTTTGTATCGACAACGTTATATTCCGTGAGACGATGGATTATGATGAGCGCGCAATGAGAAACCATGATAAAATGGCTTATCTCAAGGAGAATAAGGTATATCTGAATGATATATGGAAGTGTATCGATAAAGACAATAGATTTACTCCTATAAAACAACTACTTGGTTACTACTATTATGTGGAGGTATATAAATATCAAAACATAGATATGGTAAGCGAAAGCGCAAACCTAGTAAAGCTGTATGAGCAAAAACAAATTGCCAATGACGTGGTGTTTGAAATGATTTTTCATCCAAACGGCAACCTTAATGGGAGTTGGGTAGATGATGAGGATATATTACTTGCGTATAATCCCTATAAATCCTAAAGACCGTCTTATGCTAAAAATTAAAATAGAGAATTATAATTTATGAAAATAGGAGAACAGACAATAGTATTTTTAGCCGTGAACAAAAACGGTGACGAGGTTATTCTTAACAACGCCCCCGCTCGGCAAGGAGAGATATGGACGGATGAGAGATCGGCGCATGACGATGAGTATTTTTCCGTCGAGGATCATAATTCGGCGATCGTACTCCCAAAAGGTACTATCCGTAGATTAACAGGTAGGGACTTGAAGTGGGAGGACGATCCTATATCTCTTAAATCCGTCATCGAGGGACTTCCTCATGTGGACATTGAATTTTATAAACAGAAGATAATAAACTTCGTAAAATGGATATAATGCCTCATTGTCTAAAACCTTAGTTTTATTAACTTTTAAAAATTACAAACATGAAAAAAGAAGAAAAGAAATTTGTAACAGAGTATCAAATCAATGGCAAAAAGTATGCCGGTGAAATATGGGCAACCTCATGGGAAGAAGCTGAATGTTTTATAAAACAAAGAGCTTCTACCGAAAAGGCTGTTGGGTTTATTCCTAAAGATTAATCATTTATACCACATCCAAAAAACAGATATTATGGCTACTAAAAAACAGATATTAGAATCAGATGAATTACTTCAACAAAAAAGAAGAGCTTATCATCTTTCAGATGAAGGATTCGAGGAATATAAAAAGTTCTTGTCAGATCCCGATCAAAAGAAATTCTGTTTCAAGGGATATTATTATGTAGAGGTGAAGGAGCAGGATGATAAAGAGCTATTAGGGGCAATGGGACGAGTAGTATATGAATAAGGATAGAGGTTATAAGCCTCTATCCTTACAATACTCATACATTATCATAGAAATGTCCATATCTCTTAAAAACATCTCTTTTCTTCCTTGACAACTCCTCTAGCTTAACAAATCCTTTCAATGTTATCATGACGGTCATGGCTTTAGCCTCCCAGTATTCATCACCGGGATCAGACCCATATGTAACTAATCCATAATTACGAGCGGACTGATATGCTTCTATCCTACCTCTCTCATTCCTAAAAACATATTTTAATTCCTGTAATAACGGATACATATTCTTTATCCCGATATAATATCCGAACTGCTCAAAATATTTTGATGATTCACGGATAAGAACACCTTCTCTTGGAATAGACCTTTTAAACATATCAATTACCGGTTCATTCTCCTTTATCGTATCTATAGCCGTATTTAATTCGGCTTGGACAATCTTCTTTTCCTCCTCGACCTTGTTCTTGGCTTCTAGTGCCAACATAGCTTCCTTCTCGGCCTTCACCTTGGCCTCATACTCATCAGCCCATGCTCTTGCGGCTTTAGCCGGATCAGAAAAGTCGGGGATGCGCAAACAATGCTTTCGATTATCCTCTAACTCTTTTAAGGCTCTCAGTTCTTTTTCTTTCTCTATAAAATACCTTCTGGCTATCTTTCCTTTATCATTATTTTCTACCATGCATAGCTCTTTAGCCATATCTATTAATAGAAGATAATCCGTTTTAGCAACTATCTGTGTATCAGACTCCCCCGTTTCGGGGAGTCTGTCATTCAGTAAGTTACCTAAATAATCATATTTTATCAACACAAAGTCTTGATTTTCAATAAAATCATATTTAGATATACGATCTTTTATCCATGACGTAAAATCCCTCCTTACTTGAAGAAACGCATGAAGGAATCTTGCGTCTACAACCTTGTGGTTGTTATTATCTACTACCGGTATTAATATGTTTAAATCCATTTCGTTGGATTCGGACGTCAAAATTCCACTACTATTCTTCGTGGAATCATGAAAAAGATCTACATTTGCATTCATGAATAGAATGTTTATTCCCATCCGTCCGGGATGGATAGATGGGAATGCAAAAATAGCCAATCAAATTGTCTTAAACAATTGACTGGCTATTTTTTTATTGTCATACTATATCGGCTATCTTCCTCTATCAAAGTACCAATTAGCGTCCTCCCCGGACTCGTCCTTATCCCTGCCTCCTAAGAAGAATCCCATCGTCATGCCGTTGGTCATCAACCAGTAGTCGGATGTCTGCTTAATATCCCTAGCCGTCTTGATATTATACCATTGCTTACCAAATGAGAACTTCATGAGCTGCCTCCATAGCTTGCTCTCGCCCTTATACACTCCGGTCTGGACGGTAGCGAAAGGATCCCAGTTTCGAGGATCGGTGAGATCACCTAACTTCCGGGCCGTAACCAGCGGGTCTTGTAACATATCTATAGCGTTAAGCTCCATGAACGGGGATGTCTGGGAAGCGATCTCATTGATCGTCCTGAATCCTATATAGGTAATGAACTGCCCGAACCAACTATCCTCATTATCCTCCCTGTATCCCATCAACGCCCGTCCTATGGCTATCATGGTAGCGAATACCGCCATATTAATAATAGATCTCTTAATATTAGTCTGTTCATAAGGATTAAGCTTATTATACTCCTCCTTCATCACATCATATATCTCTCCCATCCTTCCTTCGGACATAGTATTGTAAACATCCCCGGCCAGTCTCCATAATGTCCTCATATATCCTTCCTCGAACTGGTTGGTCTGGAAATTGAAACCGGCTTTCTTATACGCCCGCTGTACGGCCAATATAAACCATCCACGATGAGGCAGCACCATATTAAGGATAGCGTTCCGGCTAGCCCCCACCCGGTTCTGCTCGTTCAAGGCGCCGTCGCAGATCTGCACCATACTTCTGACCCTACTAGATAATGTAGGTATGTATCGGTCTATAATATCCTTGTTAGCCTTGTTCTTAGCCACGATCTTTCCATCCTTGACGTCTACCATGTTCCACATAGAATAATCCCTTAAACGCTCCCAATCTCGTTTAGCCTCGTTAGCGGACATGTTCCTGTCCTTCATCATCATCTCCTTGAAATTGGAGTATGACCAGAACTGACCCTCGTATAGGCGGGTATCATCCATGACCGAGATAATAACCTGCGGATCCAACGGGGAGTTAAGAACCTCCATCATCTTAAACGGCAGGTCCCGGAATAAGGTTCTCCAGATCTTGTTGTACGCCGCCGATCGTACACGGTTGCGGACATTAAACACACCTAGGGCCTCTCCAACGACATATAGCTTGTTGGTACGGTTTATGTCCCCGATCTCAGACACGTACGTACTCAACTGCTTCTGGGCTTCCCCATAGGCGTATTTCATGGAATCCTTGCTTATATACTGCCCCACCATACCCTCCAAAAGGAAGTTGGCCTGCCCGGTAAGGGCGCCGGTAGCCGCCACGAACGGGGAGAAGCCTAAGTTGGATTTGGATACGAACTTAGTAAACATAAGAGCTAGCTTATTAAGGTCCACCTTATAGCTTCCTACGTTCCATTCTATACGTTTGTTATTTATCCTGACATCATAGATACTGGCGTTAACCCAATCTTGAAACATCCTATAGGCATGCGTTGCCTCTGGGTTCTTACCGCCGTCGTATTGTGTCTCCAGCATCATGTTCCTGTATCCCATGACATCATCCAAAGCCGCTCTCTTATGCTTGTAAGCGGCTGCTTGTAAGGATAACATGGAATAGGAGTACGCGAAATCATGAGATACGTCATCGGCATTCTCTAGCTTACTCAGATAGTACTTGGGGATCATGCGATATTTGTTATCGTTCTCATCAAGCTCTCCTAGGTCTTGCCCTTGACCGTGTATAGGGTCATCCACCCTCTCGCCAACAATATCACGCACGGCGTTGCCGATGGCCGCCTTCGGGTCAACCCCGGCCTGCACCATCCTCTCCACGCCGCCCTTGGATATTTGTGGTATCTGGTAGATGTTCCTGAACCGCTCGTCATAATCCTCCATAGCCTTACGGCTTATGTTAAGCAGCTCCTTCCTCATCTCCCACTTATCCTTATTGATCGTAGCTTCCTCCCCTTCGTTGGTAATACCGTATTTCTTAAAGAAAGCCTCGTTCTTGTACTTATCGAACCTAGGCGTATGATACCCATAACCCAGATCGGGATTATAATTAGGATTACGGAAAGAACTCTCGGCATCGGCCTCTTCTAGCCACTGGTTATTGATCGATAAGTCAATCATATTAATATCAAACCCGAAACGGGATACGCTCTCTTCCTTTGATATACCATTTTCCATGGCATCAAAGAACTCGGATACCTTATACGTACCGTTATTTATCTTCCTAACGAAATCAGAATATCCCTTGGGAGAGTATTTTCTCATATAAGGATATAGCCGAGTTCTGGCGTACTCGATAAGTATACTATTAGCCTTACCCATAGCTATATCATTAGCCAGCTTATCACTGAAATCAGGACCGTATTTCTTTCTTAAGAACAATGTCTCTATGAACGTCCATGACGGGTTCTTCCGGGACAGCTTGGCGGCCATCCTATCCACCTGACTCCGGGAGCGGGCGGACATATGCTCCTTGGCGAACTTAATCTCATCCATACCCTTGTCGTACGCCATGGCGTCCCTTAAAGCGTTACGGTAGGAATCAGTGACACCACTCTCCACCGTATCAGGCATATCCATCTCAATATCCTCAGCGGAAGCGGCGGCGTTAATAACACTCTTGGCCTCGACCAGACGGTCGTATAGCTCGTTTATCTTCCTTAATGACGATGACCCACGAAGACGATCGAAATCATACTCGCCATATCTGGTACTGTCCCGGTACTGAATAAGCAAAGGTCTTAACTGATCGTTGATCTCATTTATTGTTGCCATCGCCTCCTCTACCTTCTCTATCCTTGATGATGATACAGATTGCTCCGTGATCTTATCAACCAGATTCTCGTAATAATCACCCTCCTCGGATCCCCACATATCCTTAGAGAAACCAAGATGACCGCCAGCCAGCAGGAACTCGAACGCCGCCTTACCGCCCTCTGACCGCTCTATCCCGCGAAGTATCTCCTTGAATTCCGCGGAAGCCTTACGACCCTCGTTGGTATTCCCGAACTCCTCGGCCCATGCCTCGTCCCATGCCTTGATCTCCTCGGACATCATCAGAGCCTCTGATCCCTCTTCCTTTGGTGTCCCATCGGAATACCACTCGCTCTTAGCTATAGCCCTGTCACGTAAAATATCCAGATAAGATCTCCAAGCTATAGGATCGGATTGAAACGCCTTCCAATCGACCTTCCCGTTCCTCACGAACTTATCCATAGCCACATACCTGCTCCTGCGGATACGGGTCATGAAATCGGACGTGGCTTGCGATACCCTACGACCCAGTCTTTCCTCGACCTTCTTATTGACTTTCTCGATCTTATCGTAATAAGCCTGCACCATAGGCTTCTCACGATTCTCATCCAACCACCTATTTATCGCATCGAGATATCGTTGCTGATCCTCGAATGTCATGGCCGAGATATCAAAATTCTGGATACTTGGCTTGAATATATGATTGATCTCCTTTGTAATAGGTTTATCACCATCATACCCTACGATATCATCACGAGTCTTGACCTTAAGCCCCTTATCAGATAAAAACATGTCGATAAGCTGCTTCTCGGTCTTACCAGTAACCTTTTTAAGATCATATATATCAATAATAGCTTTCGCCTGCTCTGTCCGATACAGTAAATCGTATTTGGCGAAATCACGGGACGAATCAAGGTAATCAGAGTTCTTACCGTTTATCTTCTGTATAAGATCCTCATTATCCTTTATCCCCCATCCACGCTCTTTCATCATCTTCGTCATCTTATTGATATTAGCCACGCCCTCAACATGAGCGTCGTTATAAGCCTTGGCAAGACGTTGCCCTAACATGCCTAAGATAGCGTTCCCGCTATGTTCTAACGTCCCGAAAAACCGGGACATGACATTGATATCCTTATGGATGTTATCTATCAACTTCTTTATCCCATTCCAATATCTTTCCGGGATATTAAACATCCGAAGCTGTCCATCCAGCCAGTCCTCATTACGATCACTTCGAAGGGCGTTTATATCGGACATGGATGTCTCAGCCATACGTAATATATCATCCATATCCTCTACCATACCAACCTTGTTGTTGCCATAATAATCCGACGCCTGATTATTGACGAATCCACGAAGATTCCTAATTAACGGTACTATCTCCCCATATACGTTATCGATAACCTGTATCGTCTCATAATCCAATCCCTTGTCGCTCTTACGCAAGCTACTGGCAACAGTGACCAAATACTCCACCTCAGCCTTGGCGGTCGCTATGACACTCTTGGTGGATAACAGGTTGTTGTTTTTATTAAGCTCACCCCCGACTTGTCTCACCTTCTCGCCTATATCACGAAGAAGGGAGATACTCTCACCGATCCTCTGGCTTTGGCTTGATCTCATCCTCTGCAATCTGGTGTATAGCCTTTCCAATGACCTACCGTTCTTGATCAACTTATTAGCCACGTCAACGTCCGATAACGAGTACATGAGATGATCGCTATCCTTTAGCAGAAGCACGTCAAAGGCGCTTGGATCATCAGCTAACGCCGACTCCTTTATCCTGTCAAGTACCTTATTCAAATCCGATCTTTGGCTGGAGAAGAAATTACGTATAGCTCGTACCATCCTGCCAAACAAGGAGAGCTGGACGTCCTCAGACGAGGTCAGATCCTCTACCGCCTGTTCCATGCCCGGCACGAACCGCTGGGCCAACGTCTTACCTAGGATCTCCCGCTTCACCATCCGATCCAGCTCCTCTCCTTGGTATTCCCTCCCATACACCTCATAGTAACGACCGGCGAATTGATTCCATAATTGCGTGCCGACAACAGAGTCCATAATCTCGTCAATCTCCTGCTGGTTACGGTAAGTATCGACCAAGAAATGAGCCACCTCCTCATTGAGATCCTCTACTGTAGCCCCCTCAGCTAAGGCGATAACCCCATTGGCCATATCAGATAACGCCCTAGCCGAAGGATCCACGCCATTACGCATCTTATACTTGTCCATATATTCGGACATACCCATCACACGGATACCTAATGTGGATAAGATGTTGGTTATATCAGTCCTATTTTGAAGATCCTCCGCCTTCTCATTCTCGATAACCCCACGGACATTGCTCCCGTACAAAGCGTTATCCTCCATCATCAACGACAAGGCTAGTTCCATGAATCCATCATACTTGTTATTAAGCTCCTCAAACTTGCCTTGCCTTAACATACCCTTGATCTCCGATCTGCTTACCGTAACCTTCTCCCCGGACGTAGTGATAAGATCAAGATCATTACTTACCTCCGTATCAAAACCTATAGAACCCAATACGTTCATTTCGGAGGACTGACTTCCAAATCTATTTCTAAGACTAGAGAAGGCATCCATAGCGTTATAGATCTTAAGACCATCAGAATTGCCGGCTCCAGTAAGATAATATCTATCCCCTAGCCTTATACGTTCCCCACTCAACATACCTTTCTTGATAAGGTAATTAACAAACCCTCCACGAGTGCTTACATCTGAGTTTGAGCTAATACCAAGGACCGGGATGAATGACTCGCTGTTATTAAGGGTTATTGAGGAAGAGCCAAAGGAGATGTCAGTCGTGCCAGACGGGATGTCGCTCTCCTCGACACTGCCGGCCAAGAACCCGGCCTCGACCCGCCCGCCGGACGATCCTTTTATGGCGTTGGCGTAAGATTCGTGTATCTTGCCGTCATCCGATCTAAAGAACAGGCGAGGCTCACCGGAATCATATACCAATCTTGAAGATGGAGGAGTATAATTCTCAATATCATTTAAAGGCAAGACATTGCCAGAAAATATGATCTCCCCGTCTATACTTCCGCCTTTCACCCTAATATTAGGTCGTTGCTCGGTAAAAGCGCTTTCCACGGCCTTCCATAACATACGAGCTGTCTCCTTAATATCTATATTCTCCCTGATAGCCCTTATATCATCCCATGACGCCTCTTTCAGTATCGTGTCGCCAATATTATCCTCATTTATGGAATCCAAATCCACCTCCTGTACCGTGGATGTATCTACCACCGCCATATCACTGACCTCACCTACCTCTCCGGAAGTAAGATAAGCCACTACATTGTCGCTATTCCCAAGGCTTCTGGCCAACGCCGGGGCGTCCATATCACTTATGGCAGACAAGACCTTGGCTGACATAAGTTGTCCCAACTCGCTAGCGTTAAGTCTGGCACTTATGGATCTAGCGGCCTCCTTATTCCTTGGTACGGACTTCGTCCAGTCACCGAACTTAGACCTAAACTTATCGTTATAAATAGTCATATAAGCTTCAGCGGCCTTATTAAGGTCACTTACGGCGGCTATACCCGCTATCTTATCGAACAAGGTGGATACCTCGCCGGAAGGGGTCAAGACACGGGTTATCTTACCCTCCTTATTCCTTTTAATTACGCAACTCGACATAACTTCATGTTTTTGACAAAGATAAACAAAAAGCCCCCACAAATAAGCGGAGGCTGATATTCTTATATTCCTTATAGAATTTATTACTTAATCCGTATTCTTGCTATTGATGAACTCGCTAACACAATCACCAGCGAAGCCGGCTATATACGCTGCGTGTTCATCCTCTCCAACCTTAAAACCAAGAGACATATTGCAAAACTGACATACGCTCATTGCTATATGGAATGACTCGTGACATATATTTCTCATTATTAAATCATCGTCGCTCGAAAAATTCCAAAGTATGGCGAATTTATCGTCATCATCCCTATCCCTTACCAAATTTGCGAAAGACGCCTCCTTGTCCATATCATCCTCATCTCCCCATTTCCCCTCGTGTTCAGGCTCCATATTTTCGAAACGATCACACAATGTCTTATAATCCAACCCAACCGTGATAATCAACTTCAACGGATATATCACGAAATCAAACTCCATCTCTCTCATAATTTCTTTAATTTTTCTATAACCTCAAAACACATCTTACACTCAATCCTACGATACAACTGCCTTACGCCATCTATCGTAGTCCAATAACGAACACCCTCACGGTGTAGGAACTCGCTCATAACCTTAGTGTCAGCCACATCATGTAGGTCGTATGAGTCAAAACATAACTTACATATATCGTCAAGATCAAAATAAGTAACCTTATTATACGATATACAACGGATTTGTCTCCCATCAGGAATCTGAACATCGAAAACATTTATCTTCTCCATATTAAAAAACAGAGGGATGCCGATCCCATCACAGACCGGTATCCCTTATAATAAATTAGCGACGAAAAGCATGGTGATGGACATGCGCCACAAATGTAATTACAAAATTCGTAAAAACAAAATATCAAGGGCAATCACCCGTGCATTCGCATGGAGCATCGCTTTTCAAAACCCCATATACCCGATTGTCGCTAGTCAGCCATCGTTTGCCGTCGCTCGTGATATAAGCCTGCCGGCATCCCTCCTGATTCACCGTGAGCGTCTTCTTAACACCTTTTGGAGTTGTTATCTCCAGCTCAAGAGTCCGATCAAGACCGTTGTTCATCACCGAGCCAAAGGAAACGGGGGCGCTTCCGGCCCCGGACCCCGGACTGACGGTAAGAGGCTGGTCCGTTACCTCGCCTACCCCGTCCTTCCAATTAATATTCAAATCATTAGCCATAGTTGTATTATTTTTGTTCTATTGCAAAGATAGCAAAACAAATAAACCCCAACCGGCTTTAGTCGATCGGGGTCTGAGTAAGAGAAAAGAAACTGATTATCGTCCCATCATTCTCAATACGGTTCTAGCCGCAGCTTGCGCCCATGTCCAGCTGTCATTAGATGTTACGTTAACCGTCTGTTGAGTACCATTTACATCCAAGTTAATAGTCTCCTTGTCAAGCTCGATAGTAGAGTCTCCAGCGGCTTGCGTTACCGTCACGTTGGCTGTCTGGTCACCAGCGGCAGTTACCTTCAATGTAGCTGTCAGTTCCTCGATCGTGACGTTGGCCGGTACGTCCGAGATCGTGATGCTCCAAACGAACTCGCCAGCGGCTCCGGGATCGTCGGCGATAATCGCTCCGTTAGCCGTAGTCTTTCCAGCCGCCGTGTAGTTAGCCGGGAGCTGTAACGTAAGCCCGTTCTCCTCAGCCGGCGTGACCGCGAACGTAAGCTTAGTACTGTTAGACTTACCGGTGATGGTAACATTACCACCTGCCTTTTGTACGGAAGCGTTAGGGCTGTCTGATCTTACCACCTCAGCAGCCGCTACCTGATTAACTACCAACGCCTTCTTAGCCCCGCCGTTCGTGGTGACCGTAAGGTTGATAGTGCGTTGAGTACGACCGGTGTGTTTATCACCGGAGAAATTAACCGCCTGATCTCCTGATCCTGATACCGGGCCGACGGTTACGAAACCGAATTTTTGTGATGCCATACTTAAATATATTTACAAATGTCATTTTATTATGCCAAAAATAACTTATATAATGTTAGCCATAAAATATGGGGGGGGTAAATCGCACTACGGCTACACCCGCTCCACGTACAGACCTATTAAATCCTGTAGATTATGGCTGAGAGGAGTTCCGCTATCCCTAGTACACTTATACACATCAGCGTTCTGGATGTAATATTTATCCTTGAATATCTCCATTGGAGGGAAATACGGGATAGGATCCCCTATGGTCCCGGCATGTTCCTTATCAATAACCTTATACAAGGAAGCCGTATTTAGTCCGGGTTCCCATTCCTTTGATAACGTATGTTGTTGAATAACCTCATAAAGGATATCCGTATCGTCCTTCACCACCCTGAGACAGAATCCGGCATCCACCGACAACCCGAACTCCGCCCCTTCTTGTCCCCATATAGGGAATAGAACCTTAACATCCAATTTATCGTTAGAGGATAAGGATAAGTCTTTATTATTAACCACCATTCTAGAAAATTTTACAGCCACCTTCTGAGGATCAGAGGCGTCCTTCTCCTTCGCCTGTTGCTGGACGTATGCTGTGGTGACACTTATCTTGTCTGGATATCCGGATTGGACATCAATAGCCCTTACCTGCTCTACGGTAGTGGCTAGATTGATCTGCTTTTGCTTGTCCCCTAACGCCGACATAAGATCATTATCATACTTATCCATCATCCCGATCAAGATCTTGCCTTCCGTTATATCGAATTCCAGACCCATGATCGTTATCTTGCCAGCTATAGCCCCATCAGACAAGGCGTTACGTCTATCATGTTCAGGAATATAGATATTCTGATCATCCAAGAAGAACTCATATAGATTTCCGGTCTCATAAGTTCTTATCTCCTCGTATTTAACTGATTTCTCCTCATTAAGAAGCCTTGACTCATCCAGCTTAGCCTCGATAATCTCCTTGACAGTAGCTTTAGGATTAGCCTCCTTGAACGCCAGTTGCTCCTCCCCAAGCTCTATCCATGGGGCGGGAATACCTTTGGAGTAATCATCATAACTATAGCCCTTGGCGTAATTATCGTCAAGAGGCTCATCTTGAACCAACATCTTGGGATATATCTCCCTGTTTATATATGTAAAACTCATAGCTTATTAATCTTGTTCTTTAACGGCGATGCTATACTTGCCTGAAGCGTAACACCAGATATTTATCTCGAAAGGCTTGTTAGCCGTAGTGGTTATAGAAGTTCCGCTCATGCTGACATAATCCCCGGAATTAGGTATCGCTTGGGTGAAAGCCGCTGAGGGGACACACCTGATCATCAGCTCCTCCCCTACCTGCATCCCTGACTGCACGGATAGGGTGGTAGCGGCTGATAACGTAGCCGTGATACTTCTCTTGCTAATAGGCAGGTGAGCTAATGTCGTGACCGTATTAACTCCTATAATCCTGTTCATGGTCTTCTTGTCAGCCGCCGCCATCAACCCGTTAGTAGACTCGTTGGCTACGGCGTATGTCGTGTTAGGAGGTGTAGCCCAAGTGCCATCTCCACGCATGAAACTGGATGTGCTTCCATTAAGCTGTCTCAATAAGCCGTTAGCTGTAGTAGAGGCTAATCCGTATGTGGTATTGGTAGGCACTACCCACGTTCCATCACCACGAAGAAAAGATGCCTGCTTGCCAGCGGCTGGGGCCGGTACCAATCCCGCAGCACCAGCCGCCGAGGCCGTAGCCGCCTTCATATTGGCGTAGGTAGTATTCGTATCCTTATAATAGGGGATACCACCGACAATAGGACAAGCCGTATATCCAGAGGCGTTTGTCACGGTACTGCCGTTCTTGACCAATCCTGTGGACCCGTTAGCTCCTACAACACCATACGTTGTATTAGTATCCGTCCAAGGCACGTTGACATACATCTTACCACTACTATCCAGCTCTACCGGATAATTCTTACCGTTCTCAGTATATCCGATCATCACCAATCCTAATGTCGTGGTATTGGCCTTGGCGTATGTGGTATTTGTCGGAACCACCCACGTACCATCGCCACGAAGGAAAGAGGTTTGCTTGCCGGCAGTCGGAGCGGGTACCAATCCCGCCGATCCTGCGGCTGAGGACGTCGCTCCACCCATGTTGCTATATGTGGTATTAGGAGGGGTTTGCCATGTCCCGTCACCACGAAGATACTTGGCTTGCGCTCCGGCGGCAGGTGCGGGGACCAAGCCGGCCTTTCCCGACGCTGAGGCAGAAGCGGCTCCCATATTGGTGTATGTCGTGTTGGTATCCGTCCACGGAACATTCACATACATCTTACCATTTCCGTCAAGAGCTACCGGATAATTCTTCCCATTAGCTGAGTACCCGATCTTAACAAGACCCAGATTATCGCTCGTGGCCTGTGAGTATGTAGTGTTATTGTCAGTCCAAGGGACATTGACGTACATCTTGCCATTATCCAAGAGCACAGCGTAGTTCTTTCCATTAGAAGCATAGCCGATCTTAACCAATCCTAAGGTGTCGGCCGTGGCTTCATTATACGTTGTGTTATTATCCGTCCATGGAACGTTGACGTAAGCGTTGCCGGACGAATCCAGTTGCACCTTATAGTTCTTCCCGGAAGTCGTATATCCCACCTTAATACCGCCAAGAACGGTAGCGGAGGACGTGGGAGGTGTGAAGGTACTTGGTTTGCCCGTAACCCCGGACCAAGGCACGGAGGAAGCCTGACTGGCCGTGTAAGGCTCATACCCATCCTCACTGTTTAATTTAGACTCGTCTTTTATCAGATACATCTTACCTGTAGACGTGACCTTTACCGTATCACCACTTTGAGCCGTAGCGGTGGTAAGGGCGAATCTAGCCGTATCATTAGCTACCACGACCAATCTCTCCAAAGCCGCCTTAGGCAACCTATCTATGCTGATGGTTCCGGACGCGATCTTAGAGGCATCAAAATTGGCCAATGTCGTGGAGATAGTTACGTTGTCTCCGAAGTCCGATGAGACACTACCGGTAACAGCCCCGGACAGCGCTATGGTCCTAGCCGCCTGTAATTTCGTGGCGGTAGGGGCATTATCCGTCTTAAGAGCATATTTGGTAAGATCAATATCATTAGCCTTATCCAAAAGCTGCTCTATCTGCTTACCATTGTATTTACCTTGAAAATCTTCCATATCAAACTTATTTTTTGCTCAAATATAGTTATATACATAAATACCAAGAAATCGAGGGGGGGGGAGATACGGGTAAGTGTCAAAAACTGCCGTCCCCGTGCAGGAATCCGCTACGGAATATAATAGCCTTGTCTTTAAGTTTCTGGACAGATTCCCATTCCCATTCACCCTCACAAGGCTTAACGACATACTTATTCCCCCATGTCTTAAACTTCCTATCTATAACAAACATCTCTGGGTCTTTTAAGACATGGAAGATACTTCCAACAGGGAAATACTTATCAGTTCTCAATATAACTCGATGATGTCTCTCGTCATATTCAGGATCGCCTACGATACGTGCCTTATAAAACTGGAAATCATTTAACGTCTGATCCACTGGCTCTATCCAATAATACCCCTTACCCATTGCAGTTTGTATTTAATTATCTATATTTGCGGTGTAGTAACTCATAATGTTTTAAGTGATTTTCAACCAAAGGGGAAGGGTGTCCGTGAGGATGCCTTTTTTCATTCCCGCCCACCCTTCCTATGAACAAAAGATCTACCTCGAACAAATGTAATCATAATAAGGCTACGATCAAAAAGAAACCCTATCGGTATTCTATTGCCGACAGGGTTCTCCAACGTTGTATCAAACCTAAATCATATCACTCCATTTGATTGTGTCACCGACGAAGCACCGCACCGCCAGATACCTTACGAACGCCGTCCCTTCCGGGGCGTCAGGGTCTTCCAGATAAGCCAAGACAGCCTTGACTATTTTCTGGTCGCAATCCAATACCTTAGGAAAGTAGTCGCTATAGAACATAGCGAACAGGTATTGGATATCTCCCCAAGTGGCGTTATCAGGTTTCTTGGCCCCGCATTTATCGAACATCTGCTTAGCGTCCTCCATCGTCCATCTTCTCTTGGATCCGTCAGCGTTAAGCATCTTGTCGGCGGCTTCCCTAGCCAACTCCTTGGAAAAGTGATATCCATGGGTGTCTATGTACCGCTTATAATCCGGGTCATCAGCGTCTGCTCCTCAGTAGTAACGACTTCTACGACCTCTACGCATGTAAGGATCCATGCTATCGTACTCGTCACGGATCTCACGCTCGCCGAACCAGCCCTTGCGATACATCTCGTCCTCCCGCTCATGGTGCTTTTGACGTTTCTCAAGCTCCCGCTCGTTACGTTCCAGCTCCCTCTCACGTCTCTCAAGATTACGCTCACGACGCTCCAGCTCCTCCATCATCCCGTCACGATCCTTGCCATAATGGTCATATACCCCGCCATCATAACCCATGTACGTGCCGTCAGAACGACGGGAGCGTCCTCTACCGCCTCTTCGATCATAGATCTCATCATCATATTCCTCTTGGCCATTGCCTAAATCTATAACTCTCATATTAACCTAATTTTTTAATTAACAACTCTTTTAACTCATCGAAAGAAGACCCCATCCTATCGACCTTCTCCTCAAGATTCTTAATCTTTCGGTCTTGATCCTTAGTCTGCTTAAAAGTGGGATTGATATCTTCCAAGATACTGTCGCATGCCTCTATGATCTCCTTATTCTTATCCACGCTATTCACGATATCCGTACTGGTTCGTTTCATGGCGTTCAGGTGGTTCATTATCGGATCCACGGAGCAGGCTAGCGTAATGCCGTTGGCCATAGCCACGTTCTGATTCTCTGGAACTACGTATGTCATAGACTTCCCGTCCACCTCTATAGTAAGGTCCATAACCCGATCTTGCAGCTGCTGGTACTGACCTAGCTGGGATTGGGCGAACCTAGGTTCCGAGACGTTAACCACCGTACCCATAAAGAATTTAGGAACCCCTGAGGTGTCCAACGTATAAACCTGATATCCTTTCTTTAAATCCTTAAACATAATAACGATCTTTTTTAATGGGAGGGAGGTTACCCTCCCTATTCTTTCTTAGTAAATTCACGCGCTAGGGGCCGTAGCCGTATGACCTAACATCCTGAACACGCCGGTGCATTTGTTGTAATACACGAGATGCTCGGTGTAAGCCCCTACTACAGGATCACCAGATGCCACGGGAGTCGTAATATCCTGCCCTGTCATATGTGCCCCAACCTTATCCACTATAGGTGTCTTGTTGACGATAACCCCGGCGTTGGATACCGTAACAGGGGTGGTGGTGGATAAGCCGGACGGGAGGACGATCGTGGCCGGATAATCAGCCTCGGTCTCAGTTACCGGATGACGGACTTTCCATAACAATATCCCCTCTGGAGGCAGTGAGTTCCACTGACACGGATTGATGCCAAAATCAACCGTAGGTTCGGCCGCAGAAGCGTCAGATACCTTTCCAGTAGTGGCTACTACCGAGATACCTCCCCTATCAAGACGGTAGGAGGCGAATGAGCCGATCATATATCCTCTGAAATCAGCCATATTGTCCCCCTTTCTTATAATACGGCGTTAGTAGTGCCGCAAGCGCATCCACATTCGTTAGCCACCCTTACGGTAGGAGCATAGCAGCAGCCCGGGTTCTGTACGACGTAAGCCGGAATCGGAGCCTTTGGAGCTAACTGGCTAACAATGTTCTGTGTCTGTTGTTGGGTGATGGCGGAAGTAGCCAAAGCCTGTTTCTCCTCACGAAGCTGTTGGATAGTATTCTGCATCTCACGCATCTCAAGTTGACAGAACTTGTCATTGATAATCTGCGTTTGGGCATCTATCTTAGCGGCTAACACTTGCGTCTGGGCTTGATTGGATTGAATAACGTTATTGAAGCCGTTAGTCAAATTGTTCTGCAATACGTTCGTCTGACCGGTGATAGCCAACTGATTCTCATACCCTTGACGTGTGATAGCGTTCTGGATATTGCAACCCATCGTATCCAAGGAATGTTGAACGTTATTGAAACCACTAGCCATAGCGCTTTGCAAATTGCAGCAGCAAGAGCTAATTTGGTTACCGATCTCACATCCTTGTTGCTGTACGGCGTTGATAACGGCTTGAGATGTCATACCTACCTGACCAGCCACCTTATCAATAGCGCCTTGTACATTACAGATAGCGTTTTGTAATTGAGAGGTAGAACAGTTAAGGGCGTTAGAGATCTGATCAATAGCGCTTCTGTTACCTTGGATAGCCTGCATCAGTAGCTCACGGCCATAGTCGTTGTTCAATTGAGCCGGAAGACCGTTAGCGCAACAATCATTTCCATTACCACCAAAACCATTTCCGAAACCACGTCCGCCCCATAACCAGAACAGGACAATGATCCACAACCACCAACCGTTAGCCCCTCCGAACTGGTCTTGGTTGTTACGACCGTTCATCAACGCAGCGACTAAATTCGGATCCATCTTATTACCACCCAAAAGGCTGGTAAACATACCCGGAATCATAGATAATAAACCATTAGCGGCGCTACCGCTCCCGGAACCCATGCCGTCTAACAGCACGATTTTGTCTCCACTTGTACCCATGTCTATTTATTTTTGAATTAATAATAACCCCACCTGATAGTGGGCGTTACAAAGTTCAAAAATTAACAGGCCTAAGATCGTGATATGTGTCATCATCAAAGTACGTCATGTCTTGTAAATGGGATTAATAAGAACCGATACAAGACAAAAAAATCCGGAGCGTATCACTACGACCCGGATTCATCGCAAATCTATAAAATCCAATGTTTCAATGCTCGAAAGAAAACGTCTCACGACGTCAAAGAGAGATTAACTACACGAAAAATCTCGCATCAACTTATTTGTATTAGCAGTGTATTCATTAACTATCTTACTGGATGAGGGATTATCCTCTATCCTTGACAGGCGGTTATCGTCACTCCTTACCGTAACATCACCCATCCTTCGTACCACGCTTTCTTGATATGATGATGGATCGGAGTATATAAGATCATCGACGAACCTATATATTGATCCATCAACCGTCTCACCCATCTTCTCATATAAGCCGGATTGGAACAACACGAAATCATCATACCTTCCACGAGCCAAGAACGAACCGTCCGGTCTCGCCTCGACGCCGCCGTTGGCCTCCCGGAGCAGGCCCGGATTCCTTTGGTACAGATACCTATAAAACCCGGCATCCATCATCCTATCCTGTCTATCCAGATAGAAAAGGTTTCTCATGCTACTGTCACCGGACTCGATAGCCACGTCAAACAGAAGATCCCTTACCTGACCTTCCGGCAACGACATCTCCATGCTTTTTAACGTACTTCTGTCATGGTGGTTCAAAGATACATTATAAAATCCATTAAAATCAAGGAAACGTAAGACATTATTATATAAATCCGATTTTTTTAACCTTTCCTTGATCTGGATCTTCCTCAACGAGGTACAGGATTTGATAAAATCCCGATCCTTTCCCTGCCTAGCCTCGTATCTCCTGAACTCCCGATCAATATCGACATCATCAATCTTAGGGGTTACGGGATGCTGATATATTAATCTGGTAAGGATCATGTTCTCGGTATTCGAGGATGAGATGTTGGACATAACCAGCTTTTTTATATTATCCTTGACCACACCAATATCGGAACGGGAAGCCCCGGCGGGAATCACGCCAGCCGGCAAGTACGAGGGCCGCTCTATCCCGATATCGGCCAACATCTCATAGGCCTGATCGGTGTCGGTTATCGGGGCTGTGTTATGGTACGTATTCCTACCCATATACAACATGCTCCTATCATACATATCGGAAGGGGATGTATTCCCGGACCTTACATACACCATCCTATCCCCAGTAGAATAAGTATCCTGAACCTCGTATATCGGATTCCCTTTTCCTGTTATCCTATCAAGATCGGAGATAAAGCTATCGTATACCGAATTGCCGGCCTGTATGGAAGACAACATGACGTCCAGCGACGCCATAAGATCACGGATATCCTCAGGTCTGGATATAACCATCTCATCGCTGATCGCCTCGCTTATATCCACACCCATGTCGGCAAGATCCATGGCTATGTCATGCAGACGTCCGGCAACGTCCTTGATGTCCTTAAAATCATCCATATCGATTATCTCCCCAACCTTACCCCTTAGGGCTTTCATGTCCTTAGGCGTACTGATATACGGTATGGTGCTATTGGAGTATGAGTCGGTAATCGTATTCCCTTCCTGATCCCTAACCTCCATACGGGTCATATTACGATACGTGTCATACATCCGATCGGCGTAATCCTGATCCTCCTGATACCGGAGCGCCAAAGAAGGGTAGGGGATGGAGGCGAAAGCCTGATCGAACTCCCGGCGGTCGCTGATACCGCCTACCGCCCTCATGATCGTATCCCTTACCTCTATTGGATTCAAGACCTTTCTCTTCCCTAACGAGTCATATGTATCCTCATATATCATATAATCATCACCAAGGCCTGACTCGGAGGATAGGAAATACATATCCTTCTCATTAAAATCCCCGTCAGACATAAAATCGACAATCCTCCTCATCATATCCCTTACCCGCTCATACGCTGATCTGTTGGTCATGATATTATCAATCTCATCAGCGTCATACATCCCGGACCTATCAAGATTGTATCTATTGAGGAATATATCACCGCCTGAGAGGAAATTAGATACAATCATATCATTAAGATCATTGATATTATCAACCCCCAAGGAAGTAAGGGTGTTATTGATATCCTTAACCTCATCGGCCATGAAATTGCCAGCGAAATAGTTCTTTCGCTTGATAAATGACATAACATCATCATACCTAGGTTCCCCATTACTATCCAGATCATATTCTGATGACATGGACATCCAATCGCCAAAGAAAGACACGAAGTCGGGGGAGTAGGCCGTACCCCAGACCGATAAGGCCTGCTTCTGGTCGCCAAGCACCTCCATCGCCCTTTGGTATAATCCGGATGGTTGGTTATTAGGGGCAAGGACATTATCTACCCTACCCTCCTTATTTTTTATAACATAACAAGATCTGCCCATTACTAAATCGTTTTGTTACAAAGATATAAAATCCCATCTACTCTCACGAGCGGACGGGATACCAAAATAACAACATAATAACAAACCTTATGTTTCTACTGAAAAGTACAAATCATTTTGCCGATCCTCACGAACAGGCAAAAACTCAATCCTAAATTATAAAAAATGGAGTTTATCGTTTAGCGAAAATATCTTTATCTGATCTACTCAGAACCCTGCCTTTCAATTCCAAGAACCTAGGCATCCATTCTTTAGATATCTTAGACACAATCCACTGAAATCCCTTAGGAGTCACATAGACAGTATTAGTGCCGTAGAACTCGTCATCATTACGATATCTATAACGAGCATAACCGCTGTCTATCATCCTTTGGGAAAGCAACCACCTCTTACCGGTCTTAGCGAAGAACTTCTTATCCTCAAGCAATATACGAAGATTCTTCTCCGCTATATCATAACCATGAGCCTCCAACTTCTCCCGAACCTCTCTGATCAACATATCTGTCTCTTGGGCTATTTCGGCTGTCTTAGCAAACTCAACCATAGGAGCCTGTTCTTTAATGATATTATCGGATATCCTTTTGGCTTCCTCTGCCGCTTTCTTCGCCTCAGCTAACGCACGCTTCTCCTTTTCCGATTTAAGCAAAGCCTCTAATGCCTCTATATAATCAGATGGAAGTTCATTCTTTGATGGCATATTGTTAGATGGCATAGAATAGGAACCTGTTTTTCTAATAGAAGGAAGAACCTCCGATGTTACCCATCTTTTGAATTTCTTGGCAGATTCCATCTTAGATGACATAATCAAAGAATACATCCCTGATTCATTGATTAATTTAATCTCCCTAACAGCCTGATTTATAAGGGGGTTTATTTTAAACCCCATTGATTTACAATCACTTGTAAGAATAATAGAATCCTCATCATCAACAAACCTTTTTACAGCGTTTCCTAAGTTTTCATAACCAAGGCATCTGGCTATGTCATTACCAACAAACCATGGATTGTTTTTCTCGTCTAATAATACTCTTACATCCCCAAAATCAGGATTCTCAAACAATTTTAAATTATCATCCATAATATAAAAACAACGAGAGCCATTGGCGTCCGTTATTCCACCAATGACTCTCATCTATCGCCTACGCCTAGGCGAGTTAATATCTTCTTATGGCCCAATAACGGATGGACACCGCAAATATAAGACCTTATTTTGAAACTACAAACAAACAAGAGATATTTTTACAAAAAATGTAATCAGTCATATTCCTCTGTCATATATAAAGCGTAGCTATACCTATCCTCTATCATCTCCACCACCTTCTTGATATCAGATAAAGTTAGTTTCTTTATCTCCATATTCCTACTATCCATCCTGACAAAAGAGTTCTTGAACTCCTGCTCGGTTATAGCCTCCAACCTAAATAGATTGTATTTTATAAGTAACTGGCTTACATCAAATATCAGGATATTAAGATCAATATCATCCTTCAACTCATCAAGAAGATCACGCATCATGACTTTGATAGCATCAGTATCAAGTTCCAGTTTATCGGCTTCCTTCATCAACTTCTTGATAATACCATTGTGCTCGATTATGATGTTAGCGTTATCATCATCGGTAGGTAGAAGGATATCCATCGTACATTTTATACCAACCTTATCACTAAGTCTTTTATTGAACTCAGTCATATAATCAAAAGCCTGATCCCTGCTTAAGGCGTATGTATGATCAAGCAACTGCTTTTGTCTGACCTTGACAAAATAGTTACTGGTGTATAACATCATCAAGACCTTCACTCGCTGGATGCGTAGGTCTTGCATGATCTTCCGATGTAAAAAAGAATCTAGTTGCATAATATAAAGAGTCCCCACCGGGGCCATCACACACCCGACAGGGACCAACTTTTAAATATCTTACTCGTCAGGTGATGGACTGACGCCGCAAAGATAAGTCAAGATATTTTATTTAGCAAGGATTTTCCGCCTCATTTTCTCCGGATACTACGTTACCGTCGGAAACCAAAGACTTGTCCTCGGCCGCCTTCGTAGGCGAGGCGAACTCCGATGGCAGATCCGGCAGGTTAGGGAACGAGACTTCCGTCTCCTCCTTGGATACCTTGTTCTCCTTGATACTCATCCTAAACTTAGGAGCTATGAAAGGATCGTTGTTAAGATCGATGTTGATCGTAACGTCATTCATCAAAATATCCTCCTTAGTTCTGGAATCACCTATCCATCCTCTTACGTCAGCGGTCATAGGCATCCTGCTAGCCGCTTCCTTGATAGCTTTAAGCCGGTTCTTGATAACATCCACGTCTCCCGCCAGCGGAATCATATATGTCTTATTATCCAACCCTGATCTGGCTATAGCGTTATTAAGATCCATTATATCATCAATACTTACGCCTCCGCCTAGACCCTCCGTAATCCTATCAGCCATCGATCCGATCATGGATGAGAATGACGATATATCCTGATTTTTCAATCTTACGGGGTACAGGTAATTTCTTCCATTTCCTGTCTTTATAGCTACGACCGGGATACGTGAATCTTTATAGTCACCATACTTGTCCCTGACGATAGCCGTACAGAACGGGAATATATTATACTTAATATCATCCCTCATCGTAACCTCCCCATTCTCTATATATCCTACGCTCTCGACTTTACCAACCGTCTCGTTGGTAAAATCATTCTCGGATACCATCAACGTACCATTATCATCACTTACGCTAAAATTAGGTCTTCCCGGCAAAACACTGGTAACTGTACCTACGAACGGTATATCAATCTCGCCAGTAACAGATCCTATATTATCCCTATATAACTCAAAGGCCCTACTCCTTAAATCAGCGTTACTTCCTTTTGAATCCGGGTCATTGGCTTTCAGTACCGAGACGAAATTGCCGTCGCTATCCACGATCTTAATAACCATATTATCAACCAGCTCTCGGTAAGCCGACTTAGTCTCATCAGAATTAGGGTCAACGGCGTTAAGGCTATTGTATTTATCATACAATTCCTTGGTATATGGATCTGACATATCCATCTTAAACCTTACGATATTATCCTTACGGAGATTAGCTACGGCTTCCTGATTCACCGACTCGTTGTTAGATCCAAACGTATCACCCGTATAATAAGGGACAATAGATCCATCCTGCCCCTTGCGATACACCATGAACCAGATGGAGGTCGACAAGGCGGTTTGCCGCCCCAATATGACACCGGTAGCGTTCTCGAAAGCCTGAGCGTCATCCTCGCTAATCATCCATCTTGAGTGGTTATCTGACTCTATAACAGTAAATATGTCGGTTCCGTTGGTGAAATCCATCACCCTTCCATTATCAGTATCAGTGGCATCAGATCTTTTAAGCCCAAGACTGTCCATAAACCTGTCAAGTCTCATTCCGCCAACTTCATAATACATAACCCCACCGATCTCTCTCTTCTGAGCCATCAACACCACCGGATTCTGGGCGGCGTTAACTTCCGTCCTGCCGGTGGATGTCCCGGGTTCGCTCTCTGTGAGGACATCACCCATAGGTATGGATTTATCGTAATCCTTGACAGCTATACTTCCGTTATCATACAACCTCATCCATTCCACGAATTGAAGAAGAGGTCCATCGGAATAATTATTGATAATATCAATAGCCTCATTAAGCTTATCCTGATCAATCTCATTGCCATTGTCAGCCTCATTCATAAGATCATTATAAGTCTTTATAGCTTCTTTGATCTGATCCTGATCAAGACCATTGATATTCATATCTACAATATCATCAACAGCGTCCTTGATATTATCATAAATATTATCATGGATCTTCAATCTATCTATTATCGATCTAGCCTTATTGATCCTTGAAATAGGATTATCCCCAAACCCGTTAACTAGACTATCGACACGAGGCTTGTTATTATCATATATCTGTCTCTCCCTAGGAGATAAGACATCCTCATTACCGTTCCATATCTTTATAGCTATATTATTGATTCTATCGTCAGAAGGATTTATGATATCCTCATCATCAGGAACCCTCTCGACTATATTACCTTCATCGGTCTTAATCTCGTTCTCCATAGATCTGGCTATCATATGATTATATGTCTTGAACATAAATGCCTCATCCTCCCCTATAAGACCATCTTGGTAAGCCTTGTCTATAGCTTGGTCGTTGGCGTAAAGATCATTGGCATCAGGATTATCAGTATTCCTGAAATCATACTTGCTATCATCCTCCTCATAAGTCTTACCCCATACGTTCGATAATATCTTCATGAACCCGCGCTCCTGCGCCCGGATGAATCTTCTGTCACGCATACGACGAAGAGACTCGTTTATATTCTTATAAGCCACAAGATTATGACGATACTCACTAAGCAATGCCATAGCCTCCTTATAATTATCAACCCCACGGATAGATACGACGTTCTCAAAATCAGCTATAGTATCATAAGCCGCCATAAGATCAGCGGCACTGATCCTTGAATCATTTCTATTTAAGAACAACTTAGATATATCAGCCTCTGAGTTAATTAACGTAGTTAATTTCCTCTCCAATGCGATCCTATCCTCTGTTAATTTAAGAAGCCTATCATTCTCCTTGACCAACTTAGCCTTATCAGATTCAAGAGCGTCCTTCGACGCGACACTTTGTTGAAGCCTCAAAATATTCTTCTCCATCCTCTGTATATCATCCGTAAGCTTCCTGAGTTTCTCAAGATCCCTACTCGAATCAGGATTAAGACGAGAATATATATCTAAAGCAGGTCCTATATCCGTATTGTATATCCTTCCTAACTGATTAGCGATATCATCCAAGTTATCCTTAGCCTCAAGACCGTTATAAGCCATGTTGGAGATATAGGTGTTAAATGATCTATTGGATATACCATCGGTAAGGGAGTCGGCAAATCTGCTGGCCATAGTAAAATTATCAACCTTCTTATTGAACTCACTGATAAGGTTGGACTTATACTCATTGACCTGCTCATCCGTCATATTCATATCGGACGCTATATCGCTATTAGGTATAGATTCGACTACCGTCCTGAAATTCTCCTTCGTATCATCCAGCATCCCCATCTCCGAATCATAACGAAGACGATTGAATACGGCGTCACTGAAATCCTTATTTATGATCCTACCATCACTCTCGTACGATGTGTCTATGCCGGATAATTGAGCGTTAAGAGCCATACTGCCACGAATAGCACGGACAGCGGCGGTAGTCAAAGCGCCGGCATTGGTGTTGTAGGCCTCCACCATCCCCTTGTTACGGGACATGTCTTGGCTCCATTCCTTTATACCTCCAAAGGTCTTTCCACCCATAACCGATCCGATAATCATACCGATGCCGATCTCCTTCCAGCCTTGACTAGACCCGTATGTTTCCTTGAACCCGTTCTTTATAGCCTCCATATAGCCTATATTCTGCCGGATAGCCATAGGATTGTATCTTGATTCTACCCAATCCTCGGCGGACTTACTAGCCACTCCCTGAAGACCCTCCTCATACAGACCCTCGGATACCGGACGTTTAATGATATTGAACGTATTCCCGGCTACCTTCTGCCATTTCTTTGGTGTTATGGCTCTTAACATACCGTTATCCATCCTCTCAGCCCCTACGCCAAATATATTGCGTTTTATGAACTTATCCACGCCAAGATCCATACCAAACATATCACCGAACATAGCTATGTTAGACAATGTAAGAATACCGATATTAGCGGCAAATATAGTATTGGCGGCATCGACGTTGTCATTTCTGAACCTCATAAGCTCCTCATACGAGGCTTCTCTACCATAGGCATTTCTATAAGCCTGCTTGAAGTTTTCCTCAGACTCCATCAACCCACTCCTTGACTCTACCGAAGCCTCCCAAAGCGTTGACGTGCCAATAAAGGTTAGGTTGTCCAAACCCTTGCCTATGCCTCGTCCTATGCGGGCGGCCCTCAGCATGGAGTTAAACCCGCTCTTCGTGGCGGAAGCAGCCCTACCTAATCCAGCGACAGTCGCTCCTATCCTAGCCCCCATACGGGCGGCATTCATAAGACCAGCGCCAGCGAAAGCATAAGACGACAAGATAGCCCCAGCCGTAAATGCAACCCCCGACAAAAGATCATTTGTCCAGAAATTGGTTGTAAACATACTTTTAAGAAATCCGGCATCTCGCTCCTCCTTTCTGTAATAATGATTAAGCGTATAATCACCACGCTTATCCATATCATCCAACCATCTGGCAAAACTGTTATCATACATAGCTGATAACGTCCCTTTTGTAACAAGCTCCTTTAATCCATAAACAGACTGACCTACTCCACCTATTCCATACAAAGCAGACTTATAAATAAACTTACCTAATCCTCTATAAGTTTTCTCCCAACCACCTTGACTTCTCGATAGACGATCGTCATTATCTATATTATTGATATAATTCTCATATTTAGAAATCCACTCGCCTGTTGACAACCTATATCTTGAATCACGAAGATTGATCCTGCTTCCAGTTATATCATAATTACCCTTAGGTATACCCACCTCATTTATCATCTGGAAGAGCGAGTTTCTGGCCTTTACATCATCATGATAAGATGTCTCTACAGATTTTTTTATACCCTCAACCAATGACGGTATGCTTCTACTTCCCTCTCTGGATAAAACATCATTATCCATATCCGATGAACTACTCATCCCGACAGGAATAGGGATAGAAGAAATATTGTCCCCAGAAAGCATGGGGGATGGAACGGATGGAGCCGGGACATAATATCCCTGATCCCTCATCACATTCCCCATATCATTATTATTGTTGCTGTCCATTTTTACCATCTATTTTATCTACGGTCTCTTTATCCAATACCGAAAGAAGATTGCTAAGGTCAGAATGCTGTTCATTAATATCCCTACCCTTTACAATAACATCCTTATTAATAGCCTCAACCACGGCTTGAGTAAGATACATCTGAGGACACATATTTATGATTTTCATGATATTATCAGCATAATCAGTGTTATACTCTAATACCTTAAGCGGTGTCCCGGTCTTTGCTTGACCATGGAAATAAATACCAACCTCAACCCCTCCGGGGAATCCCTTAGCTTTGACATCATACGACTTGTAATTCCTCAAAACCGTATTAATTATCCTAATAGCTCTCTTATTAAGCTCAGATGTAGCTAGATCATTATTCTGAATATCATACTTATCAACCATCCTAGAAGCCTCCTCTGCCGCGTTCTCAACAGTAGCGAAAGCGCCAAGTGAATTAGCCTGCGCCCATTTTTGGTAAGGCCTATTGGTTGTAGCAGAAAAAGACACAGGAATGATCTTGGATTCATAATCTTCAGATCTCACATTTCTTTCCCTTTCATACAAACTATATCCAATACTATCTAATTCTTCTTTAGTAACTTGAACCGTAGCGATATTCTCCCCACCAGCCATAGCTACCAAATCAAATGAATTAGGATTATCTGTAGGACGAGCATATAATATGTAATTATTAAGTCTACTATCTTTATCTTTATTCAAGAAACCAGCTCTCGCCAAAAGCAGACTCTCTAATTTAGCATGCATACGCCTATCCCCTTTAGAAGCGTTGGTAGAATTGGAAAATGACCATGATCTTGGAGCGAACTCATCATATCTTCTTTCATAGACTGTTTTAGAATCCTGAACAGCCTTAGTTATATTGCGACCTATATTGGAAGAAGACCATTCCCTCCTAAGCGTAGGACCATTAGCTCTAAACATATTAAATCCTATAATCCTAAGAATCTTATCCTTGTCTGATAAATCTGATATATCCGCTTTCATTACCGGATTACGTAGATGCTTAAATACTTTAGAAAACTCAATTATATCCTCAGAAGTAAAATCCTGTCCAGTATAACGATTTAATAACCCAACATAGGATCTCATCAATTCATTGTTATCCGCAGAATGACCTACATAATCGATATTCTCACTTATCAGCCCTATCAAAGAGGATATCTTCAATGCATCCTCAGCGGAGTATTCCTTCCCTCCAATAACCGCCCCATTCTTACCAACATCCCTTGCGTTAACCATACCATTATCGGTATATGTATCAATACCACCAGTAACATAATTTTGATCTTTGATAGCATCATTAAGAATATTCTCCGTAGCGACATCAAAAGCATTCGTAAGATAATCAACTTCCTCGTCCATTATCTTACTATATTTCTTCCTATTATCATTCGCTGCCATAAGAGCCTCATATTTATCCACCATATTCTTATCCGGGGATGAAGATAATACAGAACTAGACGCTCCACCGTTATTGGTGATCCATGCCATAATATTCTCACTATTAACACCACCTGGATATATAGAGGGATTGTTTTGTATATCATTCTCTATACCTCGTAAATCAACAGGATTTAAAGACGATATTAAATCCTTCTCTCCTGTTGATATATTGTTTTCATTCTGAATATACTGATTGTCAAATATATTTTCAGGGGTGATATTAGGCTGAACTTTCTCTAGCTCAATCATAACACCCGAAGAAGCGCCGGAACTGTTACCATCTTCTTTAGCCATTATCTTCCTAAGCTTAAGATTCTGATCTATTTCCTTGGATTTTTGCCTCCATGAGAACTCCCGCTCCTTGAAATCAAGATCTCTTACTTTAAAATAATAATCATCCGCACTATAGCTTTCTGATGAATTATTGTATGACCATCTAGCAGATACGCCATCAAGAAACTCATTACGGACAATAAACTCCCCTGCCCTAGCGGGATTCATATTGTTGCCAATAAAGGATGTGGCTTCCTCCACTAACGCACGGCGCTGCTCCCGAACCTCCTGCAACGAAGCCTCGATAGCCGCCTTAGCGGAAGGGCTGGCCTCCGCCCCTTTGAGCTTGGCTAAAAGAACGCTCTCTTCAGCGTCAAACCCAGAAACATATTTATTAACAAACTGTTCAGTAGTCATACCACTAAACATGCTAGGATTGGTCATGGCTAAATACTGTCCCTCTATCTGCATCTGAGCTTTAGCATTCTGAGATATAGACCTAGCCGCTATTGATCTAATTTGAGATTGACTCATCTCATCAACAGTAATATCCCTCATCCTCCCTGTAGGTTTACCATCCACTATTTCAGGAACAGAAAACTTCTTTCCTTTATTAAGACTAACGAAATCTTTCATCATCTTATTCATTTCCTCATTATAATCCGTATAAGGAGTATAATGAATAGGATTCATCCTTGTCCCAACCTGACCGTCATTAGCCCATTCATAAAATGGCAACAAAGCGACAGCCTCATTTATAGCGCTATATTGCTTTGGATTATTGAGTTTCATATCCTCGATCTTCTGCGAGAAAGATCTATATTCCCTAGTGCCGGCAATAGCGTTCAACACACGGGTATCCAGAGCTTCTCCAAGACGAGCCTGTATACTTCTGGCTATACCGTCAGAAGCCAAATTAGATTTACGATACACGTTATTCACGTCCTGTATCAATCCATTTAACCTGTTCTGAAGATATTCCCTGTCCTGAGGTTTTATAATGTCAGAATTGATAATATAATCAGCATACTCGTTTATAGCCTGCCGATTGGTATCTATCTTCTGCTGCATGTACCCCATCCCCTGCATCATAACATCCATGTTGTAGGGTGATACGTACTTGCCGTAATTCCTTAATATACTATATTGTGAAGCCATCCTTTATCCTTTCTTGCCTTTAGTTACTTCCTGAGCGGGATATAATCTCCTATAACTCAATATATCTCCTTGAGGATCAGCGATCAACTGCCCATTAGGACCGATCTTTACATCCCCGAATATAGACCTTAATGTATTCATGGTCGTAGCCGTATTCCACTTCTGCTGGATCTCATCATTTACGCTATCGAAATACCTAGCCCAGTTCTCGTCATTTATAGCCAATCCCTGCGATATCCGTTGTTGATAAGCTTGACGTTGGGCTATGTTCTTGTCGTAAGTATTCGCCCATGATTGAGAATTGACATTATCAGCCCAAGTCCTTTGAGCCACATTCCCTTGTTCTACCTCATTTATATACTTACCTATATTGGAACTCATGATAGCCTGTAAATTGGAAGATAAAGCCCCTCTCTGGGAATCCGGGACATTACCCATCTGATCCAATTGTGATTGGAAAGCACGATTAGCCTCAACCATATACTGATCAGCCGATCTCAACACCGGGTCCACGGTAGGAGCGTAATGTCTTTCCAGACCTTCCGTTGTCACGGCTCCCGGAGTCATCCTAAACACCTCAGGAAAGTCAAGACCACCGCCTACCACATTCCTAGTCCCTTTGCCGGTATTTGACTTACTGGTATTGGTCTTAGGAAGCGTACTGGTATCAATCAGCTCAGGCATATCCAGCTTAACATCCGGCTCCTCCACATCGCCTATATCCATAGGAGATGGAGCTACCTTATGAGGGTCAAGTATAAAGTCAAGACCTTCCATGCCCTTCATGGATCTTAACGCCTGCATCTTAAGCATATCCTCTCCAAGGATCTTATTAACAATATCTTTATTCTTGTCAGAGAATAGTTGGCTAAAATGGGTTATACCAGCGTCACTAAGAGCCTTGTGTTGATCTTCAGTAACTACGTCTAAAGCAGCCATAGGACGGGATGAGGAGAATGCTCCAAACTTATTATCCCTCATCCTATCATGATATGCGGCTTTCTTATCTTCCGGATAATTACCTTGACTATCCTCGCCACCAAAGGAAACGAGCGTCATGTAATCCCGAAGCGCCTCTGCGTTGGCGATGATCGGGTTCTCCGCTTCAGCCAAGCCCATCAAGCCTTTATTCTGTCCATATATAACGTCTTGCAAGGCTCTAGCCCTAGTGGCCTCAGGAGCGCTCATATAGGCGTCATAAGCCATGGGATTAAATGTCTTATAATACTCCAGTCTCTCATTGGTATTAATACCGCCATAAGAGCCATCCTGACCCTGACGCTGATACCCAAACGTATTATCCTTATTATTATACTTGTTCTCAACAGGACGGAAAGTAAGGAGATAATCGAATAAAGAGCTACCACCTTTCTTCATCTTCTGACGAATACCAGCTACTTTCTTAAGCAGCTCTTTCTTAGCCTCGGCTACATCATCTTCTGTAAGGCCATATTCTTTCATAGATCTAGATATGATGTTATCTATCTCACCTCCCTTGGCGAAATACGTATCCTCATCCTTCTTCATCTTCCGATCTTCCTGCTCCTTGTATATGACATTAGCGAAGTCCGTAAATCTTCCTTCTAAGCCATTAACCGTCTCGTTACTATCATTTATAGCCTTGGATAATACGGAAGCGTTTAAGCGCCTCGTATTCTCGTCATCTATCTTATCGTTCTTCTTCAACTTCTCTAACGCCTTCTTCTGGTCATCGTAAGCTGATTTAAGACCGATCTTAGCCTTATACCTGTCCATTAACGTAGCATACGTATCCTTAGGCGTGGCTTTGATACCATACGTATCTCTGATGTATTTAGCGAAATCCGGCTCTATGGTTGTGTCGTCGGTAATAACCTTCGTTCCCTGCTCCAAGGAAACGGGGGTTCCACCATCGGCGTGCTTCTGCCCCATAGCCTCCATCGGCGCCTCTCCGGGCTGCGTCACGTACTCACCCTTCTCGACCTCTACGTTGGCTTGATCTTCCATTGACTTAGGTAACGGATACAGATACTCACCGGTAAGGCTTCCGCTATCGAACCTATTATTAGGTCCCAGATAAACGCCCCCTCCATCCTTGTACTGCATTTGGGATTGCCTTCTTTGTCTGGCCTCACGCTCCTGAGCCAACCTGATATTGGTACGAGTACCTTTCTCAGAAGCTATCCCAGAAACCACGTTACGAGCCAATCCCATGATACCACTAATTCCTGAGGCTATGGTGGTTATCGTATTAGCCGTTTTAGCCCCGGTGGATAAATCGCCATATCCCTCGCTTCTCATACGTCCTATACCACGACCCATCTGAGTGAACCTAGACCCTATATCATCAGCGCCATAGTAAGGGATGGTGGTAAAATCAAAAACATCCGTACTACCAGACTTATCAACCTTCTTATTACTGTCAACCAAAGCGCTCAAATCACTTGTATCAATGGTATTAATATCAGGCTGCTGAATATCAAATCCTATCTGGGTAGAAGAAACCAAAGGCTCCACTCCAATACCCTGAAGACCAACAACATTACCGGGCATAATAGGGGTGACTTCCCCGGCCTCTTGATATTTAGGTATCTTCCTCTTGATTACATACTTGCTCATATCAAATTAATTTCGTTCTGACACAAAGATAGTTTAAAAAAAATAGAGACTCATCATTTCACAACGATGAGTCTCTCAGCAAATGCTATTATTATGTACAGAATTAAATTCTTTTTATGAATAATGATCCTATAGCCTTAACCAAATCATAGAAACCGGCAGAACTGAGACCTACAGCCACTCCATATAATAGAGCCTCCCACCATTCACTCCCTATAAGCAATGGAGACACCTTTAGTAGCCACGCTAATATACAAACCAGCATACCTATGACTACGGCGGATAGGACTTTAGCCCACTTATGGGTGTCAATATACGGCACAACCTTGGCTAACTGCGTAGCTGACATCGTGACGAAAGCCATGATGCCGGTGAAGGTAGTTAAATCAATAGTGATAGCCCCTTCTGATGGGATTACCTCTTGCGCCATCAAAGCGAACGGCGTCAATAACATAGCAAATAAAAATAACAATCTTTTCATATCTAAAACGTTTAATTACTTCGCAAATATAACACTAAACTGATTAGATATATAAATATTTATTGGAATATAGATATACGACAATATCCAGAACCTATATGTCCCTTTCCTAAATCATATAATCCACCCAAAGGATTAGGCATTTTTTCTAATTCCCCTTTCACATCTGTCCATACGAACCCGTTCCCATCTATCATTTTAGTGTTAGTAAATACATATTTATCATATTTCACGCATCCCTGATGACCGGATATATACGAGGATCCTCCACCACCAGCTTGAATAGCGTTCGACGATATCCCGCCGCTTGGTCCTCCATAAAAGCCTCCTCCTCCACCAGAGGAATACGAACCGCCATCAAAACCACATCCTCCTCCCACTCCTAATAGACCTCCATTTCCGTTAGTTAAATTATTGCCGGAGTTAGATCCTCCCGCTACTTGGGATGCAGGAGTTCCCTTGGCATAGCCCCCCAGATACGCCTTCAACCCTCCCGCTGATCCTCCATGCCCAATAAAATAATACTCACATCCTCCACCGCCTCCCCCGGCTACCATAATACGGGTCTTTAAAGAATCTACGTTTAGAGGATCGCTATTGTTGGACAACCTCAAATCTGTAGCTCCGCCTCCGGCTCCCTCATAGATATACCTTCCAGCGCTCTCATTAGTCATTGAATGCCCTGAACCTCCTCCATTATAATTATATTTTACAACATTACTCGTCCGCTTAAGTCCACCATTTCCACAATACACATAAATGATATCACCACCAACTAACTTGATAAATCCAGCCACATATCCACCATACCCAGGGTCATTGGATCTGGTAAACCTATCTTCGCTATCATTGTAACCATAATTACCTTGACCACCCCAGCACTCAACATAATAATACGCCGACTTTGGAGCTACAAATGTATGGTAATTATTACTATTATAAGTGTATGTATACAATACATCCAAGCTTTTGGGACCTGTCATTACACGTCTTCTCATAACATACCTCCTCTTAGATATTTTACCAACAATGCTATAACCATCCTCCTATCATCAGCCATAGCATCTACCCATCTATTCCCCCATCCTAAACTACTAGGAGGGGGGGGGGTAAAACAAGTCCCCTTAAATAACATATCAAATAAAAACAACAACTTATTCATAACAAATTATTTATCATTAAAATACTAACTATTATTTCTACTCACACCTTTTATGTTAAGGCTTAACCCCGGTATCATATTAAGAACCAACTGCCTTTTTGCCTGTTCCCTACGCATACGCTCGGCCTCCGCTATCTGCGCCTCCGATTGAGGATCATTCTTAATATTATTGGCGATGTCCTCTATAGCTTTCTTGTTAGCGCCGGATTGAGCTAGCATCTTATATAACAGGTCTTGGCCTTCCTTCTCCCACCAAATATCCATAGATGGGCGAGAAGCCAAAGAAGGATCGGCAGGGGCTACCGTCTCAGGTACGGGCTGCTGACCTCCGTCTCCCGTACCAGAATCCCGCTGTCCGAACTCGTATCTCATTGGCTCGTTCTCCGGGACACCATACCTATTAGCGAACATATCAGCGAACTCAAATCTCTTCTCATTTCTTAAGGTCGATCCAAGAGGCCTACCGTATCCTTGATTCCATGCCACGGTAGCGTCCTTGTAGTTGACGGCGTTATCGAAATCGGATTTAGAATACATATAGTAATTATATACATTACCTTGAGCGTCCTTGTCAAAAAACTTTCCTTGATTGATGTAATTCCAACCTAACCCCGGGACCTTGCCTTGATACTCATCCACGAGATAATCCAACTGCTGTGTCAATGTCGGTTTCTTCCCATACCTGCGCTGTAGCTCCTTCTTCCTCGGTCCAAGCCATTGTTGGATGCCAAAATCACCGGCGGCTCCTAGGGCATCGGTGTCCCCTCCGGACTCGGCGGCGATGTTCGATAGGATGCCGATAGCTTGAGTTTGTGGTATCCCCTTCTTATCGGTCAGATAATCCCATATCTCATCATACACAGCCATCTTATTATCCTCTGATCTATCAGGATCAATTACATATTTACCATCTCCATAAGCCCTACCTGTGCTTACAGACCCGCCCTTATCTTTCTTCTCCTTATCATCATCCATCAACATCTTACCAACTATAGCCGCCGGCAAAATAGCAGGAACGTTTTTAATGGCTTTTTTTATTTTATCCGATGATTCTTTCAATACCTCTCCAGTAGCTCCAAGCATGTTATTAGAATAATCACCAGCATAATTGCTACCTATACCACTCACAAGGTTATACACATCAATCTCATCCATGCTATCGATATACTTATCAAGGTCATCAACAGATGGAGTCCTTCCATATGTATTATAAAATTTATTCCACAAGCGAAATCTGGCTTGAGTATTAAAAGCTATTTTCTCTGATATCTCATCACTTGATGAGTTTGGTTTAGCCCTATAAGCGTCTTTTAATAATGACTTATCATTTTCGGATAAATAAATCTTATTATAATTATTACTTGAATCATATTTATGTCTAAACTCATGAGATAGGTTAGATAAACTCTCATCACTCCTAGTAACAACCTTATTGTATTTACTAGTATAAAACCCTTTAGCATTACTATTATCCAAAGCGGAGGATACCTCATATCTAAAATCATCAAAATCAGAATCCGCTGATACCCTTAGATTGTAAGCTTCTTCCAACCGTTTCCCATTATCATCAAGCATAGAATCTATCTTATCCTTAATATGCTTGTTAGACACATCATTTATATTTTGGAGATCAACACCATTATCAATCATCAAATCCACAGCCGCCTTATAAGAATCAGGAAGATCATTATAATTCCTTGAAATTCTCTCATGGACATCCTTGTTAAAAAAATCCCTAACCAAAGGTTCATCATGAACATATTTATCTACAAGATCATTATCTACAAGAAAATCATACAATTTACGTTTATCTTCTGGCAGAGGAATCTTCTTTACTTTATTAGCGAAAGAAAAAAATTCACCTAATACCGGGAATAGCCCTAAAGCTGATAATGTCATTCCTAAACCATCCCCAGCCTTCGATGACTCCACAAAATCTCTCACATCCATAACATCCCCGATAATAGGGATACCTCCAGCTATAATCTCGGTAATGTCAACTCCATCATTTATCTTCTTACCATATTCAGTATTAAGATTTATGCCACTAGATCCAACGGAGGTGTTATCCCTTGAAGCCACATATCCACCCCCTTTTTTCTTATCCATCTTCTCTCCCCATAGCCCATATTTCTCTCTGGGCCATATACCGTCTATGGCATCCACGTAACCAACGGGATGCTCCCCGTCCATGCGCCGGTTCCGCCGCTCGTCCGCTGGGTATAGGGCGTTGGCCAACGGCTGCGTGATATGACCCAACCTCTTATCCTTGGAACTCGACATAGCATCCACCACAGTCCGATATACAGGTCTTAATTTCTCATGTAGATATAATCCCGCCTCATCAACCAGCTCACCTATCTTCTTATTTATACCCCTGAGGCTGAAATTATAATTACCCATACCGTTATTCAACGGGGACAACGTACCTCTTATCCCATTCATGCCTTTAACTGCGGCTCCTCCGCTAAGGATATCAAACTCCGGGGACACGTTTCTCAAAGGACTATCATCCATACCTCTGAAATACATAGGACGCTCGCCATTGACAACCCGGTTAAGATCCTCCTTATATAAATCCTTTATCCACGATGGGATTTCCTCCGGTTTATTCTTCTTAGACATATATTACGTTTTTCACAAAGATAACCATAATATCATAAGCCTAAAAACACGAAACGGGTACATAATAAATCATGTACCCGTTTATACGCTAATGCATGTGATAAGCAGCCAAGGCTCCTTTAGCTTTCTCCTTAGACTTGTACTTAGCCGGCCATAATTTACCGGTCTTGTTACTGACCACTCGCCAATCACTCCCTACTTTCTTGATACATCCTGATTTCGGGCATTTGCCCTTCTTTTTACTGCTAGTTTTCCCTGCTGCCATAACATCAAATATTTAAAGGTATATAATCACCTCAATAAACTTTCTCATCGCTGCTAAACCAACGTACTATCATCTTGAACCGGCTCTCAATGTCATTCACGAACCTTGCCAAGAACCAATCGCCACGAAGACGATCACGCCACCTCCGATGATAATCGACAGCCCTAGGATCGATCTTCCGGTCAATGTCATTCACATCCTTGATCCATACCGGGAGGTTATTAGTATCGTCTTTGACCTCGTTAAAATAGTCATTTATATTTATCTTCTGATCAACCTCCGTCACCAGTATCTCACGGCTATCGTCATTGGTTACAGGATACCTTAACCGCTGGCTCATATCGTTCTTGTCAGCGATAACCATCCGAAGCTCACCACTGTTGTTGGTATCGTTATAAAACCATGCCTTATTGAATCCGGTAGTCCTAAGAATTTGGTAATTAACCTCATCCTGATACCTTCTGGCATCCATCCTATATTGGTAGTTCGTGAGGATCTTATTCACATACTGCTCACGTACTGGTACCTCTATAACGAACGGATATAGCCTACCGTAAAATACTTGATACGATTGGTTGGTCAATCCATGAGACCATAACCCTATCTCCTGACTTTCACTTGAGTAGTTCTTTCCAGACTGGAAATAATGCTGGTGCTCGATATAATAATCAGGGGTGTAGGATAAATATGATTTCCACTCACCCTTCAGGCAGTTATATCCAACGGTGAACGAGACGTCCGTGAAATGGCTGGCGTCCTGTAGCTCCACCGCCTGCCCGTTCCTGTAGAACCGGCCGCCACGGAATTGGTACTCGCTCGGATTCCCTACCGGTATATAATCTTTCTTGGTTATCAGAACTCTCTTGAACCGATTGTCCCAGCCCATGGATAGCCCTATACCAAAGAACTTGTTATCGATATCGTAATAAGACAACTCAGCGTCCGTATCAGCGTTATATATCCGGCTACGGATGATCTTCATCTGAAGATGCTCCTTAAACCAGTTTCTAAGCCCCGGTGTGACCTCCGTAAGATTCCTACCATTAGAATCTACCTTAAACACTTGACCACGCCTTAAATCGACCCAAAAATGCCCAAACTCGCAACTGATCATATCCCGACTCTGGGTCCCGGAATATCCTAACGTCGTATTATTATACTCGATACCACGGGAGGCGAAAAGACCACCTGTCCCTAGCTCGCTATTCTCCGGGGATATTCTCTCCGCCAACACGTCTATGGCGTTATAAAGCCCTACCTGATTCTCGAAGCGAGCCAGTATCTGATCCGACTCTATCCCTTTCATGCTTATAAGTTTCCCGAAAGAGGTCTTGAACTCATGGTAATCCATAGGCTTGTACGACAGCCAAGGATCGGTCATGCCATTCTCCGACACGTCGGCGGTGCTCCATATGACGCCGTTGGGTCTTTGGTAAGCGCAGTCCCAAAAATTGCTATCATACGTCTCTGGTAATGACCTCCCGCCTAGCGTAAAACGATTCTTATACACAGGACTTATCTTAAACACATTATCCCTTGATATAGGGACATTACGCTCCTGGGTCCATGATATATAATCCCCCACCTCCGGATAGAACCCCTCGTAAGGCTCAGGTCCGGCTATACGGAAATTGCAATTGATCTCAGACTCCACAAGAAACTGAGGTATGCCATAGAAGTATAGGAAGAAACGACCGCTAAGATACATATCTCCGGTCTTGCAAACCATCTCATAAGCGCTCTTCCGGCTAGGGAAAGAGTATAGCGATCCGGTATCCGTATCGGTCTTATTAAGATAATCCTCCCCGGTGTCGTAATTAACAAAATAACGGGGATACCCGATGTTCCGATAATCATAATAAGGGAATGGTATCATGTCCCCCTGACCGAACTGAGTCAAATAAAACATAGGCATCTTCCTCTTAAGCGAGAATCTTGATATAAATACATCACCTCCAAAAACAGGTTTACGCTTATTCTCATCCATCAACCCGCAACCGCCTAACGATACCCACCTGATATCCTCTATCTGCCCGTATTGAGCCGGAGAATATTTCTTTATCCTCATATAAGGACAGGATACGAAAGATTCACGTGTCATAAAATGAGGCGTCATACCAGCCACCTCATCGTTACGAATATTACACTCATCCTGAATACGACTGGTATCGTAACTTGAAACCAACTCCGGATATTCAAGCATATACTTATCCATACCAAATGACATGAACAATGAATGCTCACGATCGAGGTTGTTTATGATAATAGGCTTACCGCCTACGGTCTCCCCTTGCGAAGAGATATCTGTTACCGGATATAACCCGCTCTTGATATATTTAGCCGTTGACAATCCACGTAACTCTGACTCCCCTATTTTTTGGTAAAATAAATTATAATGAGCGACAGAAGTATAATAATAAGCATAGTTCCGTCTAGGTCCCCTATCTATCAATGCCGTTAACCACTGATACCTGTACTTGCCTATATCCACCACGGACTGGGCTGTGGCCTTGGCGATACCCGTAGCCAGACGGATAGCCGTCAGCGCTATGCCGACAGGGTTGGCTAAAAAGAACACGCCTCCACCGACATATTGCTGTGAAGCCGACTGATATGTATACTCAGCTATAGCGGATATTAAATTAGCCATAGCCTCCACCGTAGCCAATGATGTTGCCATACTGTAAGCCTTACTCCCTAATATCGTCCATTTAGGGTGATCCTCCACTTCCCTGAATATACCGGAGGATTTACCTAATTGATAACCATCAACAAGGCACTCGGTGGGAGCGTCAGGCTTGTTAAAGGCAATATCAGGGCTTAAGAATGAATACCAGATATTACCCCTCCTGTTAAACGGATGCGTTATAAATTTCTCACGATTAATATCCTTATAGATATACATATCATCAGACAAATCGTTGTAAGGGTAATTAGGATAAAGGTTAGCCGATCCGTCGGGATCATCGTACTTAAACATATCATAAGCCAGACCAGTTCCGATAACGCTCTTATCCAACGTCCTATCGCCCCTATACAACTCATATCCTATTATAGAATCTCTTCTAGCCTTATCTATAAGACCGTTCTCTACCGCTATATCCAGAAACTCATTAACGATATCGTCATCAAGCATCACCCCCATAGGATAAATATAGGAGTCAACTCCATATTGACCGGTCAGTTGAGACGGATTACCCATAAAAGGAGCGACAGAGTTATCCGGGAACTTGTAATGACGTATAGGTCTCTGACAAAACGTGGTTGACGTATTTGGGTACTCAGCGTTACCCCCATTACCGGTGAAATAAGACTTACCCCCAACGGATCTAGGAGACCCATAGTATTTCGTCAAAGAATCTATTATGTCCTTCCTCTTTGATCCTCCCGATGATATCCCGATCTTACTTGAATCATACAACTCAAAATTAGCCGGATACTTATTGGTAGACTCCCAATATCCGAAATTACCGTACTGATATGGTCTGGGAGCGCAGTCAGCGGGTTTATCCCCACATGAGATACATTTCGCCTCATAGGTAACGAATCTCCTTAATTTCAATTCTTTTGTGAAGAAGAATACGTATTTCACCTCCAGTGGCCGAATGCCAAAACAGAACGGGGCGGGGAAGATGGCGGTGCCGGCCGTATAGAATCCGGCAAGCTCCTTCATGTCCTGCCTCATGGCGAAACCGGTGAAGAACACGCATACCGCAGGCTCGATGCAAACATATATCTTATGGAAAGTAGTCTTGTCATCATTCCAGAACAAGTACTTTGGCATCATAAATATCTTATGATCCACGTAATTCACTATAACACCTTTCTTGGCATCATTAGCCAAAGGATTAGGAGCCACGGTACCTTCCTTGTCCGAGAAAAACGTTATACGAACCTTATTGTATGATGACGAGTCGCCGATCGGATAATTATAGTTACCCATCATCTCTATATACATAATACCGTTATCAGGATCGGATAAACCACTTATGTATTTCTCGTAATCCAACTCCACCCATCTGGCGTATGAGGATACATGTGGATAGAACTTGAAATAAGTCAAGTTGCTTCTACCGAACCAATTGGTCTTGGCGTCAATATCATTCTGCATAGACACACGACCTTCCCAGTCAGTAGTTATACCGGTATTAAACTTAGAATTATCACCATCGCCAAAAAGACACATGGCGTTCTCGATACCAAACTGACTCTCATATTGGGGGAAATAAGCCTCCATCGTATCCATTAACTGATCAAGCATCGTCTCCGTATGCTTCTTTCCTTCCCATCCGGGATATTGATACAAATATGTGCACTTACCCAATGACCTACTCCCTTGGAATGTAGGAAGTTGAACATTGTTAATAGTAGGATTCACGTGAGGATCACCTACCGAACACCCATTAGTACATATACCCTCATCATATAACTGCCGGACATTAGACATATCCTGACACAAGACCAAGGCGGAGGAGTCTATATCAGACGGGAATTTATCCTCATCCTGACCATCCAACCATTCTTGAACCAGATCTATGATATTCTTACCTCCACTAGAGTAATTATCAAAATCACACAATACAGAAAACTTCCTTTGGGATTCGGCATTACTTTGTATTAATGTCGTAGGTTCGGTCTCCGTATAATCACTCTCCAGCTTATACGTAAAATCAATCCTAGAATCCACCAAAGAGTTTTTATCCAATATAGTCCTGGTCTCTATCCTCTCAATATCATCACATCCACTAGAGAAATCGGGAGCCTTTATACCGTCTTGATCCTCTGGCAATGATATAGCAGCGCATAACTCGTCAGTAACACCTACATTAGATTCTATGATATCACACAAGTTCTCTATATTATCAGCGATATAATCAATAGCATCATCTACCGTAACATCTTCCCCCATCGTGTTGATAACGAATTGGGTCTCTCCTACCGTGGCATATTCCTGCTCTACATATCTGAGTTGCTTAACATCTAGCTGATTCTTGCATTCTCCCCCAAAATCATCAAATCCCCAAGACGGGTCGTTTATGATCTTTGCCGTATTCTTAAACTGCCAAAGATAACGGCGGCTGTTCCCGGCGCACTGCGGGTTGTTCTCCAATACCGAAGCCGCTGATAGGTCTTCAGAGTTGCCGTCCTCATCAACGATAACCTCCATCTCCTCCCTTGTGGCCGGACGAGGGATAAGCGGGAATCTAGCTGTCCTGTATCCCGTATTGGTAAAGAATCTTATACCCAACGGATATACCTCGTCACGCATGAAAGAGGCGTATTTAGAGCAAGCCACACCGTCTTTATATAGATTCTCCGTGGCTATCGATGTCTGCCATTTAACGAAATGACCCAAAAAATTAACGACCGGTTGAAGATTCCATTCATTCTCCACGGTCAAGCCGTATTGAAGAAGACGATTCCCGACAGACGTCATGCCTCTGGCTGTCTTATATACCGGTATTTCCTTGGATAACTTCTCCATGGTCGTACGCTCGCTATACTGATCCGTAAGGTAATAGATGGTCCTTTCCGTTATCGGATGTATACCTTCTATGAAATACTCAAGAACCGGGCTTTGCTCACCATTAAACCCAACCGTGTTCTGTATAACACCTATCTTATAATGAGATACCTGCTTATCTATATTAGACACGGTAAGGCGGATACCCATGTTGGTTGACTTACCCCATAAACCATCGCGGATAACCATATCTTGACGATCGAATAACATGATTGGGTTGGTCAATGAGCAATATCCGGTCTTCTCAATCCCGAACTCATCGCACAACGCCACGCAGAACTGGTAGGTCCCGGCACGCAGGCTTCCCCCGAACTCCACGACCTCAGGCTCCACGCACGGGGCCGTCAGCAACGGGAACACCAGCAGCTTCTCGCAGGCCAGCCTACACCTCTCTATTGGCTTGTCATCCCCACATGTCTTATACCCATGGTAATGATACCAAAAGTCACCATCATCATCCGGATTAAGAGCCTTATCGACCATAACATATCGCTGGGGATTATATCCATCGGTCCAGTATATCACCTTCCCACATTTCTCATCCTTGATCTCTATATCGAAAATCGGGTGATGAATGGAGAAGTTAAGACAAGGGTCATCGGTCCCATCCTCTATCAACACCTCCATCAAATCACATATCTCATCGAAACGACCATCCGACTCCTCAAGTCTCTCGCCAAGGATACGATGAATATCTTTCCCTGATCCTGCTAATTGATCCTCTACGGTCTTGATATAATCCAATGACCTCATGAACGTGATCTTAGAGGTATTGTTATCAGGATTCACGAGAAAGAAATAAGTATTATCACCAGCTATATCATTCTTATACCCAATAACCTTATAGCCATCGAATCGCTTGCATAAAAGGGTGCTAGGCTCGTTCTGAATCTTAATCTGACTCCCATCGTCACCCTCTATGGTAGCGTTCAAGGCGAAACTGTACTCAGACGGGGATAGGTCCTGTGGATGCTTATCCCTGTTCATCCCGGAATCGGGAACCGCTATGTTAGAGTTATTTTGCACGATCTTATCTTTTTCGCAAATATAATAAATCCGCCAGATAATCACTTATGTGGCGGATTCTAACAAACCGTACGTATTATGCAAAACATTCAAATCGCACAAAAATAGAAAATCCTTCTGACTCTCACAAGCCAGAAGGAAAATCTAAACACTTTGCAACGTTTACCTCTAATGAAAATACAAAAACATAATAATTATAGATTTTTCCCCATGTAGCTTGATTGCTTATCGGCGTCCTCTACGGATATGTAGAAGAACCCGTTAGTCACGTATCTCTCATTGACATCCACAAAATCGGTAGATCCTTTGTCTATTCCTCTCTTCGATCCCTCGTCGCACACGGCCACCAGACTATTGAAATCATTGGAATAACCAACGACAACGCCATGTATGTCACGATTCCGAGGATCGAAAACATATCTCATCCTACATCTGTCATAAGCCAATTCCAGAGGACTTTTGTTTATCTTACCATCAAACCCTATACCTGTGGTCAAGGCGATAATACTTCTTGATATATCGCTCATAGTAGTATCTTTTACCGGCACCTTAGGCATAGAAACGCCTTCCATGACAAAATCCAATGCCTTATCTAAAAGCTCGTCGAAATCATCATCCCGAACATAATCCTTGAACACCTCCAATATATACAACCGGACATGGAGTTCGTTATTGACATCATTTAATGCGATCACGTTATTAAAATTTTAAATTTTATTCATTAAATTCACATTTGTATCACAAAACATTTAATCTAATAGGGTTAAACGCAAACCCACTATCGATTATCCTACTTACATAAGAATCACCGAATACTTTTCTACCAATCCCAATAGCCCCGTTGATGTCGGCGTTAATAAGCTTTCCCGTAGAGCTTTGGAATAACCCGCGTCTCTTTCTTTTACCTAAGTAAATATCATGTTTCTTGAGAGGTTCAAAAGCCAAATGGTCAACCTTTGAAGTGTAGGATTCCTCGTGGGTCTGGAAGTCAATTCCGATCATCTTACACTTGTAGCAAATCTTGTCAATGAGCTTGGAAAACGGAATTTCGACAAACCCTTGATTCATTTTTCTTCCAAGGTTTATGTTTTGCTTCCAACCCTTGTTCAGGCCGACAATAAGGTTGCCGATGTTGTTATCGATGCAAAAATTGACGATAAACCTACTAACCTTGTGTATTTTGTCATCAATCCAAAAGTTCCTGCGATTGTTGAGTTGTTTAAGCCTTGCAGAGGTTCCTTTATCTCCGATGTAAGACATCAATCTAGCTTTCTTTTTATTGTACCACTGATTAAAGGACTTGATAATCTTGCCGTTTACAATGAAAGGCTTGATACCTACATTGCTTATACATGTACATAAATTATTCAATCCCAAATCAATCGAAAGAACATTATTCTTATCAAGATTTAAATCCTGTTCCTTCTTCTCATAAATAACCTCAACCACATAGCATGTAGCTTGCGGGATGATTCTAACTTGGCATAATTTATTCCCTCCTATGTTTGTTTTGATTGGTGAAATTATACTCTTGACAAAATGGATGTAACCATCTTCTTTCAATCTGCAAGCAGAAGTCGTAAAGACTACCATATTCTGCTTCTTGCCTCGTTTGTACTTCGGCAATTTAGGTTTCGAATTGAACTTAGAGGGATTTTTTTCATATTCCTTCTTTAATTTCATCCAAGACTTTATTGCCGAAAATGCTTGAGCTACGACTTGCTGGGATACCGTCGACGGAAGATTTCTGAAATCATACTGGTTCTCTTTGCATAGTTTGGTAGAGAACTCATATTCCTTCAAATAATTACCATCAAATATCCCCTGTCTTACGTTGAAAAGAACATAATTGTACAACAAACCTGATTTAAGGCATATATCCTCAAACCGGTTGTCTTTTACGATATGTCTTTCAACTAGTCTCATTTAAATATCTTATGCCATAAATATAAACATTGTGTATAAAATAAATAATTTGTTCGACTATAATCTAGTTTTCGGCAAAGCTAGATTATTCCCACGCAATAAAAGATCAAACATGTCATAAGTAAAGGACTAAAAAACAAAAAAACTCCCCCATCCTCACGGACGAGAGAGCTGATAGATATTTGTATTATGAAAAAGAACAATCACTCACCTATTCTTACAATGCAGTCACGAGACTCCTTGTTGTAGATCATCGTGCCTACCTTAGAATACAAGGTCTTTATATTTTGCCAATTATCCTCACCATGGGCAGATACGTTGGTAGGGGCATCACCGGTATAAACCTCCTCGCCTCCGATATTGACAAAATCATATCCACGTTTCTCCATAGAACCACCCTTATATGCCGTGAATTTGATAGTGATATTACCTTTCTCACGACCACCATACCAGTTACCGTATATACTGCATCTGATCTCAAGAGGTAATTTATCATAATTATCACCATCCAACAACGGTTCCATCTGGATCAAAGCTGCCTCATTACCCGATTCCATGTTATCACCACCATGGATGAGATAATCACCTACCCGTTCCTGCGTGGTCTGGTACTGTTTACTCCAACCAACCAGCTTGCCGTCAACATCCGGGAGGCCGGTGTTATCGAAACCGGTAGCCGTGTCAAAGTCAATGCCGTCCTCGTCAGCCCAGATATACCTAAGCACTAGGTAGTCGAACTCCGGGATAATAACCACCGGGACCGACTCCTGCCTGCACACGAACGTCTTCTCCTCCTTGGTGCCTTCTTTTATAACCTTGTACGTAGCCTGACGTATCTCTCCAGTCTCATTGATATCAGCGGTAACCCTAACCTCAGCAGGACCGGTACCACTTGTCTTATCTAAATGTATCCAATCAGCCATATCATCGTATTTTGTTAAATAAGTTTAATATACTTATCAAAAGCGTTGGGCCACATACGCTCATGAGACAGCATCCTCCTCCTATTATCCTCAGCCAGCTCCCGATAATCATTCAAGGTAATCATCGACATCTTAAGCTCTTTCATGGCCCTAGCGAACTTACCCGGCTCCTGCTGGGCGTATAGTTTATAAGCATCACCAGCCCCTTGTATCAAACCGTTAACGGCGGCGTTCTCGAAGATCTTCATCTTGATATACGTCTCGACATAATCCTCAAGATAACCTAACGCCGTTTCAGGTATATACGGGAGACCGTCATCATCCTTGGGTGTAGCACGATATATGATGTAAATAAATCCATCAAACCCAGTATACATAGTATTGCCAGATATAGTTATATCATAATTATCCCAAGCATATTTATCCCGATACTTGTCGGCGGCGCAATCACGTCTCAACCCACGACCTATAGACAACCTTACGGGGTGATGGTAATGGAAGCGAACCTCGTGAGACCCGATATATAGCTTCTCCGTGATCGTCTTCTCAAACTCCTCCTTACAGCACTCGGTGCAGGAGTTCCAACGGAACCCACGCTCGGTGCGCTCGACCCAGCCGATCTCGTGTTGGAGGTCAGCCTTAGCCTTATCGCCCCCCGGAATCTCACAGACAAGAGGCTCACACCTATAGGCGTCAAGCATGTCGAAGAAATCGGAAGGTAATACCGCCTGTTTGTTGCTGGTCTTGACAATCGCCTCGGACATGACGGCTATAACACCCCCAAACCTTTTTAAAGCGATCTCAGCCCACCTATAAACAGACGAGGTATCTATAGCCCCGCTATCATCGTATTTATGTAAATCGGCCTTGATCTCGGCCAATAACCCTTTTATAGTCATATTAAGTCTTTTGCACAAAGATATGTATTTGAATCCGTGATACAAAAAAAATCCAGTCTACCCTCACGGGCTAACTGGATCACAAAAACTTCTACAGCTTATAAACCCATTTAACTCCAAATACCTTACTCTCCGATTCAACCTCCCGGTACAAGAACTTATACCTCCTACCTGATTCCATAGCCAATCTACACTCCTTATTCAACGCCGGAGAAATATAGAGATGGAAATACTTGTTCCGAGGCATAAAATCAATACACGTATGGACATAAGAATATCCACCAGTTCCACGTCTGTTAATAGTACCGGTAAGCTTATTTAGATATATCTTACGATTAGGATTGATCTTATGGCACAGATAACCGATGTTGTTTATATAAACCCCACCCTCATTATCCAGATACTTATCACGTATGACTTTCCAGATCAACGACTGGCACTCAAGGATATCATTCTTATCCACGATCGTATGCTTCCTCCTTTTCCCGTTCTTAGACATAATAGATCTATAGAATCGAAGAAAGTATTGATCAAGTATTTTAAATGACTTTGTTTTCATGTCGCAAATATAATAATTTCATCCTTATTCAAGAAATATTTGATAAGTTTTGGTGTGAGTGTGATGGTGATAAGGCCGCACTTACCGCCGCCGCACAGGCTTCAGCTAACGCACTAGCGCAGGAAAAAGCCAATGCGATGGAGTGCGATTGTCCCAAAATATGGAGCGCTAGTGTAACGACGTCTAGCGGAAGCGGGAAGACGATAAATTACACCATACAATATAATAATCCATGTGGATCGGAAAAGACGTTTAGGATGACTATAGGATACAAAAAAACGAATGGTCAATGGGAATATGAGGCAAGAATAGTCCCTATTCCTTCCGGATCAGGAACTTTCTCTGATTCTACAACAACCAACTACGGGATATCATCTGGAGCTTATGCTTATTATGAGGATGGTCAAGGGAGTGGATCTTGTTGACAATAAAAAAAAGGAGAGGCTTATATAGTCTCTCCTTTTTGTTACGATTAGATGAATCTAAGATCTTTCCTCCTAGTATGATTCAATATCCTACTAATATGTCTGGTACTTAATCCTGTTCTTTCCTTTATCTTATCATAGATATAACCTTTGGATACGTAAGCTGACATATCTCCTAGATCTTTTATAATCTTGTCATACATATCATGCACCTCATTATATCTTATGATTGAGCTATCCCTCATCCCTCTTTCACCTATACCATCAACTATGGCATCATTGAAACCGAAGAAATTAATTATTGATCTTATTATATCCATTATCACTGAATCTTTTGAGTTTTCTTGTTAATATCCATATCCGGATTCTCGTCCGTAGGAATCTGCAATTTGGTTATCGTCTCTCTTAACGTCTCTGAGACAACATATTCTAGTAGCTTGTCAGGACATACGAAATCATAATCCCATTGAGATGTACATGGCTCATCTTTTTCCGTTCCACATCCCCCTAGCTCTAACGCCGCTTTTCTGTCGAGAGTTATAAGATCAACATTTATAGCCTCTATGTTAATATCTGGTATATAGATATATCCATCATTGACATAATAATAGTATTGATCTATATTCCCGTATTTACGTTCCTTGTTGTTAGCGTATTTTCTTAACGATATGGAGGTAAATATAATATCATCCATGATATTTGATACTTTGATGATAGCCGGACCTATACGGGTATATATCATATCGGGCAATCTTTTCTTGGATCTCATAAGTATCCTGCATAGTTTAAACTCATCAAAACAACAATCAATTTTCCGAACCCTCTCCATCTCCATGCAATTGATATGAGTATACAGTGATTCCTCGCCGAACAAGGTTCCATCAGCATACTTCTGGGCTATATATGATCTTGCCTTTTGTCTTCCTATAGACAATATCCATCTCCTGCTGACATGGGCGTCCTTGCTTATGGAGTTCATGTCATTTATGATCCTAGATACAAATTCTGAATTTTTCATGAGCCTATGTTAAGGAGGGGACGCCCCCTCCAATTATTATTTTTTCTTCTTGACCTTACCCCCGCATTTCATTTGAGGTTTCTTTTTCTCGGAGGTCTTGCCTCCTTTATCCATTTTCTTTTTCTTAATACATGCCATAGCGTTATGTTTTAATATTAATGTTACAATATTAATGATTTTAGTCGATAAACAAATAAAGCGTATCAAGGAAGATATAGATCCTACTTACCGCCGCGGCACAGGCATCCGCTAACGCACTCGCACAGGAAAAAGCCAACGCTAAAGAGTGTGATTGCCCGCCAGTGGAATGCAATATGAGTGTATGGGTAACCATAGATGAGACGTATTCCTCCCCTCCAGGAGCCAAGTTTACCCTTCATTGGAGCGGTGGTGACGCTTGCTCTGGGTTTAGTCAAGGAGGAACCGTTAGGTTATACTGTTCTAATGTATCTGACAACTATTCTGCGCATACTACCATATCGGGTAAGTCGGGAAGTTGGTCTAGTACCGGTTTCTTTAGCTCAGGATGTGACCCCAGTAATATATCAGGATCTTGGGATCCAGATTGATAAACAAAAAAAAGGAGAGGCTTATTTCAGCCCCTCCTTTTTATTATATATCAGACTCTTAACATTGACCACCAGCTCTTCCGCTTATATTGATAGAACTACATGGATAACCACGATCAAAAGATATCGTAGCCTTTTTAGTGCCTGATCCAGTAGGTATAGTTACTGTCGTACTTCCGATAGTAGTTCCTGAACTTGAAGCTGTTACTGTCAAGCTCTTCTGCGTAGTACATTCGTTACTATACTCAATCTCAACCTCGACCCTTAGCGCAGAAGTACCCGAAGGAGCGCCGCTGCAGGGATTGCCATCGACATAAGCATTAGCTGACCAGTTTTTAGTTGGCGGGCAATCACACTCTTTAGCGTTGGCTTTTTCCTGTGCGAGTGCGTTAGCGGATGCCTGTGCCGCGGCGGTAAGTGCGGCCTTGTCTCCATCACACTCACACCAAGCTCCATTATTACCTCCCGCTACCCAATAAGCGGAAGCCGTTGGAGCCGTACAACCTGCTGGACAACCTTGCTTGGTAGCAGTAGCCGATACATAGTCATTACATACCATTTGAGGACATACTCTAGCATTCACGATAATCTGATAACCAGCCTTAGCTTCAGAATAAGCATCATAAGCGGCACTAGAGGCAGCCTGCGTCGTACTCTTGCAATAATCCCCGGCGGAAACGACCTTGACAGGGCTGTCAGGAACGCATATGTCACCACAACTGCCCGTGCATCCCTTACATACCTCACCGGCGTATATCGTATAGTCATACTGGTTACAGCAATGTTCGCCACCATTCTGCCAATATCCTGTAGGATCACACTCGCTAGAATAATGCTCCTCGCTATTACCATTATTACACCTGCTATTATCCATATGGTATGTATTATCACATCCGCATCCACAAGATCTTGAATCGGACTCAACCAACTCATCTTGATCTGAGGCTGAAGAACAAGGATTGGTCTGATTCCTACTCCTACGATAATCGCATCCACTACAATAATAATTCCAATCATCATAAGATGGGGTATCATCGTCATCGGCACAATCACCATTCTTGTTAGCGTAAGCCTGAGCGGCGGTCTTAGTCGCCGTATCATTCTTGAAAGCGTTTTGAACCTTGCTGTCGGCATCCGCCTGAGATACGGTAGATGTCAACGCTGACAATCCTAAGGCACTATAAGGAACGGATAGAGCGACACCATGTTTACATGTACCACAATTATCCTTATAGAACGTAGCGCTTCCAGTACCGGTCCACACACAAGTGCCATGCTGGTTAGCGTAATCCTGTCCTCTCTGGTCTAGGATCTGCTCTGCCTTGCTCCTTGCATCAGCCAAAGAAACCTTGCTGGTGATAGGCGTACCGCCGTTGGCTTGCGTAGAGGTCACCGTTATTCTCTGACCAACCCCACCATCGGCGCAATTGTTCTTATAGAAGTCACGGCTTGCCACGTAAGTCCAAGTACATCCACCGTTCTTATTGGCGTAGTTCTGTCCATCGGCTCCACGAACAGCATTCTCGGCCTTCTTATTAGCGTCAGCCAAAGATATGTTGGAGGTATACGGATGTCCCGGCAGCCTGTCGCTACTTACGGATACCATGTCGCCTACGCCGCCATCAGCGCAATTGTTCTTCTGAACCTGACCGGTATAGCTTCCTGTCCAAGTACAAGTGCCCTTCGAGTTGGCCACGGCCTGACCCTGAGAGTTCACGGCGGCCAATGCCTTGGCGTTAGCGTCAGCTTGGGATACACATGACTTAAACTTACCATCAGAGCTAGGACTTGGATCCGTAACATCATTCTGAGTTACGGTAACAGAGCTTCCAACTCCACCATCCGCACATTGACGGGTAAAGGCCTTGGATGCCGTACCAAACCAGAAACATGTATTATTACCACCAGCTATATACCGCTCTTGATTATCAGGATCAGTATAACAGGTATTGGTGTTACGTTGATGTAACTGAGAGATACAGTCCTTACATACAGTCTCTATAGTCTCCCATACCGGTTGCTCGGTCTTCGTATGGCACGTATCATCGTAGTTCTTGTTGACGAACGCCTGACCCATTCTGTCGATATAGGCCTTAGCCAAAGCGTCTGCCTCTTCCTGAGAACGGGTTGAGGTGAAGAACTGACCCATAAGATCCGGGGTTACGGTAATAGGATCAGCGTACTGACAAGTAGGACATTTAGGAGTGAACTCCTTGCTATAATTACCTACATATATCTTCAGCTCATCACAAGTACCACGATCATTGGCTATAGCCTGACCTTGCGCCTTGACAGCGGCCTTGGCAAGCTCATCGGCGGCGAACTGGCTCTCATAAGAATAGAACGGACCACCAGTGACATCAGCCTCCGTAACGTTAACAGATGAAGGTATCAATCCGGATGGACAATTATTCTTCTCGAACACCTCACTATAATGACCGGTGTACTTAGGAGCCTCATGGCAAGTACCACGCTCATCGGCAACCCTCTGTCCTTGATTCATGACAGCGGCCATAGCCACCAAGTTAGCCTCATCCTGCGATACGCAAGACTGGAACGGATGACCTTCCACCATATCTTGTGTCACGGTGAACGGATCTCCTATCTGATTAGCTCCACAATTGCTCTTAGTGAACTCGAAGCTAGCCCTACCGGTATACATAGTAGCGTTAGAGCAAGTACCCTTGGTGTTAGCCAAAGCCTGCCCTTGAGCCTGTACGGCGGTCATAGCCATAGCGTCAGCGGCGGTCTGGGAGTCGTTAGACTGGAATGGGTGTCCTTCTACCATATCTTGGGTGATTGTCACCTTAGATCCGATCTTACACTCACCACAGTTGTTTCTCGTGAACTCCAAGGAAGCACGGCCGGTGTACGTACAAAGGGCGTGGATATTGGCAAGAGCCTGTCCTTGGGCGTCAACGGCGGCCTTGGCCTTGTTGTTGGCATCCTCCTGTGATACGGTAGACGTGAACGGATAACCGTCAACCATCCTATCATTTACCGTATAAGTACCACCAGTGCCAGTACCACAATTGTTACGGGTAAACGTACGTGTATAAGTACCGGTATATACAGGCACCTTCTCGCACTTACCTTTCACGTTAGCCACATCCTGACCTTGAGCCTCGACGGCGGCCTTAGCCTTATTGTTGGCGTCTTCCTGAGATACGGTAGACCTGAAATCTCCTGTTACCATAGTCTCATCCACGACAACCTTAGTACCGTATTGAGTCTCATCACAGTTGTTACGAGTGAATTCCTTACTATACTCACCGTAGTAGATCGTCTTCTCCTTACACTCACCCTCTAGGTTGGCTTGTTGCTGGGCGTTAGCCTCAAGATCGGCCTTAGCCTTATTGTCAGCGTCCTCCTGCGAGATAATAGAGAAGTACTTACCGGCGGCCACGACATAAGTATAAGGCTGACCGATATGGAACTCATCGCAATTGTTTCTCGTGACTGTCTTCTCCATCCTTACGTTATAGTAGACGTTAGTCTGACAGTCGCCACGCTCGTTGGTGATAGCCTGACCTTGCGCCTCGACAGCGTCCTGCGCCAGCTTGTTGGCGGCATCCTGCGATACCGTAGAAGTAAACGGATATCCAGAACACATCTTCTCGTCAACGGTGAAGTCAACAGGAGTAGAACCCTCAGGGCAGTTGGTTCTCTGGAATACCTTGGAGTACGATCCGGTAAATACCGGTATCTTCTCACAGTTACCCTTGATATTCGCTATATCCTGACCTTGAGCCTCGACAGCAGCCCTTGCTAGGCTATTAGCGTCTTCCTGAGATACGATGGATCTGAAGTCCCCTGTAACCATCGTCTCGTCAACAACCACATCCGTACCATATTGCGTGGAGTCGCAGTTGTTACGGGTAAAGGTCTTGCTAAACTTACCATAATAGATATTCTCCTTAGGCTTACACTCACCCTCCAAATTGGCTTGTTGTTGACCGTTCTTCTCAATATCCTCAATAGCCTTCCTATCGGCGTCCTCCTGAGAGATGGAAGATACGTACTTTCCCTCAGGAATGATATAAACATATTCCTGACCGTCACTGAACTTATCGCAATTATTACGTATAAACGTCTTTCTCTGCTCCTCGTTATACCAGATATCAGTTATACACTCACCATGCTCGTTGGCGTATTTCTGACCGTTCAGGGCTATATCCTCCATAGCCTTGGCGTCTGCGTCCTCCTGCGAGATAAACGACTTGTAAGTCCTTTCCTCGACCGTATACAACACCACCGATCCATGCTGGTTGGCCAGACAGTCGTCCTTGGTGAACGGCTGAACCATCTTGATATTATAATAAACGGGCTTGGCGTCCTGAGCTATCATATACTCCTTGACAATATTACCGTCCTTTGACGTTATACGGAACTTAGCCGTACAGATCTGACCGGTATAATTAGCCTTGTATACGATATTAAGCTTATTATCGCCTACCCCATGGCTCTTGTCGTTAATGGCAAAGCAATTACCCTCGACACAATTCTTATCTATTTCCCTTGCCATATTATCCTTCAGTTATTCTCCATGAAACATCATCTCCGGCCTCTACCCTCACGATTTGGGTATCACCATCCTTATTAAGCGTCAACCTTTGCGGATCCACGTTGAAGGGTGGTTCCGGCTCCGGCTCACTACCATCACCGCAAGTGCAACATACTAGCTCGATATCATACTCGGTATTGGACTTGATATCGATGACAACCTGACCGTTCTCGCTAGTCACGTTATCGAAGTCATGATCAAGTATGATATAAGGTATATCATTAGGCTGTTGATTGATATTAACAACCTTACCGTTCAAGACAAACATCTCATGATGCTGTTCGTTATCCATATTCTTAGGCATAGCTATGACAAAGCTAGCCTCATACAAATCAGTGGCTCCGGGATCCTCAGGATCGGCATACACTATATATCTGCTATCCTCTTCCGGAACCTTCATGGATAAGCCATTCACGTTCATGGAGACTATATAAGACTTGCTCACCGAGCCACCAAGGGTAAGACAGGAGGCCTTGACCGAGGCGGAGTTAAGCTTGGCGTTGATGACCGCCGTCCCGCCCTCCATATCGAACATGATGCTGGTAGGATCCACGCTTACCCGCTCCATGCCCTTCTGGGTTATAGTAGCGAGCTTCGTAACCTTGCCTTTCTCGACCGCCACGTAAGTCTCCCTAGGCAACCTACCCATCCATCCCGGCTCTACCTTAATAGCCACCTTGTCGGGGCCGGTACCGGAAATCTTGTCGTAGGACACCCATGAGGAGCCTTGCTCGATCTTGGCAAGAATATCTTTTAAATTACTAGCCATATCAATCCGCTTGCGTTATAGTCCATTTATCACTCTTGCCGACAATAATCTCAAGGATCTTCTCTCCGCCCTCAGGAGGATACTCGAAGTTAGTAGGCTTAATCTCAAATACGCTGGCGCCTCCACAACCAAGATCACAGATCATATCCGGCAACCATCCCTCCTCAAAAAAACGCTCTATAAGCTCCCTTACGGCCTCTGATAAAGAATCAAGCTCTAACCTATCTACCGGGATAGATCCTTTCTTGAGGGTCTCACCACATACCCAACCGTCACACTCAGAAGCCAAGACCGTATCGTACACTCTCTTAGCCATAGCACGAAGTATTTAAAATATTACTATTCAATGTAGTATATACGATATTAACATCAGCGAACTCATCACCCATGCAATATTTCTTCTTAAACTTAACGGATCTACCAGAAACGACATACCCGTCATTAGGGACGATAGTACCACAATAGGTAACGCTGAGCACATTCAATGGCTCGTATCTTAATCTGACAGCCTGAACACCCTTGAACGAGTCACGCTGGATGGACGCCGTGGCGCCAGATACGGCAACCAGCTTCCTTACCAGAGACTCGATTACGCTATTCATGCCATCACCGTTCCTGATGTCTGCCTCAGGGAACGACTGACCGTCATATATGATCTGGGAGCTGTAGATACTACACTCATTCCCCGGTCTATATTCCGGTTTACATGGATTACAATTTTTCATATTATCAAATTAATTTATTGATCATTCTTCTCAACTCGGATATCTCGGCATCCCTATCCCGTATAGCCTTTATCATAGCGTTAAGGGTATCGGACATATCGCAATTAGGGGATAATCCCAATGATTCCACACGTACCTTATCACCTGGATAAATACAATCGGTACTCATGTACGTAGAGCACGGTACTTTCGTATCGTCTACAGTAGGTCTGTATTGTTTTTTGTTGCAACCATTCATTACCACGTCTCCTCTTCCGTATCGTTATCCCCGCCGCTACCACCGGCGTTGACAAGCTCGTTTATAATCTTCTTCAAATCCAGAACCTCACGATGGTATAAATCTATCTGCTTATCCCTAGACGCTATAATACGCCTCAATGAGTCTATAACGACAGAAATGTCATTACCTTTCTCTATACCATCCGCTACCAACTCATCGCCTGAGTATAAGACACATTTATCATACAAGGTTATAGGACATCCATAACCAACACAAGGTTCGTCCTGACAATCCCGATCGCAAGGATCACAAGGATCGTTAGGGCATTTGTTAAGAAACCTATCTATCTTAACGCCATGACAACACTCCTCGGGACGCTCCCGTGAATGATCATGGCAACAACCACCTGAATTACACATATGAATAATATTAATGTTTTTAGCAAAGATACTTATTTGGTTTAATAATAAGACAACAAGGCGCATGAAACAATAGGAGGTAGAGACCATAAGCCCCTACCTCCAAACACTAATCTATAAATTATGGAAAAACAAAAAAAAGGCATTATCACCAATAACACTGATCTTCTTGATCGATATTCTCAATCCATTTCTCGCACTCAAGATTAAGATCAGCGTACTCCTGTCCCTCTACCATCAAGACCTCACGAGCCTTGGCGTTGGCATCCTCAACCGATATCCAAGACCTAAACCTGTTGGCTTTGATAGAATAATATACCTTACCGGACTTATATCCGAACGGACATATCTTCTCGAACCAATCACCGATCTTCGTATTATAGAATACAGGAGAGCAACTACCCTCGGCGTTAGCCTTCTCCTGACCTTCTTTCATGAACTTCCTATAAGCTAACGTATCGGCATCAACCTGAGATATATCAGATATGACAGCTCCGGATGGTAACTCATATACAACGCCTTCCTTGCCTGATAAGCCAGCCTCGCAATCATTCTTATAAAATAAGCCACGAAGAGGCTGTGAGGCCCAGTCCTTACAGCATGTCCCAACGGCGTTGGCCTCCCCTTGCCCGATCCGCCCAAGCTCCACCCTAGCCTTATCATTGGCATCTTTCTTGGATACGTAAGAGACAAACCTACCTTTCTCTACACATACCTGTTCCTTAGATCCCTTACCGCTTACGCAATTGTTCTTAATAAACTCATCGCATACCTGATCATTATACCATACGGACGGTATTATGTCGGCATATGTGTTGGCGTAGTCCTGACCATTGGCGTTGATATCATCCTCAGCCTTGCTGTCAGCTTCCTCCTGCGTATCGCCAAAATAGACGTTGGCCGGGACACGGTAGTCAATAGAGCCACCCACATACCCGGCAGGCAGGTTGTTTCTGGTGAACGTCCGTACTATTTCTTTATTACTGTATATCATTACGATTCACTTTGTCACAAAGATACGATTAAAATTCAAATCACAAAGGAAGAGCCTTTTTGCTTCTCAAAACCTTATACAGATAATCCCTTAACTGTTCCTCGGTAACTATATATCCAAATTCAATCATCTTAGCTATATCAATCTCCAGCTCCATCAACTCTTTAGCCTTAGCCTCCTCTCCAACAGAATTTCTTATCATAGTCTCATGAAGCCCATAGACAATAATATTTACGGATCTAGCCAAATCTTGTATTTTATCCCTTAGTCTTGAAGGTTCAATTATTTTAGACAAAGCGGAAGACATCCTCTTATAGGCATCACCAGCTTTATCCCTGTAATCTATAAGTTGATCATGCACAAATCTCAATACCTGAACTTCGAATCTAGGATTTATCCACATGGCAAATTTTATAAACAACAGAGGATGCATCCATACCTTATCAGGAGTCTTACCATGCTTAGTCGTCTTACCTTTCACTTTTATAACTAATTGATTATCACCAATGTCGATTTTTCTCCTATGGCTTTCATCCTCAGATAAAGCACTAACAAATTCCTTAGTTCTACTACTATTCATAAAATCATCAAGCCGTCTTCTCGTGTTCTCAGGATTATCATTCCATTGCTTAAGTAAACTATTGGCATCAAAATAACCATCACTAGTTCTTTGAAAAACGTTAAAATCACCCATCTTTCTTGTTAAAACATTTACTGTCTTCATTTTTTTAATCTAATTTTGAAGTTAATAATTAATTACTTTATGTCCGCTCCCTCGTGAGAGTCGGCGGACATACAAAAATAGCCAATTGGTGTGACAAACACAATCCAATTGGCTATTTTTAATATCCTAAAATCAGGACATTAATTACCCATTGCAAATCTTATCTTCAATAGCGTAAAGGATTTTCGATACGGTCTTATCGCCATTTATCTTAACACAAGACTCGCCGAGATCCCGGACATCTATAGCCTCCCTGATACGGGTAAGCTCTTCATATATCTCCTCTATCACATCAGAGATCATAACACATTCATCAGAGTCCTTATGCTTTGACCACTCCGGAAGATCACCCTCATAAGGTACGCAAGTGGACGGGGTTATATGTGAACAATTATACTTTCTCATGCCAACAATTTGTTAATACGTTCCTTTAACAATCTTACCTCATCCGGGCATAACCCGCAATCATTATCGCATAATGACCTTTGTAGACGAATTATCTTGCCCCAATAAGATACATCAGGCTTATTCCCGATCCTGTACCTATGATACCTCATGTATCCACTCCATTGACAAGACAGCCATTCGTCTACGACCTTACATAGATCTATTCTATCAAGGTTTGATATGCTCTGCGCGCCCATCGAGAATCTCCTTTCTCATTTCCTGTACCTCCTCGTCAGGCGGGCATCCATACGGCAGGTTCTTGATCCACTCACGGATCTTTTTCTGCATATTAAGATAAGATACGCCAACGCCATCACCCTTGGTACGAACTTGCTTATATATACTAACCACGTCACGCTCCATGGTCTGCAACGGATCTTGCATAACCATACATCCAGCGGTGCTTCTAGAAGCATATTCCCTATCGCTAACAACGGTAGAAGAAGGACGATTCATCATACTTCTCTCAATCCTTTCTCTCTCGGCCCTTAACGCCTTTTCCTTACAAGTATTACAACCCATAGCTATATTTTTTATTTAACAATCCACGCAATTGGTAGCCATCTCAAGAAGCTCTCCGACACGGTTAATAATCTCATGAGCGGCCTCTATATTGTCCAACCTAACGTTAGCCTCCGCTACGACCATAAGTGTCTCCATCTCCTGTATCTTATTTATAAGATCCTTATCCTTGTCCTCGCATAGGATATCAGTCTTAATCCATAGCCGATCAAGACGCCTGCGTATAAGATCCGTCTTAAGATACTTGCGACTAAAATTGTAAGTGGAAGGGCTACCTATGATCTTGATATCATATATACCGTCTGGGAGGTCAAGGTATTTGACATTACAATCATCGTAATTAAAGCAATTGAGACCTAGTGTTAAACTGGTAAAGGTATTGACCTGATTCTTGCCAAGAAACAACGTAACGGGGTCGGACATGCCCGGCGTAGTGATCTCGATGATCGCCTTCCTATCCTCCAGCAGCCCCCACTCGGACTCATCTAATACCTGAAGCACCTTGGGATCACGTGTCTCTAGCACCTGAAACGACAGCCTAATATCATTCATATTAACCTTCTTATCGTACCGGCACAAGCTATCGTCATAACGGGCTTGCATATCAAGATCCGGGATATCGGTATAATATGTCTTGACCTCATGACCGTTGATAAACACCGATGTTATCTGGCAAACATGAGACCTAGCGACATCGAAAAACACCATCCTTACATTACCCTCATAATCAACTCCTGATGTCGGGTATGTCAATATCTGGGTATTATACTCACCATCGTTACGCCTAGCCACGACAGTAATAACGATAGGTTTTTCTATATCGTAATCATCCATGATAATCCTAGCGGCGAACTTATCATGAATTATCTTCGGTATGATATTGATCTGATTCATTCGTATTTCTTTTTCACAAAGATAACTATAAAGACGAATCTTGAAAAATAGATCCGAAAATAATGATGGACGAATATGTTATCAAAAAAAAATGGATATATTCGCGTCATGGTCGGTTGGATGAGTGGTTTAGTCGGTGGTCTGCAAAACCATATACCTCGGTTCGAATCCGGGACTGACCTCTATGCTATTTGCATATCCTTTAAAAACTAATTAGAGAAGGGGCGGTGAGAGATCATAGCCCTTTTTTTATGATATATAATTACAAAATCTTTGTCTTCTTCAATATATACACCAATACCAACAATATCATCAAGATACCAGCTACTATCCACACTATAGGCCATCTTGATTCCTTCCTATCATCTACGTCCTTAGATTTGATATTTGTCTTATTATCCAGATCCTTTATATCATTCCTTGTCTTATTAACTCCAAGGGAATCGGCTGTCACCGTGCTGTCCCGCCGGCCAATGACAATATGGGCATCTGTCTGCGAGGACACCGGCCGTTCCCCCGTGGCAGGATCAACATCCTTGCCCGTATCGAATTTCCTCTCAGTTATAACGATATCAGCATTAAGATCAGATGTCTTGATCTCTACGATCCTCCGATCCATGGCCTCATCTATCATCGTCTCTATCCTGCTTATTAGCCGGCTATCAATAGACGTGTCGCTAACCTGCCTCCTACTTCCGCAAGAGGACAGGAACAGCGACAGACCTAAACAAAAAACAGCCCTAAGACTTATCCTTAACCTCATCATCCGCAATTTTCTTTATATCGTCAAACGTCTCATCAGGTATGTTTTTAGAGAAGCCAAACATCTTGAATACGTTTATCCTATTGAATACAGCCTTGAACACCTTAACCAGATAAGCGTCAGCAAAAGCATCCCCTATCGTATTCAGGAAAAGCATAACATATCCAACAAGAGCTATATACACCCCATATTTGGTAATGGTAAGTATCATGCTAGCCTCCTCCTCGATCGGGTATAACGTCTTATATATAACACATAATGTCATTACTATAAAACAGGACAAAGCGAACTCCTTAAGAATATCAGTAAACCTGACCTCCCTAAACCATCTCTTAAAACTAAACCTTCTTCTACGACTCCGTCGGAGCTTCCAGCCCCTTATGCTTTGCGCTAACCTAGCTAAAAAATTAGCTATTAATACTATAAGTAATACAATTAATAAATGGTGTACCGGCTGGAAATAAGCCCAACAAGAGGCACCATACGCAAGCGCAATATTCCACAAAGCCCCTACTCGCTCTATCATGTCTTTGTCTTTCATTTTATACCCTACTCGCAAAGTTAACTACTATACCATTAAGTACCTAAAACACCACGGCGTGTATACCGTTCCTAGTATCAAGGCTATCAAAATGCAACCAACCCACCTTCCCTTCAAGCCGGAAATGATATGGTAACATATCTTGATGATCCAAGATCAAGCCTCTAGCCTGTTCCGCCGTCATCGACTTGATATCAAAATCACCAGCCTTACCCAACACATGAGCGGATAGATAAACATCTTTCTTATCCTTAACTATCTGACAGATGTTGCATCTAAGACCACGTTGGGAAAACTGCCCTTGCTTATCCCAGTTATTACAATACATAGGCTGTTTGATTATATCCCTCCGTAATATAAGAAGATTATGGAGAAACGCTGTATCAAGAAACTGCCACGATCTGTCCTTCCACTTATTATATGTATGAGGACATACTAATTCCACTATATCAAAATACGAACCTAGTTCTTTTATAATACTATTTCTATCCATATTATCCGTTTTTTAAATAATGCAAAATAATAATACCACGATAACCTGATCCTCCTCGACCGCTCGTAGCCCCACTATTAGAAGCTTTAGAGGCTCCTCCACCACCACCACCATAATAAGTGGCATTACCTCCATTTTCGCCATTAATAGTAACACCCTCAGTATCCTCAGCTCCAGCCCCATCACCTCCTCCGTGATTGCCACCTTTACCTCCGGATAAAAAGCCTTTATCCCATCCTCTTGTATAAGCTCCCGATCCACCACCAGCGCCCATAGGATAAGGGTATCGGTCAGGATATTTGTTATTAAAAACATATGATCCATCTTGCCCTGGATTTCCCGGGGAAGGATCATTACCATCCCCTTCAACTCCATATCCGCCTCTTCCACCTTTACCGGCAATAGCCTGATATATACCGAATATACTATCACCACCTATATCTCCTACAACCACCCTATATGTAACACCTGGATTTACGGATATAGTCCCAGTCAGTACACCACCTCCGTTACCTCCACTCCCGGCATTATATATATCGGAATATTCTCCATTAAGACCTCCGGCGACCAACGCGAACTCAACCTCATAGACCCCATCAGGAACCGTCCAATATCCATTATCCTGAGGAGATAATTCCTCGAATACCTCTATTACCTTCCTTTTGGGTAACATCCTTCTTCTCATCATAAGGCAAATAGGATTTTACCCCCCCCCCAATTTAGTTTTAAAATATTGATATTCATAATATTATTCTGGTTTAATCGTCCATCTCTGGGCGTAGTTATTTTTTAGCACATATATCTTCTCCATAGGTGTAGCGGGAGACCCGTTGGACGAGCCTTTCACGAATCCCTCTGGGACCTGCTCCGTGCCGGAAGGACGCTGATTCTCGTCAGGATATTGACTACCATACATAGAAACCGCAAGTCCATAAAACTGATTTCTTTCCCCATCTTTGGCCACGGATGCCATGGTAATCTGATCCCATCCTATAACAAGGTCGTAGAAGGAGTTTACGAAATCATCTGATCTTTTTTGGCTATGAGTGGAATAATCCATCACAAACCATGTAATAGACCTCATCTCATAAATATAATCTGGCAGCTTATCCACTCTAATACTATTACTATGATAGACGGAAAAACCTGTAAGATGATCCAATCCTCTACCCGACATATTATCATCATTCCAACCCGTCCTCCTTTCTCCACTTACCCAGTCATTTAAAAAATCAAAATTAGTAATGTTAGGATTTATCTTATCTACCTCGAAAAAAGGGAGGGTATTTATATCAAAATAATTCCACATATCAGAAGGGCCAGGATGTATTCTCAACGAAGTTAATTTAGGAAGATCATTAAACTCCTTTATATACCTATCCAAATAACATGAAGACAATTCAAGGGTTTGAAGATTTTTCATATTCTTTATATTCCTTATCCCGCTATATTCTATATCCCTAAGATCAAGCATATTAAGCATATTTAAATAATATACCTCTGTCTTACTGGTTATAGCCTCAGGAATTACGGTCATTCTTTGCCCTATATTTTGAAGATCGATATAAATTAACTTTTTGGATCTTGACAACTTGTCTACAGGTATACCGTCATTAACATACAGCGTATGGGATACGATCAAAAACTCAAGTCCTGGTATATCCACAATCGGGAAAGATGTCATCTTGCAAACTTGGATATTGGCATAATAAATATCACAAGTAAAATCTATCGACACAGCCCGTTGTACGTCCCTCCTCCCATCAGCGTAAGCATGATTATCTATAGGTACGTATTGCGATCCATCCTCCTTCCTGAACCACCACGTAGTATTGGGATTTTTCTTATGTTGTATCGCTAAAGAACGGAATATAATACGATAATTATCCTCCCCTTGAACCTTGGTCATAGGAAACTGCTCCTTTATTCCATCCCCCCAATCCACATTAGCCATACCGGGCTTTCTGGATCTAAACTCGACAAACGTATTATAAGAATTACCAACGACAGGATCAGGTACATAATTATAATCATCGGTATAATAATTTCTAAGTGCCCTATCCCATGTGGTGAACCACACGAACTTGTTGGATGATGCCTCGTATTTATATAATGTCTTAGCCATGTCTATATTTTCATTTAAATTAGTCAATTTGTTTCTTTTTGTATCATAAAACGTTTACATCTTAATAATTTCAACTTTTTGTACGTAATATCCCGTTGATTACCACCGTCAATATCACGGATATTGAAACTACCCGATTTGCGTCTTCCAAATATGAAGTAATAATTGCCTTCAAACATAACCCTGTCAAACAAACGAAAACCAAAAACCTCAAAAGAAGATTGATTCGGCTTTTTAACCCCTCCTTTTAAAACCTTTTGTTTGTGGATTTGACGATTATGTCTTCTAATCAACCTTACCTTGTAATGATATTCTAACATTAAAGCATTGAAATTCTTAGAAATAACGAAAGCATCAGAGATATGGGATTTTTCAATTCCATATTTAATCCGATTGTATTTCGTGATATAACCGAACGTCATCGAAACGTTGTCATATCTGGATCTCAGCTCCTCGTACAACTTCCATTTCATGATACCCATGACGGCTGCGTCACGAAGTGACTTGCCTCTGCTTACTTTCAATTTGATATTTCCTTTATGAAATTCCTTATGACAAGTCTCACACAAAGTAATCAAATTTGAAGGTGAATCTCCTCCTGTCTTCCTTGACTCAATATGATGGATATTAAGAATAGGATCTTTTGACTTACCCTTACAATACTGGCATTTATGCCCGTCTCTTGCAAGGATATATTCCCTTATATTCCAAAATCCTAATTGCTCACCTTCCTGATACTCCTTACCCGATATCTCTGGATTCTTGATCTTTTGAGTATCAAATTGAGCAACCTCAATAATCAGTTTTGAGACAGGTAGTATAGAATATACAAAACCGATAATTCTAATATGAGAATCAATCTTCTGCCGGATTGATGGAGCTATCCATTTATCCTTCTTATATTTTACTCTATTATTGAATCTTGGCTTCCTATATCTCAATCTATACCTTCTAGCCCTCCTTAACTCTCTTCTTGTTGATAGAAGATCAACAACATCACTTCTCAGAATAACCTCACTTGCGTAAAGTTCCTTGCTTTTCGTTGTTGCTGACAAACCAACGTGTTTTGTACCTGCGTCAACGCCTAACGTAATCTCTTGCTTGTAACCGGTTGTATCATACAAAAGCCTGATCGTAAAAGGGCAAAGATTCACTACGGTTGCTTTCTTTGATTTAAGCAACCTTCTTACCTTCCCATGCCTTGTCGTAGGCATCATCGGTTTACCATCTATGTCTTGTACATACACCATTTTACAAACTAATTCAATGTTTATTCAACATAAGTCA